CTATTTCTCCCCCACTCTATACACGACTACTTTCTCCCGTCTGCTTTCACCATCGGATATGTCACTGCAATCAATTTCTTCAACAAAGGTTACATTATATTCCTGTGACAGACACATAAGATACTCATCTGACGGATAATAACACATAACAAGCATTTCTCTTTGATTTTCATAATAACTGTCTATAATATTCGCCAGAACACTCTTAAATATTTCAACTGAAAATGGATTGAAAAAGAAAAATCTGTCCACGTTATCCGGAATTTTAAAGCCTACTGCATCAACACATAAAAACTTCACTTTATTCCCCGAAACTGCGTCAGTTTTATTTGCTAACGCCCGGTTGTAAATCCGTTCATCATATTCTATCCCAATAGAATGACATTTTGTCTGATATGCCATAAAAATGCTTACCCTGCCTTTTCCACAGCCATAATCTAACAGGGTATTATTTTTACCTATTATCCCGGTATTCGCTAGTCTTTCTAACACTTCATAGGATGTCGGCTCATATGGATACCTGAACGTATCCGACCTGGTGTCATCACGTCCGGTTGTTTTTATTCTTAAAAGTTTTTCCCATTCTTTTTCTTTCATTATTAATATTCTCCAAAAAATCTTTTCCGAGTTGTGTTTATCCTGCTAATACTAATAGTATATCCATTGATTTCATAACAAAAGTAACTCAAAAGCCGCACCCCCGTCGATAGCGGGAATGCGGTTTTTCTAAAGCTTCTCAGCCTGTATATTTTATTCTTTTCAAAATCCCAGATTACATTCTATCATGGAATGTAATATCATATCTCTAAACCCGCATAAACACTTGGTTTATCAGCTATCTTTTTGTTTACTACACCACTTTTACACCATTTGGAGTATTAGTGTTTAAAATTCCTTTTTGTTCAAACACATTCATTGCTGAATATAATTCGTCATCTGTGACATGACAATAAGTATTCATTGTTGTCCTTATATCAGCATGTCCAAGAATTCTTTGAAGTGTTTTTACATTCATACCATTCTCTAAACAACGAGTTGCAAATGTATGTCTTAAAGTATGTGGTGTTATAGGTTCAAAATCAATTCCCTTAGCCTTAATTCTTTCTTCTATTCTTCTTATTGAAACAGTTGTATTTCTAGTACAGATAGGGGTGTTTCTTTTTGTGACGTATACCAAATTTTCATACCCAACTGTCGCAACACATCTATCATTAACTTTTTCCCATCTGATTTTTTGTTCACTTAATAATTCTTCAGCTTTCTTGGTCATAGGAATTTTTCTTATTCCATTTTCAGTTTTAGGTTCATTTAACTGGAACTTATATCCCCACAAACCATCTTGTTTAGCATATGTTAAAGTATGTCTTACATGTATCATTCTATGATCAAAATCTATGTCCTCCCATTGAAGTCCACATATTTCTCCAATACGCATACCTGTCTCAAGTGCTAATTCAAATAATGGAAAATGTGCAATACCTTCACCGTTTTCTAAGAATAGTTCTGTTTCTTTTCTTGTTAAAACTCTTATTTTGACTCCAACATCGGTTAATTTCGTCTTAACCTGTTGAATAGGGTTAACGGTTTTAACAACATTACAATCTAAAGCATATTTATAAAGATTCATTAACACTTTTTTGGTGTTTTTTCTACTGGCATCCGATGTTAGTTTATTGAATGATTCTTGAAAAGTTATAACATTGATATCTTTCATAACTCTCCAACCAAGATCAACCTTAATACGATTATAACCACCAATATAATTGGATATTGTATTAGGTCTATATGAAGGTGAATGTACTTTCATATACTTATCAAACCACTCATCTAATGTAATTTCATTATTAATTACATTCAACTCATTAGAATCTTCATATTGCTTATCTCTTAATTTTGCTCTGAGTTCTGTTATTGATTTTGAATATATAGTTTGTCTCTTTCCAAACCTATTAGTAAACCTTGCTTGATAAAGTCCATCCTTTCTTTGAGATATGCCTTGTCCAAGTTCTTTCCCATTTAATGATTTACCCATTAAAATTTCCTCCTTTTAAGAAAATAGGAAAGAAGTACAAAGATATTACATATAAATATAATATCTTATGTACTTCTTTTTATCAAGTATTGGTGTAAATAAAATGTTATTTAGTTTTATTAATTATCCATTTATCAAGTCTTTCTTTATTAGCATACCAACGATTACCTATTTGAACTCCAAATCCATTTCTTCCACGAAGCAGTTCTCGACATTTGGTTTGTCCAATACCAAGATAATCACAAGTTTCCTTCACAGACAATAATTTTTTATCTTTTCCCTGTGCTTCCAAATCCACCTTCACCTCTTTTTGTATCACTAAGATTTTCTTTTACATTAAACCCGAACTGTTCTACTGGCTGAATAATAATCTGTGCGATTCTATCTCCTTCAGACACGATCCTTGTCTCACTGCTCTGATTATATAGTGCAACCATAATATTGCCTCGATAGTCTGAATCAATTACTCCTACTTTGTTTGCGGGAGCTAATCCCTGTTTACAAGATAAACCACTTCTAGCATAAATAAGACCAACATATCCATTAGGTATTTCCATTACAACCCCTGTGTCAACAAAAGCTGTTTCACCGGGAAGAATTTCTATCTTCTTCTCTTCATTATGTACAACTGCATATAAATCTGCTCCTGCTGCAAATTCACTGCCATATGTAGGGGTTTTTGCATTCTCATTTGTTTTCTTAATATTAATCATTTTCATCTTCTAAAATTCCTTTCTTGATTAAATTTCTAATTTCTTTGCTAATATTCATAGAAATGATTTCATTTACAATACTTTTATTATCTTTGTGATAATATGGATAATAAGTTGTTCCATTAGATTGGATCTCGTATGAAAAATAGTTTTCATCTATATTTACATAAAAATAGGCATATATTGTCGTTTTATTATTTGATTTGTACATGGATGAATAATATCTATAATTTCCATGCTCATCATACCTAAAACCATATTCTTTTAAAATTTTATTGGTAATATCTTTAGCAAGTTTCAAAATAATTTCCACCATCCTTTACATTTACTCTAAATTTGCCTACATGTTCATAATGGTAATTTCTTTTTCAAGATATTTAAGATATTCATCCCATTTGTCAATCATATAGATATATTCCTTGCCTTTGACACATTTGAGTCTCATATCTGCTTTAATATTCTCCCAAGGAGTCTTCTTTGTGACCAAAGTCTGCAAGAACGAATTAGTCATTCTGCCTATGGTTAAAAGCTTGTCAGGAGAAATTTTAGACACGATTTGTTTGTACTGTGTCAATTTATCATCTGGAATCTTAAAGTCAGTTTTAGGGAGATTTTTAGGTGAATAGGGACTTATACCTGCGCCATTTGTCTTAGGTTTTAATAATGGAATTACTTTGTCTGAATTGATATATTTGAACTTGAATAACACTTCGGAATCCGTTTCACTTATATCAAATATGATTGATGGATTCGACTGTTGAATTGTTTTAACGATATTGTGACCTCTTATCAATGAAGGTATATATGCTTGTAATGTACTATTGCCAAAATGAAAGACTTTATTTCCGAATTGACAATCAATATACATATCTACATCTTCATATGTTCCATTGAGTTTTCTACAATAGTCGTTTGTGTGAGAATCAATAGGAACTTTTAACCTGTAAATTCCTTTGAACTTATCATATAAGTAAGCTATGTTTATCACCTTCTTTTAATATTCTTCGTATTCTTTTTCATCACTTACTTTCGGCGCATTGTTTTCTGCTTCTAATACAACGTCTAAACATTCTTGTCTGTTGTCGAATATTAGCTCATTAAGACTGTCATATAAAAACAAATAAGCGTGTTTATCGTGTTTGTCAATGCCAACAAAGTAGTCGTCATCTACGGTTCTAATAAACAATTCAATAACTTCATATATACCTACCGGTCTCAGTATTCGAGCGTAGTATACAATTTTACCCCTTTTAATATCTTCTTTGGTCATTTTAGTTCTCCTTTGTTAATCACAATATAAAACTATTTTGTTCTGAGCGAGAGATTGCTTTACGTCAATTACATGTTGATTTTTTGAACCTCTGAATTTCAATGTGAGATCCTTTTGCTCATCTATATATTCTCCGTCTACAAGAACATCTACATTAGAAATTATCTTTTGTCTTTTCATATGAATATTTCTATCATGCTCAAATTTTTCATCTGGAAATGTTGGTTGACAAATTTTTGACATTAATGAATTCCACTCAAATCCTGTATACAACCAAATAGTTTTCTTAGGGAAGGAAATACGGATTTCTTTGGAATTTTCATCTTCTAAAACCCTTGATTTTCCTATGTTTTCTGAATTGGGATTTTGAGAAATTGGATATTTTTCTCGGATTTCCTTGATTAAAGACAAAATATCATCCAAATTTTGTTCTGCAAGTGGTTCACCACCCAAGATGGAAATTCGTCTGATATATGGTCGATCAATCAATTCCATAAATTTATTTTTTGTTTCCTCTGTCCACTCTTTTCCACCATTAAAATCCCATGTTTCAGAATTGAAACAATTGAAACAATGCTTGTCACATCCTTGAACGAAGAGGGAGACTCCAACTCCCTCACCGTTAGAAATGTCCATAGACCGAATTTGTGCATACCTCATAATCAATCCTCCACAAGTTCAAATCTATATTTTTGTGTAGTGTTAGGATATTTTTCTTTATCAACCTCACTCATAAACATTTCAAGAGGACGATTCCAAATATGTCCTTCATAGTCATAAACAACCGTCACATCTTCAGTTTCTGTATGTCTTGAAATTCCAATAATCGTAACAATTTTACCAATTTTAAAGTGTTTGTATTTTTGTCCTACTGCTGGTAATGGTCTATCAAACTTAAAATAATTATTGGTCTGTTTAAAATATTGAGTACAATATGCTAAATCACAATTTTCATAATTTAATGGGTTATCATCTTCCCATTCTCCAATATCAGCAGATTCAATATGCAACTGCTGGCAAAACATATCTAATCTATCTGTAATAGATACTTTAATTTCTTCCTTATTGCAGTCATCAGATGGATCAACTAAATATCCACTTATTCTAAAAATCTGTGCCATTATAAATCCTCCGCAATATCTGTCATATGAACATATCTCTCTTTGATTTCCTGAGTACGTCCTTTTCCCCAGTAATTAGTTCCAATATATCCGCAAGTTCTTCTTGCGACATTCATCTTGTCTTTGTTTCTATTGTGGCAATTTGGACATTCCCAAATAAGTTCGCCACCTTCATCAATAATTTTAATTTCACCATCATAACCACAAATCTGACAGTAATCAGATTTTGTATTTTCTTCTGCATACATGATATGGTCGTAGATGAATTTATTCATTTCCAAAATAGCTTCTACATTATTTACCAATCCATCTGTCTCAACATAAGATATCGCACCTCCAAGTGATAAAGCTTGGAATTCTGATTCTTTAGCAAGTTTATCAAATGCATTGATTGGTTCTTTAACAAATGTATGATAACTATTGGTAATATAGTTTCTATCCGTAATACCTTTAATAATTCCAAAGCGTTTCTGTAGACACTTTGCAAATTTATACGTTGTGTTTTCGATTGGAGATCCGTAAATTGAAAATCCAATATAATGCTCTTTATTCCACTGGTCACATTTATCATTCATAAACTGCATTACTTTAATACCAAAATCATGACCTTCCTGTGAATCAATATGTGATTTACCAGTCATATATTTTACACATTCATATAACCCTGCATATCCAAGAGAAATACTTGCATATCCATTGTGAAGTAATTTATCAATCTTCTCACCTTTTTCAAGTCTTGCAAATGCTCCATACTGCCATAATAAAGGTGCGACATCAGATAATGTTCCTTCTAATCGTTTATGTCTGCAAAGTAATGCTTTATGACATAATTCTGTTCTCTGTTCCATCAAATCCCAAAACTTTTCATAATCGCCTTCAGATGATAACGCTACATCCACAAGATTTAATGTGACAACGCCCTGATTTAGTCTTCCATAAAATTTATAATTACCATTTTCATCTTTATAAGGTGAAAGGAAACTTCTACACATTTTTATTACATATCACTATGTACACTGACTATATATTCTCTCCGAGTCCGTTACTCTCATCAACGAGCCGACTGCTTGGAATTGGTGCTTGTCTCCAATCCTACACCGCTACACTCATCACGGTTAGTCGATACACACTTCCTATTTCTAGGGTTGGCACGGTACTCATCTTAGGTCACAGAATCTCTTCTACCTAAGACCTATCCGTTAGCAACTATATTAGTTACACCCTCTAAGCAACGAGGTTCAATCGGTTTATCCTGGGCTGTAGTTTGCGCTCACCCATACACGGGAAACAGTTACCCTCTTTATATTTCTTCATAATCTTCTCTGAAATATAATCAGGATTCATTCTCTTTGCAGTACACTTAGCTGCAAGTTTTGTTAAATACCAATAAGGGGAATTTTCATGAATATTATCTTCTTCTAAGACATAGAGAAGCTTTGGAAATGCCTGTGTGACATATACGCCAATTTCATTTTTAAGACCAAGTAATCTCTGATTAAGAAACTCTTCAATAATCATTGCAAGTTCTTTCTTATACTCTGTAGTTTCTCCAAGATACATGAATACGCTCAAAAAAGGAGACTGTCCATTTGAGTTAGACATAGAATTGCACTGATAGTTAAAAGTCTGAACACCATCCTCTACTTCTTTTTTGGTATCAGATTCTGCATATCTCTTACAATCTTCGTCAGAAAATCCCCATGACTTATATTTCTCATAGTATTTGTTGTAACTATCTCTTACAAATGGTGCTAAATGTGTAAGAGTAATTGTAGCCCCTCCATACTGAAGTGATGTAACACCAAGAATAATCTGAGTTGCGATTGTACAAGCAGTAATAAATCTATGTGGTTTTTCAATCATTACCTTGTTAATACAAGTACCATTCTGTAACATGTCTTCGAGGTTAATAAGTGAGCAGTTACTCATCGCATTCATACCAAAATAATCAATATCATGGAAATGAATAATTCCTTCATCGTGTGCTTGTACAACTTCTGGTGGAAGTAAAAATCTACGAGAAATATCTTTGCTAACAATTCCTGCCATATAATCACGCTGAGTATTTAATACTTTTGAGTTTTTATTGGAATTTTCAGTATTCCAATATTCGCTTTCACCATCTAATAGTTCATCAATCTCGGAATCTGTTGTATTCTCGTTTTCTCTCTGAAACTCACGAATACTTCTATATCCCTCGTATGCTTTTGCAGTAAGTCTCTGCTTCTTAGTAATCAATTTATCATAAACCATTGATTCAATATCGGAAATACTTACTTCGTCTTTGTCCCTACACTCTTCTTCAATCTCATTTGCAATGTCATCTGCAATCTTTGGTTTTACAATGCCTGAACCATTCTTCATAGCTTTAAGAATTGCAGTTGAGATTTTTGATTTGTCAAAATCAACTTCTGAACAGTCTCTTTTAATTACCTTTGTCAATATGTATATCTCCTTTCTAAATTACTGTTGTGATTACATAACCAAGTACACATGCTGCAATCGCTGCTACAGCTTTCCAATCAATCTCAAATTCTATACAATCTATAAAATTGAATTTCATTTTATCTCCTTTCTATTTCTCCCAAGTTAAAATTACAAAATTCCAATCCTTTTTATCGCCAGATGGATATTCATAAGCAGTTAGTTCATGTGCGGCATCGCCCTCAAGCTCTTTATCTGCTAAAACCAATGCATCATCACGCATTCCATCCAAAATTTCTTTTACTTCTTTTACTGTTAAACACATATATGATTCTCCTTTCTTGATTCCATAAGAAATCAACCTTTCTTGTGCTTTTTTAGCCTCGCAAACCCAGTATTCATGCGGTCTGCGAGGACATACTTTTAAATTTACCAATTCTTTTCTTCGTTTTTTACAAATCCGGTAACTTTACCTTCATTGAGTAAAACAGTTTCATTTTTGTACTCATACTGCTCCAAACAATCCTCAATAGTAATTTCATCATAATTCATATCATTTATTATTCATGGTAATCCTCCTTAATTTAACGTAAATAATAATCCAAAACATATTCAACACACTCTTCTTCTGTGTTGAAAACAACATCGCAATCTTCTTCAGATTCCCACGGATATATATTCTCTGTTCCGTATCCAATAATAGGAATTCCTTTCATGCGAGCATGTTCTAGTTCTTGTCCTGTTCCTACAGAGCTGTTGGAATTATTTAAATTAACAATCACCAAATCGCTTTTATCAATTTGACTCATGAAGAATCTCTTAATTTGCTTATGCGTTTTATGTAGGGTTTTATAGTAGTTAAAAAAATCATTTGGATTGATTACTCTAATATTATTGAATCTTTTTGATTCATAATTTTCGAGTATATTTTTTACATTGTTTCTCCAACCATTAGCTTCTACTTGAGTTAATCCGCCAGTTTTACCTGCTAAATAAATCTGAAAATCTTTCATTTATCATCCTCCCAATTTAATATTTTGTTTTTACAATTACCGTTACTGTCCACTTTATAATTCTCTCTTAGTATAAGAATATTGAACGGAATATTTTTATCATGATGAACAATTGCGATTGGCACAATACATTCTTTCCTTATTTTCTCTCATTTTTATCACACTTTATGCCGTTTCATCGAAAAATTTACACACAGAAGCAACTTCTTCGACTGGTCTGTCGTAATTTTTAACAAGATAGTCAAAGTTATCTTCCTTTCCATCAAACATAACTTTATCTGCCTTATATCTACGTTTAGATTCTTTCTTGTTTGGTCTCTTTTTCATTCGCTTTTTTAAAATTGAATTTTTGGCAGTTAAGTAAATGGAAATGTATGAGTCAAACAGATCATTTAAGTGTTCTAATCCGTCAGGCGTTAGAATTACAACTTTTTTTCTATTATAATCATAGAAATCTGCCAATCGGCTACCGTAGTACCAAGTACCTTCATCGGTCTGATAACTTCTCCACTCCAAAAATTCCTTGTTTTTAATCATATCTTTAAACTCATTTTCGGTTACGAAATGATAATCTACGCCATCAAGTTCATTAGATCTTGCTGGACGTGTAGTGTAAGTTAAAATTCTTTCATATCCCAATTTTACTAATTCTCTTGCAATTGTGTCTTTGCCACTGCAAGACTTGCCAACCAAGCAAATACTCATTAATTTATTCTCCTTCCACGTAATCTTTAATTTGATTTAGAAATTTTGCCTGAACAGTTTTGTCATTTGAGTACAGACAACATGTAATTGGTTCAAGCAAGTTTAAACTAAAAATTGCCATGATTGATTTTGCATCAATCTCATATCTATGACTTTTAATTGTAATTTCTTCATCAAATTTTGTTACAATCTCAACAAAATCATGCACTTTTCTAATTGTATCCAAACGAATAGTTACTAATGTTTCTTCCATTTCTTTCCTCTCTTTATTCATAGATTCTTATATAAGATATTTCGCCGTCAAAAATACCACCTAAAGTAGACACATCGCCTGTATTACCCCAACGATTTGAAATATTAGGGATTAATGTAGGACTATGAACAATAAACTCCACAATCGAATCATTACTTATAGTGTATTGTCCTAAATTATCAGTATGTTCATCTGCCTTGCAATCAGCAAGAATGCAAGGAATTATTTCACCGTTTTTCATCACGATATCAAAATATGTTCCAATTTGGGTTGTATAGTATGAACCTATTGCGCAACAAAATCTATCATCGACTTTGTATATACCTGTTTCATCTAATACATATTCACTTTTTAACCTGTATTGTTGCGTGTTTTTATTGGTGATATGTCGAGCATCCATATAGCTCTTAAACAGCTTGTCAGATGGTACATCACAATCTGTAAAAGTAAGATTTTCTTCAATTTCCTCTAGTTCATCTTCTAACTCAATATTCTCTACAATTTCTTCAACTACTATCATTTTTTGCTGCTCATAATAAGTCTTATATTTTTTATAAATATGAGAATATATTTCTGCTTTTTCTTCTTGTACTGTTGCAGCTACAGTTAATTGTTTATTATTTGCCCCAAATGGGGCGACACAACAACCAATAACAGTACTTAAAAATACCGTTTTTGCAATACTTCTTTTAAATTTCAACGTATGAATCTCATACACCCACTTTCTTCGTATTTTTTCGTATACAATTTCAAATATTTTTCGTTAGAATTATCAAATCCAATGGGCTTTAATTTTGCTTCAATAATGCCGTATTCTTTTTTTGATTTCTTCTACTTCATTATTCTCTTTTGTTCCAACCGTAACATATGTGTTGTCAGGAATCTTAGAGAAAATCTCTTTTAGTTGTTTCGCTTTATAGTACAAATTTTCACATTCACCTCCTCACTCTCATTAAATTCACTGAATTACTTAATCATTTGTAAAAATTCTTCTTCTGAAATAATTGGAATATTAAGCGATTTTGCTTTCTGATTCTTAGAGCTTGTTGAATTGATGTCGTTATTAATAAGATACGATGTTTTAGAACTTACAGAACCTACAACTGTACCACCATGAACAACTATATCGGCTTTTAATTCATCACGGTTTTTATAATGATGAACTGAACCAGTTACCACAAATGTTTTTCCCTGTAATGTATTTGGAATTTCATCTAAGATTAAGTTAGGTTTTTCAAAAGTAAATTCGTTTGCTAACTGAATTATTTCTGAGTAGTGACTTTTCCAATAAGTATTTAGTGAACTTATTAATATATCTCCAATACCAGGTAGATATCTAAAGTATTTTGCACCTTTAATTGTCATTTCGTCTATAAATGTATCGAAATCACGATCAACTGCTTCTGCTATCATTTTACTTGCTGACTTGCCGAGTAATGGGATTGACAAACTATAAAGAAAACGCTGAAGATTTGTATTACGTGACTCTTCAATAGAGTTAAGAAGTTTTTCAACAGATTTCTTACCAAATCCATCCAAAGTTTTCATTTCATTTTCGTGGTCTGATAAGTGATACATGTCCTGAATTGAATTTAACCAACCAAGATTGATGAATTTCTCTATTGTAGATTCTGAAAGATTTTCTATGTCCAACGCATTTCGACTTGCTGCATGAACCAATTTACCCAAAAGTTTACCATTACAGTCTGGGTTTTCACACATGAGAACTTCTGAATTATTCTCTTTAACAATTCTTGTAGGCTGACCACAAATAGGACATTTATCAGGAATATTAAAATTACCACTCTTATCAATACTGTCATGTACTTTAGGAATAACCATATTAGAACGATAGACTCTAATTCTATCTCCAACACCAAGCATCATATCTTTAATATATGTAATGTTATGAAGCGTTGCTCTTGTGGTAATTGCTCCATTTAAGTCAACTGGCTCGAAGATTGCCACAGGATTAATTAAACCTGTCTTTGAAGTATTCCATTCAATATCTGTAAGCACTGTTTCAAATAATTCATCTTCATATTTATATGCCATTGAATGTCGGAAAAATTTATCTGTTCTTCCCATAGATTCTGCAATTTTATAATCATCAACTGCCACAACAGCTCCGTCATAAGGAATATTATGTGAATTTGCTGATTCTCTTATATGATTTAATAAGATTGTCAACTCTTCGTTCTGATTAATTCTAGGTGATTTTAATATCGGTATAATTTCAAATCCAATATCTTTAGCCTTGAATAAATCTTCACTAGGAGTTTTATGTTCAAATCCCTTAATTACTCTCCAAGCAACAAATCTCATATTTCTATTTGCAGCTTCCTTACTATCGAGTAATTGTAATGATCCAGATACAAGATTCCTTGGGTGCTTATACTTCTTATCTTCTGATAATTTATCATTGATCTCTCTAAAAATGTCCCATCCAATAATTGTTTCGCCATCAATGATAAGTTCATCCTTATATGGAATTTCCTTTGGTACATTTTCCATTGTTAGTACATTCTGAATGCATTCAGTACCTCTTACTCCATTACCTCTAGTTTCTGCACCGATTAACTTACCATTAATATAATGAAGAGACGTGGTTAAGCCATCAGCTTTAACAGATAAGAAACAATCCTTATCTCCAATAAATTCAATTAACTCATCTACTGATTTTGTTTTATCAAGTGAAAGCATAGGATGATTATGTTCAACCTCTTTTAATTCATCTGCAACTGAATAACCAACGTTATGTGTCGGACTGTTAGATAATACAATATCAGTCTCTTTTTCGAGACTTATTAATTCATCATACATTTTATCCCACTCATAATCAGGCATAATTGGAATTTGATTATAATAAGCATATGAAGCATTATTCAACTCTTTAATAAGTTGTTTTATTCTTTCTAACTTATTCATTTACTTCCTCCTTTTCTCCGCAAAATTCTTTCAAATATGTAAGCATTTCTGACTCTTCTGGAAAGAAGCCATCAACCTTCCTTTTATTCTGTAACCACTCTAAAAAGTTTAACCAAAATTGTCCCGCTCTCCAATCTGGTATATAAGTCATGTGTAATCTAGTTACTTCGTTATAAAAATTATACAGTCTATTCGGATCTCTAATGTTAATCACCTCTTTTATTTCTTTTTATACCATCTCTTATATAATCTTTGTCCACATTTGTCACAATAGTTTTGTCTTGGTACACAATTATCAACCACATAGTTACATACAGGGCAATAACATTTATCATAGCCAAGCAATTTTCTCATTGGTTTATTTTTTCTTTTTAACTCTTTGTATTCTTCATATTCTTCGCCTGAAATAATATAAAATGCCATAATTTCAATCCTCATACATAATCAACTCTTTTGCGTATGGAAGTGTTTCTACCCATTTACAAAATGTGTCTACCCACTCTTCTTTGAGTCTATGATGTCTACGCTGAAAATACATATTGCGAAGTTCTGCATAATTTGTATCCCATGTTCTCATTTGTTCAAATCCTTCAGGTAACATACGTTTTGCCCTAACAAGAAGACGGTTCATTTTTTCATTATCTTTTGTTGTTTTCTGTATTTCCTTATATTCCAAACGAAGAGATTCAAGTTTGCTTACTGTATAAGTCCACCAATCAATATCTTCCTCACAGAAAACAAACATATCCAAAGTAATTGGATTATCATTATTAAGTAATTTGTGCATGGTTGAACAACTATTTTTTGTATTAAAATGATAAGTATCACCTTCAGACCACCAGTATCTAGGCATATCTACATCTACAGCAACATGAATCATTCTCATAAATTTGCAATGTTCTGAACCAGTTTTAATGAGAGTCTGTGCAAGTTTCATGTCATTATCACCTATAATAAAAGGTTCACCGCCATCATCTCCATACATATAACATTTATCTGTATCAAAATTTTTACAAAATTCTGAACAGTGTTTGCCAGATGGTGTTTTTAGACAATTAAAACTATCACTCTTATGCCAGCTATTCTTCGGATTTCTCATCCCACGGAGACTATGTTCAAATCCCCATACTTCTGTATTCTCAAATTTCAAATCTTAATCCTCCTATTTCTTAATTTTAATGAAAGTTTAGTTTTCTGTTAATTCATTAAAATTTTTATTGCTCTATCTACATGTTCTTGCTGTAAGCCACCTTCAGAAATATCATTACAGAAGAATTTTGTGTGAATCAATCTATCTTCAATTCCATATTGAGCGTAATCCTCTACTGAAAAATCATCGTCCAAACTTACAAACTTAATATCTTCTTTATCAATTTGATTGTTTACCCATGTTATTATTTCTAAAGGACGGTTCATATGAATCGTTGGAGTTTTAGACATAATTTTCATATCATATTTGGCTAATGATTTAAGCAAATATTCATACATCTGATAGCAAACTTTATTCGATGGATCATCTAAATTTCTCCATGTAGATGATAAGACAATCTCCGCATTGCACGTATGATATATTTCTGCTAATTTTTTCAGATGAAAATCACTTATCTCATTATAAGTTTCATCTGTATCTTTCATTGATTTAAAGTATGGTGATGAGTTCAATACTCCATCAATATCCAAAAATATAATATTCATATCTCACCTCGATTCTCCACATGAAATAATGGTTTCTTATTATCTGTTGATATCAACAAGATAATTTACTTTCTTATTATGTGCTTCAGCATATTCAATTTCAGATTTTGTTGAGCTTCCAATATATCCATTGACATTGATTACGAAAATTTCATCTGCCATATCAATTTTTCTCTTGTGCATATCATCTAACATAATCTTTTGCTCATCTGTAAATACATCACCTGAATGACCAAAATATCCAACTGAAATCACAATACATCCTTTTAATGTAAGTTCTTTCTGAACTCTCATAAATTCATCTTTAAATTTTGTACTGCCACATAATGTAATTACTTTATAATCTTTTAATCCTTCACGGCATACACCATCCACTGAACTTCCACACATAAATTCGTTACATTCTTTTCCTGGTCTTGGACAATTCATATTTTTATAACCTCCTTAATTTTCACAAGAAATGAAAGAACGATTTACTTGGATTTTAATGACTGGCTGCAAATACTGCACAGTCTCCTGAATATAAGTCTTTGCAATCAACAAAATCACTAATATGATCCTTAAAACCTTCTGCAATCCTATCATCTATTTCTTTTTCAATAGTATCATGAACCCATTTATAAGCTTCTAAATCTTCTTTATTTGAAAAGTAAACTACATATGGTATGATATTGAATGGACGTAATAAAAATTCAATTCGTTCAACATCATCAATTTTTTCAAACTCAGATAACACAATATTATAGGCGTAAACAGGCGATTTCTTATCCCACTTATCATAAGTAAGACGATTCAAGAATGCATTTTTTATTGTATCCTTTTTTGACATTATTTCTTTTTTCAATAATTCATCTCTATTCATTTGCCTTCTCCTTATTTCCAATTAAAATATTGTGTATCCTTACATGTAGGACATTTAATGTTGTAAGAACCAAGTCCATCGTGCATAACTCCCATTTGCGAAGTGCAATTACATTCATTCTTTTCTACTTCAAAAATCGTGCCACAATTCTTACATGTTATTCTTTTTGTGGCAGGTTTTAATTCACCTTGTTTAATGATTTTCATGTTATATAATTCCTTTCATGTCGTAATTCTCTCTAATATAATCACACAGTTCATTCATAGTGGAAATAATATATTCATCATCCTTTAGACAAGGATGAATATTACATATACAAGAACCTTTTGCATCATTTTTTTTAAACAGTTTCCAGTTGAATGTAATCCACAACAAAGGAATTTTAGTAAGATTTTGCGTAAATAATCGTGTTAGAATTTTCATATATTGCTACCTCCTATTGTATTATTCTCTTTATCGAAGATAATTTTTTAAGAAATATTCAAAATATTCTCTGATAAACAGTCCTGAATATTGATTGTTTGGCATAAACATAACTGGAATATTATATTTAAACCAAAAACTGTGTATTGATGCAATGAATGATTTCCGATTATATTTTGTATCATAATTTCCTGTTGCAATATCTTCATAAGAAGCATTTTCAATTAACAGAACTTTTGTTTTAGGTGCAAGACATAATTCTTTTTCAAATCTATCACGCTCTTTTGTCAGATTATTGCTTATCTCTTCGAGACTTGCTTTTCTCTCAATGACACATGTTGTATTAAAATACAAATCACGAGGTATGGATAACTTCTCATTTGCAGGAATCATGAACGAATAATCTCCATAACCGAGTGCTTTCTTTTTATATGAAATTCCTTTTCGATCAAAGTAATCTGTAATGTGGGAATTGACTTTCTCCCTTGTGTCAATAAGGATTGTAATGGAAGATATTAACTCTTCCATTTCCTTATCTGTGTACTTATATTTGTTAAAAATCGTCTTCGTCCTCCTCAATATCATTTTTTATTACAAATTTACTTAACCAAAATTCAAATTTATCAGGTACTTCTTTATAAATTTTCTTACCTGTAATTGGATTTATTTCACCAATTGGCTCTTTTTTATTCTTCTTTTCAAGGAAAATAATATATAGAATTGCACCTAGATCAAATGGATTTCGATTATACTGACTTGTCCACATTTTTACTTCTCGTGTTTTACCACTATAGATTTCAAAAAGATGAACATTTACAATAGATTTTTTAATATCAAGTTCAGAAACATAATATAGACGTTTACTTACTTTAGAATCCGAATCACTGACAATACCAAGAACTTCTCTTTGATTATCAAGTCTTTCCTTTAAAGTTAATTCCCTATAAGGAATTTTAGAAATTAATTCCTTAATAATTTGTTCTGAGTCAAGTTTATTAAATTGTTTTGCTGTCTCATTTCCATATTTTACAAGTACATCAAATGGAATATTATTCTTTTCAGCTTTATCTTTGAAGATCTGCTTCGCACCATTTAACAAATCATACAATCTTGTAATCTCAAGTAAAGTATTTACATCGCCATATTTCTTAAAATAATTGATTCTAATAAGTTTATTTACAATGGTCTTATTAATTGAATTTGAAAATAGTGCAGTTAATACATCAGTAAATGTTTCATACTCCGATTGCCCTAATTCATAAAGAGTATCAACAACCCCTTCACCAAAGCCTTTTACACTTGACAAATTTGGATATATTAATTTATTCTCTTCATTAATTGTCACTTTTCTGTTATCTGCGCCAAATTCATAATCGCCTAATTTATATCCCCAAAATTTAATTGCTTCTTTAACAAGAGCGTCTATCTTATCCTTTTTATTCTTTTCCTGATAATGATTGATTGCTACTTCATAGAATGTTTTAGTATGATGTGCTTTGAACCATGCTTGATAGGCAGAATCTCCACCCATTGAATAGGCATGTGGAGAATTAAATGCGTAAGATCCAGAAGACTCTATTACATTCCAAACATTATTAAAATTATCTGTCTTACCGATTTCTGCTTTCCAACCTTCTATTAATCGTTCCTGTAATTCTTTTAACATTTCAGGATGTATTTTATATTTCTTTTTTGAAATATTTTTAATAACTCCATATGTTTCTGCCATTTTCAATTCCAAGAATGATAATACTTTCATAATAGATTCCTGATAAATCATAAAATGCGCAGTATCAGATAATAAATCATCAATCTTTTTTTCGCCTGTAGTATATGGTTCACGATTCAAGAATGTACTAAGTAATGACGCAAAACCTGGTCGAATTGCTGCAATGAAGCTACTTAACTCCGCTAAATTTTGCGGTTTATACTTCTTAACTCGATTAGTGGTCGCTTCTTTCTCACACTGATTAACACAGCATGTAATACCATTTGCATAAATATCCCATGTTTTTTTATCACCATCAATCATATGTCTTAATTCATCAAATGTCGGAACTTCCATACCAATGCTGTGAAAGAATTTATATGTAAGATAAACACTATCTACAATAAGAAAATCCTCTTTTACATATCCGAATTCATCAAGATAACCACCTTCAATGGCTGCACACACTGTTCTTTTGCCAGTTGATCCAGAAACAGCACTTATCAATCCTACTTCTCTACGAATATCACCATCAAAGATAAAATGACCACAAGCATGTACTTTCAGATTAATTGTGATCCCTTGATATTCATTGCTCTGTTTGAACAACTCTGTATACTCTTTTGGGATAAAATCTTCTACATGAATATCATCTTTTTCATCTTCATCTGCATATTTCAGTGCCTTATTATACTCATCAAGATACTTTGAAATCTGATTCGCATCCTCTGGTTTAACTTCGTTTGCACCTGCATATAACTGCCAAGCTGCCTTTTCTTTAAGTTTTTCTATTGCCATTAATGGGTAACAGCCATGTTCCCCTAATAATTTTCTTGCTGCTTTAACAAATGGTTCTTGTGTAGCAACATTCAAATCAATATCTGGCATCTGACCAGCTAATACACGTTCCTTAGTCAAGAATCGTTCAGGATAAATAGGAATATCAGCATTGAATCTATCAACAGTTGTAAGTCCTAAAAGCTTATTTGTTATAAATGATGCAGCACTACCTCTTGAAGTAGTTGTTAAAATACCACCTTCATTTTTTATTGCGTCATCTACAATAGCCTTACTTGTTAAGAAATAATCCACAACACCAGCTTCCATAACTTGCTTTGCTTCATATCGAATACCATCTGCTTTTTCTTTTGATTTTTCTTTTTCTTTTGCATAAGCTTTATTAAGAATATCTTTGTAAATTTTACATTTTTCTTTATAGGTTTTTTCTTTGTAAACACTCGGAATTTTAAATTTTCTATCAAGAACAATTTCTTCACATTCTGTCACAAAAATATTTGTATTCATAATTGCTCTATATATTTCTTCTCTGTTTAAAACACCTTGTTCTTCAAATCTTTTAATGACTGTTTGAGTATCAGGATAATCGAGATACCAGCCTTCCTCATCTGGATAATTAATGTTTTTATATTTCAGAATCTGGTCACGCTTAACTGCATTTTCTTCTTTAACATAATGACTATCAAGACCACATATAATCTGAATATTATGTTCTTTTGCAATTCTTAAAATCTTTTTATTAAGTTCTTTCTGCTTATCAGTGTTGTGATACTGAACTTCTAAAAAGAAATTATCTCCAAAATATTTATGTATTTTAAGCCATATATCTTCTGCATCTTCATAATTCCAACCTGCCACGCAAGCTGATGTTACAATCACATTGTCTTTTGGAATATTAAATAATAATTCTAAATCAATACGTGGCTTATAATAATATCCATCAATATTTGCCATAGATAAAGCAAAATTAATATCTCCACGACCTTCAGCATTCTTAGCTGCTACAATCATGTGACAATTTGCTCTATCTTTTTCTTTTCTATCTTTTACCCAATATACTTCTGATGAATGTATATATTTAAGATGTTCACTCTCAGCAACTTTATATACTTGAAACTGATTACCTTGTGAACCATGTTCACCAGAATATAAGCATTTTGCTCCAAACTCATGTACTCTATCAGCGTATGCATTAATTGATTCAGCACAATCTGGGGTAGATGTATTACTAAAATCTTTATGGCAATGATAATTTTCAAGATATAAATTTTTCACATAATCTTCTGCTGAATAAGGAAATTTAAACGTTAATGTTGGAATAATTTTTTTAACTAATTCAATATCAGAAATATCAAGCCACCTCCTTAATCTCATCACATATTGCTTTTAATACAAATTTTCTACCAAAAAATCCCGAATCAAGTGTACACACAATTTCTAACTCATCATTCATCATCGAATGATCCTCCATCTCGTCAAATGAACCATCAAAATTCCACTTGATAATTTGTAGGTAATCATTTGGTTTTATTACAAGATGTTTATAGTCACTCATTTGACTGATTTCATATTCATCAATACCATCAATAAATACTTTTACAGGCTTAAAATTTGTACCAGATATTTTATCTATCTTCTTTATATTCTCCACAAGTTTGCGAGTAACATCCGAAATATTAATCTGAATATCTACATCTATAGAGGTGTCAGATTCCAATTCTGGAAGAGTTTCTTCTATATATAATACAAACTTATCTAAATCATCTTTCTTAATAGAAATACCTGCCGCAAGTTCATGCCCCTCACACTTTGCTAAACCACTATCATTACAAATCTGGCGAAAATCATCTACCCCAATTGCTCTCATTGAACCAGAAAATGTATCCTTAATGTCTTTTAGAACAAGAATAGGTTTTTGATACCTTTCCAATAACTTATTTCCAAGTAATCCACTAACACCATAAGGTGTATCTATATATGTAATAATCATCTTCTTGTCTACTTGAGTATCGCATTGTTTCAATACATCAGGTAATAATCTATCTACTTCTTTGTTTTGTTCTTCCTTGCATTTTTTTAATTCTTTCACGTAAGCCAAAACCTGTTTATTTTCGTCTTCCAAAAATGCTTTCATAGCAATTTCATTTTTACCCATACGATTACTTGCATTGACAATTGGTGCAATGCTGAATGCAATAGCGGTACTATTAAACTCAAAGCCACCAACAATTTTCTTAACTGCTGGATTATATATCTTCTCTAATCCCTTAGATACAATATATCTATTCTCCATAACAGTCATATCCATCATATCTCCAACAAGACCACATGCAGCTAAATCAACAAGTTCATCTGCATAATCTGTAAGATATTGTTCATCAAGATATTTACAAAACTTCCACACAACACCTGCGCCTGATAGTTGGGCATTTTCATAATTCCTCTGGGAAGATACAAGAATTACATAATCATCATATGATTCTTTCTCTTTAATTGCATGATGATCGAGTACAATTACATCTGTTCCCATTTCTTTTAATAACTTATATTGAGATATATCTTTATCCAAACTATCTACAATAATAAGTAAATCAATGCCTTCAAACTGAGATAAATCTTGCCCAATCAAACCATGCATTTTACCCTCATCAATATAAGTTTTAATGTTATCAGTAGAATGTCTGAAATACCTGGTCATTATTGTTCCTGATGTAATTCCATCTAAATCTGTATCAAATAAAATTCCAATACGCTCATTATTTACAATTGCTCTATCTACTCTTTGATATGCTTCGTCAATACGAAGTAATGAATCTAGGGGAAGCAAATCATCTTCTGTAGGAGTCAAAAAATGTTCAACGTCATTAATTCCTCTTTGACTTAAAATCGTATCAAATACTTCATCCTCATACATTCCACGACAATCATTTAGTATTCTATAATTCGTCTTCGTCATCCTCATCTCCAATCATTGTTATTTCATTCTGCAAAATATTTTCTAAACATTCTTTTCCTAAATCAGATGGCGAAACTTTATCCTTATATCCTCGTCCAAAATAACTCCAATATCCAAGTTCTATCTCTGTGAACCTAGAATAATTCTTTACCATGTCAATGTTTCTCATAATATTCTCTAATCCATATCCTACGTCATGCAGGAAAATTATCTTTTTGGGATTTAATTCGAGTAACATTTTGACTTGTTGAATAGAAATAGATCCACTTCCAAGAGATACACAATTTCTTATCCCATAAGAAAAGCATTGCATACAACTCTTTTCCGCTTCAAAGATGTAGATAGTATTATCTACTAAGAATTCATAATTTTGAGAATAACCAAATAATGTTTGACTCATGCTGCAAGGTACAGCATAAAAATATTTCATTTCACCATCAGCAACATCATAATTAAATCGTTCTTTGACACCCATAAGCTGTCCAAACTGATTTCTTATAGGGATAACGATACCTTGTGATTCTATGTCATATCTTATATCAAAAAATTTTTGTGAAAGAAGTGATATATTATCAGCAAGAAACTTCGTATTCCCACAATTAACATAGCAATTTAAAATGGAATCATCATATGTATTGACTTTATTTGTTCTTCGTTTTCTAATCTTCTCATAAAATCCTCCAAAAATTCCTTTATTATCAAAGAAATCATAGTAATCTGTAATACCTAATGCATGTCTTACTTCATTAAGGACATCTATGAATTCAACTTTTCTTTGTTCAATAATATATGAAAAAATATCTTTTCTGATATTTCTTGCATAATCTATAGTGTACAGATATTCATTATTTTCAAGGTTGATTACTATACTTTTCTTTGATGATTTTTCGTCTCGTCCAAATGATATGTATTTAGGACGAATTACTATGTTACAATAGCCAAAATGTTCAAGAACATCTTTTAGCTTATCTGGGTGATTTATCAGTTCTTTTTTAATATCAGCTAACATATATCACTCCATAATTTGTTATTTTATTTCTCCATGTCGAGGTCTGCATTGACATGTCTCTCTGAAAATTGCAAAATCTCCTGAAAATTTAAGAAGATATGCAACCCCAGTATCGCTTGAATTATTACCATTACGTGTTTTTTCCACGAATAACATTCTCCAAACCGCATTCGGATCTGGCTTATATTCCTCTTCTATCCATTTATCATTAACCTTTTTAAGTCTAAATGGACGACAATAATATTTACTCTTCTCATCTAATTCTTCTGCATATACAGTCCTCATTAAGAATAAATTCTCTAATATCTCTTTGATCTGCTTAGAATTGCTCAATGCTGAAGCGTCTAAGAATAACTTACCCTTCATGTATTCAGCTAACTGAACAGAAGCAAGCATTATAAGATTATATTTTTTTGCAAGTTTATCTAACTCACGACTATCTCTTACAAGTGCCATATCTTGTCTTGTTGTTGAAAAGTCACCTTCTTGGATTTTAAATGTGTCATATAATACCGTGTCATATCCATATCTTAAAACATTCTCACGAATTTTTTTCTTAACAACTCTCATATCGGCATCATTAATAGAAATAAATTTGACTCTTCCTTTATAATTATCTCTCCAAAATTTTTGAACATCAGATAATTGTTCTCTACTCTCAGTATTGATGTCACCAGCAGCCATTTTTTTCTTAGTAAGTTTAAAATATCTATTACGCTTACCTAATAACCAAACCATGAATTTAATCTTAAATTTCTTTATGCTCTCTTCATTGGATATAATAAGAATTTTTCGATCATAATATAGAAGTGCCATCAAAACTGTAATCCACCAGGTAGACTTACCTGCACTAGAGAAACCACCCATCATAGTAAGTGTTCCTTCAAGTAATCCCATTATCTGTTTTGATAAAAATGGGAAGCAATTCATTTCCTCACCATTTTTATCATACCCTGCTATATCAAATGGAACACCATTCTCTTCTCCATCTTTACAAGACTCAATAAATTCATCATCAAAATCTATTTCTTCCTCTTCGAGAACTTTACTGCTATATCCCGTACCATAACTTGATATACGAGATTCATACCAATCTGTGACTTCTTCAGCAGTCATTTTTCTAAATAATTTTAATGGAACTACTTTCTTATCTCCTATCGTTATTTCTTGTAGAAGATTAAAACCATCTCTATACATATTCATCATAATATTCTCTCTATAAAGAATATCTATGTACGTATCAAAATTCTGAGTATTGATAATATCAATCTGGTGTTGAATCGTTTCCCAACCACCTTTATCCTCAAATTTTTCAATAACTTCTTGATTCATATTAGACAGAATGGTAATTTCATCCAAAGAATAAAATCCCTTCTTTCGTAAATTTTTCAATAAAGAAAAATAAAAAAGACCATCTGCTGTGACAAAATCTTTTTGTTCAAATGTTGTATCATCAAGCAGAAGCATATCTTTGAAGAAACAACTAATGACATTGCCTTCTATTTCAATCCTACCTTTTAATAATTGAGCAGGATACTTTTCTTTCACGCCTGTAATAAACTCACTTATGTCAATCACCTACACTTTCTTCAATCTCAGATAAACTTCTACGTTTATTTCTTCTTTTATAGTTTATAGTTGGCATATCTACATTCACCTCTTTGGGCTTTTCAGGTTCTTTCATCTTAAAATCAGCAATATTATTCTTCAGTATCGCAGCGAAGTATCGAATCTTTGCATATTCACTTACAAAATCTTTTTCAAGAACCTTTGTTATATATTCTTTATTCTCTGTTAGATATGCCAAAATATGTTCATAAGAATATACCTCCAATAAAAGATTTATCTCTTTGAACAGTGCAGAATTTAGAACTTTATATCCAAATATCTGATTAATACACTCATATGTATTATTTTTTACTTCTCTCTCGTGCAATACTTTTTGATATTCAGCTTCATTGCAATAGTAGGTGTTTTTACCACCTACTACTACCTTGAATGCTTCATTTCTATCTACCTTAGTACCGCACAGTCTGCATTTTACCAGCATGTGCCATACCTCACTTAATTCATCATATCGTAGATTCTTTTTAATCCATCCTCATCAACGTCATTGAGCTTACCATACTCAGCAATTACATTCTTGACTGATGCCTTAAGTTCTGCATCTTTACACTCTTTATACATCTTACGGATAACAGCATCTAAATCATCTGGATATGTAGATGTCTCCGTTATTTCCTCAACTGTCGTCTCAACTGGTGCATCAATATCGTCAATATCATCCTCAATCGAATCTGACTCTACTGGCTTTTCTTCCTTAATTGGGGCTGTCTTCTTAGGAGTAACTTTCTTTGATTCAGATGATGTAGCATCAACACGACCATTCTTAAGTGCAGTTTCAATAGTATCAATAAATGTCTGTCCCATATTTAACTGATCAAATGGAATATACTCAGGAATTGATAAATCCTTTAATCTACCACCTGCTTCTACAATCTCATTGCCACGGAAGTATAACCTACGCTCTGTCTCTTTAACATAACGCTTTGTGCTATCACCTTCACCTTTCTCTTCGATTTCTCTGTCAATAAGTCCTGTTGCGATAATATCAAAGCAATCTGCGACTGCACTCTCATAATCGGCAATAAGAGAAGAACCTAATCTCTGAAAACCTTCCTCATCAAGAGAAGCCTTATCCTTAACAGTCTTTAACTTTGTATGACCAATCATCCAAGGCATAATTCTTGCATTATACAAGTCATTAAGGAATTTCTTTACAAGCTTTGCACATTCTTTCTCGCCATTTGTGTATCCACCATAAGCAGCTTTGATTGATTTAATCTTCTTTCCATTCTCAAGAATAGATAATCTGATTACCTCTGACTCTGCAATCCCAAAAAACTCTTCTGCACTATCGAAACATACCATCTCGACATTGTGTTCATTACCTTTCTCTTTAATAAGCCAATCCTTAACCTCTACTAAATCTTTCCATGTATTAGCGTGAGTAGTAAAGATGTTATCAATCATATTAGTACCATGCTCCATTCCACATGATACGAGCAATCCTTTTTCTGGATCTCCAAACTTCGCATTAATCATATCCGCCCACAAGCTTGTCTTACCAAACTTACGAACACCCATAATAAATCCTGTAATCTTATTAATCTCTGTTGCTGATCTTTGTAACATAGGTTTCTTCATTAATATAATTCCTCCATATTATTATTTAATTTTGAGAGAGGGCAAACGCCCTCATCTCTTTTAAAGCTCGTCATCGTCATCTTCAAATAAATCTTCTGTACCATCTGGAAGTTCCTCTTCGAGTGGCTTGATAACCATATCATCCTCCTTGTAGACCGTATCCTGTCTTCCTTTAGTAAATCCTCTTGCTGGCTTTAAGAACTGATACTCTCTGATTCTCTCTCCATATACATTTCCACCAAGCTCTGCACGAATATCATCCATAGTAATTAATCCGCACTCCAAATCATCTCTCTGTTCGTCAGTGAGCATGTCCTCTGTAATCTCTGTTTTCTGTGCTCCATTCAGCATATTAACAACAGCTCCATACTCTTTGAATGTATCATCATCAACTATAAATTTATGCTTAATTGACTCTGCTCTCTTCTTTGCTTTTTCATCTGCATCATCTGAAGGAACTGGAATTGTAATTGTAACTGGTACAGGAATATTACCCTTACGATTATTGTCATACTCCATCATGTAACCATTTACATAATACTTACCCTTCTCCTCAACACTCATATCATCTAAACTCTCAGAGTTAAATAAAATATTGATTGTTGCTGTAGATGACTCTTCTGCATCATCTGCTGCAAGATAAATACGATTAGGTACATAAGACTCATATACTCTCTCATTTTTATCTGAATACTGATATTCTCCATTTCCACGAATAAAGAATTTCTTATCAGAATACTTTCCACTGTCAATTACCTTTTTGATGAAATCAATAAAATCCCACTCGGAGATGAATTCGTGCCTTTTCTTATTGCTCTTTTCAAGAGCTTCGTCCAAGGCTGCTTCATCTTCTATATAAAGTTCTTTTAATTCTTCATCCGTAAGATTTTTTCCTTCTCTAATTTTTTCAGCAGCTTTTTCTAGTTTGTATCTACGACCAGGCTTTTCAAGATCAAAGATAAATTTCTTAAATTCTGCAACTTCAGCTAATTTTGGAGAAGTAAGTCTTTCTTTAAAGGGAATCTTCAACGATTCTCCCTTAATCTTATTTCCATTATCATCTACACCACTTTTAGAAAATGTGTATACATAACTTTTTGATTCATCTTCAAATGCCCCACTGCTAACTGTAAGCATATGACGATTATCACCACATGCCACATTAAACATAAGTCTTTTGTTTACCCAACCTGTCTTCGGAAATTTTGTCAGATTAAATGGTTTAAATTTTTCTGTCTCCTTTGGAATACTTAATTTTCCTGTCATTTCAAAATTCATTAAATGAATCCTCCTTATAATATGTAATAAAATTTTTTTGATAACTATATTTGAACAGTCTTGCGACTGGAACACAGAAAATAAATTTATGTAAAAATCTATCTTCAACAGTGATTTTTGAGTATACAAACTCAAGGGTATGCTGTTCTTCCACCCAAACATGAATGCCATCCGCATTTATTTATTCTCTTTTGTCGCGGATTTTATATATTATTCGTGACACTTTTATTTGGAAATTTTGAACGATTTGTTCAAGACCGATTACTTTGATTTAGATTTACATGGCAATAACCATTTAATTCCTTTGTATGGAATATGATAAATAACTTGTCTATCGTGGTTATATAAAATTACATTACCTGAATTATAATTTACTAATTCACCATTAGCCCATCTCTCACCACAACCTTTTTCAATTTCATAACAAACATCGTAGTTCTTATTTAATATTGCTTGAAAAATATCAATGTCTTCTATCTTTCTCACCTCCTCAAAATCCACATGAAACAGTGATTTACAATCAACTTAATTCATCGTGTAATTTTCCACATTTCTTACATCTAAAAATGTGTTTTACTGAACTATGTTCGTCTATAATTTCGTGAGCTATTTCAACATAATCATGTGACTCACATGGGCAGATAAGATTCTCTAAATAAGATATTCTCTGTCTATATTTCAGTTTTTCAACTTCATATTTTGTTCTGTTAATCCACATAAGATTCCCCTATATGTTTATTCTCTATTCGATTTTCATTTTTATTGGAAATTGTGATTCGAATGAATCATAGATTATAAAACAATTCTATATGCAAGTTTCTTCGTAATAAAACCTGATTGGTGTAAGATCATACAAGATAAATGAATGTCATCATATATCAAATCTGTCATTGTGCAATTCGATAAGATACTGTAACCACGCATAGACTTTGACTTAAAATAAACAGCTTCACCATTATATTCTTCAAATGCTTTGCAATATGTATCCCAATCTTCAACTTCAACAATTCGTGACTGATGATCTCTTATTGTGTCATCTTTGTCAATGCTCAAATTTGTCTCAATTATCTGAATCACATTTTTCACCTCTATCTATATATTCTCTGTTTTATGGTTCAATTCTGATAATTTCTTTACCAACCTTCTCAGCATATTTTACGCAATTTGCTGTTCCACCTTTTGAGCCATCCCAAACTGCAATAACTTTATCAGCTAAATCAACCATATACTCATTTCTTTTCTGCATTAACCAAGGCTTATATTCTTCATCAGATACCAACTTGACGATATCTGCTTTAGAAAGAATGTAATTGTATTGGTCAACACTTTCTTTAATCCACTTACAGGAATGATTTTTACAAGGGATTGCACAATGCAGCTTAATATTATATCCTTCGTTTTTTAATTCTAATACTGCCAATGCAAACACCGTATCAACTCCAAGAGCCATTCCTGTAATTGCTTCTGTATAATTATTCTCTTTTAAAATTGATTTGAACTGCTCTTTTAATCTCTGCCAACGTGGATCAGATAGATTATATCCATATAATTTATTTGGTCTGTGACCTGTTACACATATTTTCAATTTTCCACCTCTTCAGGTTCTTCCAAGACTGCGATACTTAAAGTTTCTGTATCACAATTTCTACCCATTCTTGTCTTAAATCCAAGCTCATTCAATTCTTTGTCTAATTTGTATAGGTCATTTTCGTCTGTACTGTAAATCTTACTACCTTTACAAATCTCGACAGCTCTTACATACTTTTTATCTCGCCAAGCCGAACTAATATATAACCATTGGTCTGTATCTACTTTAGATATTTTATTTCGTGGAACTACTGTGAATGGTTTAAGAACTTCTTCAATTTCATTTTTATGTTCTATGTAATTATCTACTGGATCTCGTATCAAATTAAGACATGCTCTACGACCTCTTTTATATTCCATAATAATATTCTCCATTCTGCACCAAGAAATGTCAGATTCATGTACTCTTATTTTACCAATTGCCATTAATACCAACATGACTAGGAAGTACAGTTGTAATTGTTGAGTAATTTCCTGCAATATCGTTATTTATCATATGATATAACTTCAAATAATCATTTACAGATAATTCCTTAATCTTGGTATATAAACTATCCATATTCTTCCATGTTTCGTCATGCTGCTTAACCGTAACTTTCATATCTGTAATCTGTTCCATGAGTTTTTGTCTTTCTTCCTTACGGTTCTCAATCTCTTTGTCCTTCTGAACACAAAACTCTGCAAGTTTCTGTTCCTTATAATTTTTTAAATATTCATCAACTGGATTAACTTCTTCCAACGCTTCTTCATTTTTAATTGTTTCATTCATATATATATTCTCCTTTCGTTCACAAAAAATCGAAAATTACTTCGTTTCTCTCCAACTGATACTGTAATATGATTCATTATATTGATTGCCAGTTTCAATCTTATAACCAAGTTCCTCTAATTTCTTTCGTGTTTCAGGTTTTAAACAACCATCTTCACTGATTGAAAATTTGCCATCTGCAATTGCATCTCTAATTAATTTAGATAATTCTGCTAATTGCTGTGTAGTGCAACTATCAATTACATTGTTTGTCATCTTATTTGCTTCGGATGCAGACGGAATAACATTCTTTGGTGGCTGAACTTCTGGCATAGGTATATTAGAAGTAACAGCATCTTCGCAACAACCTATATCACTACAGCCTATACAAAATTTATAACTTCTACTAGTTATTGGATACTTACAAGTCGTTTGAAATTTCACCTCCTGACTCAGCTAAAAGTTGCTCATACTTTCTTTTTGCTTTGGCTAACTCTTCATTTTTCAACTTCTTTTTTATTTTATCAGCAGTCTCTTGTCTGATTTTTGGATAGTCTTCAAGTAATTTTTTACCATGTTCAATGTCAAAAATAATATGTGCATTAAAATCATCCCAATCTACAGCACCATAAGATCTTAATTTCTCTAAAAACTCATTGTAATCATCCTGTGCTAAATCCCAATTTTCACTATTAACAAACATCAGACAACCAACATTGCCATTATCCCAATGAATATAATAATCATCGTCATTACCTTTATAGTTAGTAGATGAATTTGAGATATTATGACCTTTGTAGATTCTAAAATCTTCAAAATCAATTTTATCTCCCCAATTGAATCCCAACGCTTTTAGCTTTTCACAAGTCTTTAAATATTCATTTGCTCTATATCCATAACCATATTGGCTAGTCTTTTCAAACTCATTGATATATGTTTTCAAGAACTCTATTCTCTCATCTATTGTCATCTTTTTACCTCCACATGAAACCGATATTTACTCATTCTTCGATTCAAATTCTTCAAGCACTTTATAAAATTCACTACCTTTAATTTCTGTAAAACCTGTATCATCGTCTGGTGTAATAGTTTCATATTTTGTTGTAGAAATATTTAAATATAACTTATTCTCATACTCAAACCTTGAAACTGAATACCCACCTAAATGCAATTCCTTGAAATAGTCTCCTACTCGAATGGGATGATTGTTAATAACAATATTATTTTCAATACATAAGTCTTGAAACTCTTTTAAAGTCTTACTGTTAGCTCTAAATTTCCTCATTAACACATCAGAATCGTTGAATAATTTATTTGGTTTCAGTAACTCTTTACCAAATTTCTGATTATTTTCATTGCAATCGGTAATATATAATCTAATATTATGCTTTTCATATTCTTTAAATGGACGATTTACAAATCCATCTCCACCGATATAATATTCATTCCCAGCAATACCTTTATCCTCGAAAAAATTATTTGTTACTATTCTTCTCTCTTCGCCATGTTTTCTATAATCATTAATCTCTTTTAGGAATTTCTCATTTGTTACAATATAAAATTTCTCCATTATTTCACCTCACATTTTTAAAAGAAACGAATCTTTCTTACTCTCAGTTCACATCATTATGTGTTTCGCCATCTGAGTAATAAATGTTCCAATCCTTGAATAACTTAATCAATTTATCATTATCCCAATCATATTCATTGCAATGTGTAATGGCGATTGATTTTTCGTCTCCAAAATTCTCTACATCATCAGAACATCTACTATACAATTCTCTCAAATCAAGTGTTCCATATCTCAATGTATCCTGGAATGGATTTGGTACATTTGTTTTATCAAACATATACTCATTGATAAATCTCTTATTGCATTCAGATGGGAATTTACCAGCACCATGTCTTGTTAAATAAGTACGAGATACATAACAAGTTTCAATATTTATCTCATCATTCCATTCAACGTTTTCAATTATTCTCTTGGGATTTTCTATACCTGTATTAGACGGTGTTAGATGTGGAAAATATTCGGTATTATTCTGATCAAGTAATAAACCTTGTGCAGCTTCAAACACAATATTGTCAAACTGATTTAAGAAATAATTATCTGATATAACCAATGAGTGATTATTCATAAAATCCCAATCATCTAAAAAGTGTTCAAATATACCATTATCAAGGAATATTCTTGACCATTCATCTGTTAATATAATATTCTCTCTTTCAAATTGTTCTAAGTAATATTCCCTGATATGATTATCTACATCAGTTACACCAGCTTTGTATCTTTTTATAGTTTCAAAAATTCCCAATCCACAACTACCATGTTTATTTTTCCCACGATTCTCTTCTATAATCTGGTTTGCCATCATATCAAAAGGTGTTGTCAACATGCAGTTTTGATTGATATAAACATTCGGAATATATCCTAAATTCATCAATTCATCATATTCCTGCTTAAAAATAATTGGATTAACAATAAAATTCTCAGATAAATATGTACTTGCATGATTGAATGTTCCAGATCCAAAATGATGAAAGACATGTCTGATTCCATCAGGAGTTGTTACGGTATGTCCTCTCTGAGCACCACCATTTGAACAAACAACAATACTATTAGGTTTCTGCGAGAAATAATCTGTCATTAATCCTTTTCCACAATCTCCAAAGTTAGCACCTATCACAATCTTAATGTCTTTCATCTTTTAAATCTCCTATCCTACCAAGTAATTCCTTCTGCGTTAGAAGGTGTAGTAACTGTATCTGTTACATTATTCTCTGCTTCACTAACAATAATATCTACAATTTCATTTGTAATACTATCCATAGTCACTCTTCTAAAATGTGTATCATCAAGATACTTTTTGTAAGACTTCTCAATTTCTTCTTCATCCCATCTGTAACCATGATTTACATCTAAATGATAAATGTTAAACTTCTGAGAAGCCTCTTCGTATAAATCCTTAGTCTCTACATCAGACTGAAGGTTATCACCTGTCACCTCTGATAAGCCATGACCTCTACTCTTAAATGGAAGATATGGATTTAACTGCTCATCACCCATTGTAATAATAATTCCTTTTCTTCCACGATTTAAACAATCAAGTTTTGTGTGACGAGAACCGAAATACCATGCTGCTGTGTAGGATTCATAACTGTTTCCACCACCACCAAACTCAAAATAAATCTTGTCAAGCTGTTCAGCAATACGAATATCAGACTCAAACTGTGAAGCCTGGATTGGACAGCTATCACAAGCTAAATCACCAATACCCATAATAAGAAATTCAACATCTGTAACCTTTTCATACAACTTAGTCATAATTACATTTAACTTCTTTGCCACTTCAACGGCAGCCTGTCCCATAGAACCAGTTACATCAAGTGCAAGAATAACAGGGATTGTGTTTGGATGTTCCTCTGTATCGCAACACTCTCTAATAACATTCTTAGGATCAAGTGCAGAATCAATATTTCTCGCCTTAAACATATCTTGATTAGAATAAGAACCGCTAATCATACCATCCGTTGAAACACTCATACCCTTTGTTGTTGAATAACTTACATAGCTATCTCTTGTCCATGAACCGCATCCCATATTATGCTTCCTCCTCTTCGTCTACTTCTGTATCATCGTCATCATTGCCACTCATATCAAAGTCGAACATTCCGTCAAACATGTCACCCATATTTCCACCCATCATCATAAATGGTAACATAGAACTCATTCCACCATTTCCATTCATCATGCCAGTAGAGCCATTGTCACCTTTCATCATCTGAGAAAGCATCATATACTTTAAGATATTGTTTGTGCCTTTCTTACCCTTGATAATGTCACTACCAAACATTGAAACAATCTTGCCATAAAAATATGTATTGCCCATAAATACATGTCTTTCAGGAAGTATAGTTTCAATTGTTGAGTCCTCATAATTAATGACCGTAATCTTTGTCTTATCAGCTTCAATAACACATCTAGGCTTGCCATTTACAAGAATAATGTCACCCTTCTCTACCTTATTAGTTGGAATAATAAAGAAGAATTCCTCTCCAATATCAAATACAAAGTTACTACAGTTTGTGAGCTTGCCAGTCTTGATGTTATATGTCTTATAACCACCATTTGTCTTAACTGCAATTCCACCATTCATAGAAAGTCTACACATTCCACTTCCTACCTTGCCAAACATACCATTTAAAAAATTGTTCATCATATTTATTTCCTCCTATGATATAAAAATTATTGTTTACAATTACTTATTCTCTCAATTCATCCAACACTCTCATTAAAACGTGTCTTGTAAGATTCTTAACATCACCACTATATAATCCACATTCAATGTCACAAGCTTTTAGAACTTCATCAAGTGTTTTATTCCTTTCTTCACTCAGTAACCTCTTACAATGCTCATACTGAATATCATTTGTCTCATAAGCATTTCTGAGATTACTTTCTAAGCAGCGAATAATATCAATCAGTTTATCTTTTGTTATAGATTTTAATGTACTGTCGGAATATGTTTTTCTTCCATCACCTATCGCCATGTTCCACCTGCTTAAACAATCTAGCTGGAAATTCATCTATATCGCCATCTTTATAAGCTTGTTCTTCACCAACCCAAACAATTTCGATATTATTAGGATTAAAATTCGATCTACCAATAAAATAAGCCTTCTTACCTTTTTTATAAAATGTTGTATCCTCAATTAATTCAATAATATCTCCTCTTTTCATTCTTTTCCCTCCGATTTTCATAATACTGTTTTATCAATTAGCTATCCTATATAGTCATTCTCCTATAATTAATTAAAACATCATTTATCTTATCCACCAATACTATTGGATCACTTGACATACGACATACAAATTCATCATTATAATAAACTTCATATACATCATCATATTCCGGTTTTCCCCAACAATCGCATCCATTTTCGACTTTAGTTCTCTCTCTATGAAATATATTAATCACCTCCCAAGAAAGAAAAATTTCTTACTAATCTAACCACCTATTATCTAAATAGTAGAACCCAAATACCATTCCACCAATTAAAATTATCCAAAAGATCCAGAAAACAATCACACCTACATTAGACTGTAAGTGGTCTACTGTATCATTGATATTCATATCTTTATAAAATTCCGTCTTATTGATTGTATGGTTATCTAACTTTGTAAAAATTGTTCCTGTATACTCTGTTTTGCTACCATAATAGACATATCTAACATGATAATCGCCATCAATCGTGTCAATATAATTCTCATATGGTTTATAAATTTGACCATAATCGAATTCAATTCCAAGAAAAGTTACTTTATCACAATGTTTGTTATCACTGTCATATAAATCCCAAGTCCAATATTCCTCTTCGTGACTACCAATTACATTACCATCATCGTCATACTCATATACCGTTTTTGTATGCTTTGTGTAGTGTTCCTCATCTTTTTCTACACTCATATATTCTCCACCAATTTCAGGATATGTAACTGTATCTACTGCTTTCAAATCACCATATACAAACGCATTACCAACATTTGTGTCCATTCCATATTGGAACATTTCTTGACTTTCTATCTTAACAGCTTTGTTATAAATTTCATTTTTATCCATTTGATATTCTGAAATCTTGGAAGAAATCAGAATACCAAACAGAATCATAACTGCAATGATAGAAATACTAGCCAAGATTTCACGTTTTGTTATTTCAAAATCGCCAAAATCAAAACCTTTTCTACCATATCTCATAGACTAATCCTCTTTAAACAAATCCTGTGGAGCATCAACGGGTGCATTGTAATCCAAATACTCATATTCATGTACTTCATATCCAAGCAATCCAAGAAACTGTCTTGTAGGGAACTTTCTCACATATCGCTTGTATTCCTTAATCTGTTTATTGTAATTGCTGCGATACTCTGCAATCATATTCTCTGTCATAGATAACTCATTCATAAGAGTCTTATAGTTCTCATTGGACTTCAACTCAGGATATGCTTCTGCAACTGCTGTAATAGCTGTTGTTACATTCTCAATATCTCCTGTTGATCCACGACCATCTGCAACTGCTGTCAATGTATCAGCTTCATGTTTGTCATACTGTTTTACGCAATCAGCAAGGTTATATACAAGGTCAACTCTTCGCTTGTCCTGTACCTTAATATCTGATGACGCTGTATTTACCTGCTCCTCAAGTGCAATAGCCTTATTCTGTGAACTCTGTACACCAAATACAATCATCAAAATAACTGCTAATACTCCTACGCCAATAATTACTGGCACTTTCCAATTTGTGTTCTTCATTTAAAATCTCCTTTATATGTAATATTTTTATATTTTGAGATTCTAAAAGCCTTATTTTTTCAAGACTTTCGTAACCTCTCAATTTGTTATTCTCTGTTAAACTCTTTTCTTAATGCCTTAACAATTCTTTTTTGACACTTGGGACATATATCAACAACTTTAGGTCTGATTCTTGCTCCATATAAATCATCATTATATGTCTCTCTTGGCATAATATAGTTTGTTTCTTCACATTCAGAATGACAATAATCGCATTGTCTTTTAAATGTACCATCAACATATAAATTCATATTTCTACTCTCATTCGCATTTAACACCAATAAATTCCAAGACCGTTTTCATTCCAAGCCCACCTTCAGATACAGGCTTCATACAATACTCCCAAATCTTAGGATGTGTCTGCTTTAGCATCTGAAATCTATTCGGTTCTTTCTCTAAATGACAACCATATGCACAGAACATACAGCCTGTACGACTATATCCTGTAGTATAATATTCTCCTTTTTCATTCTGCTTTATTTCACCATATACAGACGGGTAAGGAAGGTCGTATCTCACTATAAATTTAAGTACATCTTGCTCAGTCCAAAAACTCATTGGCTGACTGCTTGGATTTTTCTTATCAAATGCATTACATCCATTATGTAACCACTCTGTTTTTCTCTGCTTACTTTCACAGGTCATTGTTGCAACTAATGGCATAAGTCCAGACTCTTTTGTAAAGCGATGGGCTGGTCGTTTCTTCATAATATCACAACATTTATTTGATACTTTAAATGGTGCATCTATAACAAATTTCCACTTTCTCATGTCATACATTCCTGTTTCTCTGCCATCAAAACATCTTGCACCCCAACAGTCTTGCCCTAATCTCTGAACATCACCAATCTGTCTACTGATATTTTTACTAAGAATTGGATATCCTTGATTAAGAATCACATCCTTAAATATTATTCTCTTTCCTTTTCTGTCTTTTGGTGGATCTATAATTGTTTCAACTACTAATGGTGGAAAATCTTCTGAACCAGGAAATTGCTTCATCAGCCAATCTCCATAAGTTTTGACATGTTCTCTTAATTCAGGAAATTCCAATCCTGTATCAGAAAACCAAAGAACAAGCTTACACTTAAATAAGTAACAAACTTGTGCAGCTATGTATGCAAGGACTGTACTATCCTTGCCACCTGAAAATGACACATAACACTTTTTATTATAATGTACATACCATTCCATAGTTCGTGCTTGTGTGACACCAACTTTTTCATTAAGAGACATACTCATAAGACGAACTAAATCGGCTTTTGTATGTTTAAACTCTAATGAATTAGTATTTTTATTGTTTGTAGCCATAATCTCTTATTTTTCATAGAGATTGCGCAATCTAAATTACCTATAGGTTTACTATTTTTACCTTTCTGTATTATAAAATCATTGATTTTCCTAGTGTTTGCAACCACTATAAGAAAATACTATTTCTTCTTGTTACTGGGATTCCTATAGCCGAATGGCTTAGATATGATTAACTGTTACATAATATTATTCTCTGTTAAAACAACGCACAACCGTCTCTTTTGAACGATTCAACATACTTATTCCACTTATCATCATCCATCTCATATAATTTCTTGAAGCATTTCTTACACAAGAACTTCGACACATCTCTTCCGTGGAATTTCATATTCATTGCCAGCGTTGTTTTATCTTTTATTCTCTTTTCACACTCATCACAATACTTATTGAAATATTGTCTTGCTACTTTCGTATCACCAACATTCAATCCATTGTACTCAGCAAATTCCTGAATAACCTCATCAGTTGGTTCATCTCTGAATGTTCCACCATTCCAAGCTTGTGTGAGATATTCATCAATGGTGCAATTCATGATTATCCACTTCTTATTTGCAATGAAGTCTTCTTTTAAGATGTTTCTCCATCTCTCATAAGCCTGTGGATACCAATACTTGTCCAAAATCCAAGTAGACTTTGTATAGAATGGACACGCAATATTACAACCACAACGAGAATAACCCTTCTTATACTTGGAATTTATCTCAATGTTTTTCCAAATTGTATAAAGCCATACATCCATTTCTGACCATTTTCTAATAGGAAGAATACCTTGCCAACGGGTCTTGCCCCACTCCTGCTCATTTATCCATTCATCCTGATAACCACTACGAGTATTTGATTCTTCATTTCTCATTCCCATCCACATAAGATACGGATGGTCGTGGTCGAGCTGTGATACCATAACTCCAACCTTAAAAATCCTACAGCAAAATCTAGCGAATCTCGTGGGTATCATGTGATCTGATTCTACATATTGGTAAAATCCCTTCTCAGGATTCATAATCTCACAGTTAGGGAAAGTCTTAACCATTCTATATGTATCTGCACAGTCAAGCGATGTATTATTAAATATTGCTTTTGTTTCTGGATATAATTTTCTGACTAGATGACAGGTAAGCATTGAATCCTTACCCATAGAAACAGGAATTATTGAAGTGTATGTATTAAACTTCTCTGTCTTTTCTTTGATTAGTTCTAATGAATCAGCTTCAAGCTGCGTTAGATGTTCTTTCTGCAATTCGATTAAATCTTGCCAACTTGCTAAATCCACATCTGATATATTGTCATAGGATTTCAATTTGGTACAATCCAATCTTTCATTGGGAAAATTTTGGATAAATAACAGTATAAATGGTAGTTGCAAATGCCATAAAATCAAAGAAAGGAAAAGATAATCCTAGGTAAAAGGTTATGTACATAACACTCAGGTATATGAGTGAACCCAATTTACAATGAGTATCTTATATTTTTGCGAGATACGACTAAACAGCCATTAGAAGATCTGAAAGAAGGCTACTTTTGGCTAGATAAATCCATTATCAAAGGATTTGATAAGCAAGGAAATGAACATAAATTCTATCGAGTGAAGATTGAAAATTCGCTTGAAAGATTGGTTTACTGCGAAACCACTACTTATTCTTCTTTACAGAAGTGTTATTAACTGACTTCTGAATGTTCTTCATAAGCTGAATATTATCGTTAATCATAAGTGCTAACGCCTGATCCTCAGTAAAACCAACATTTACATATGCATCAAACATATTCTTCTTGGTTCTCGCCTGAATTGCAGGATATTCAGTATTCTCAGAATAATCCTTTGCAATAATCATGAGTTCCTTCAGGACATCATATACAGGCTCTTTGTACTTTGTAATGTATGTCTTTACTACCTCTCCTAAACTTTCTGGGTTTTCTGCTAATAATCTTAAAATTGTTTCCATGTTTAATATTCTCCTTTAATTTTTTTATTATTCTTCAAACTCACAAGTGTCACATGTCGAGAAATACTTATCGTGATCTATGCAGCATTGTGGTCTGTTGTCGTCTTCATTGATTCCAGTAATATCTTTGACAATCCCTTTGTCGAGAACTTCATTAAAGAAATCTATAACTTCTTCTTCGCCATTAAATGCGTACTTTTCATTCCAATATCTGATGTGTTTCTCTAAGAATTTAATCAAATTCTTACTGAAGATATCTGTTGGATATTCATATGTAATTTCATGTACCTTGCCATTTAATGTCTGCTTTACATTCATCTGCGAAGTAGAAAAACCAAAAAATTCAAACTCAACCTCCAATACTCCCATTTCTTCTGTCTTAAAACGAGTAGACAGATTATAATTCATCCAATCATAATCATTCAGTGTTAGATATGTATTGGTTCTATCATCTTCAATTTCATTGCTAAAAATCAAATCTTCACTTCTAATCTTTTTCAAATTCATTTGTGCTTGTCCTTTCGTATATATTATCCGACACCTGCAAATTCTCCATAATATTTCTGTCTCATTTCTTCTGCAAACTTTCCAGCTTCTTCAAGTTGGTCTTTAGAGAAAGTTCCTAAAACGACACATTTTTTATTTATTTGTATTTGCACTGTCCATTTTTGCATCTCTTTGTTCCAAGATACATTTCTATAACCAGAATTATTATTTATGTTCTTTCCTTTTCTGTTTGTTAAGTTGTTTTTATTGGAAATTATTCTGAGTTTAGACTTTCTATTATCAAGAGTATTATGTTCGATATGATCTACATATTTTGTAGTATTCATTATGAATTGATGTAATGATACTATTTTATTTCTTGGTTGTCCGTTTTTACCACCTAAATAAACGGTTGCAAATACATAATAGCTTTTAGTATTTTTTAAATATCTTGAATACCATGTATATGGAAAATTAATTACTCTTTCCAAATCTTCTAAATCTATAATTGTCCAAAGACTTTCTTTGCCATTTCTTCTTTGTAATTCGATTTTTGCTATTTGGTGTTCTTCATCTACTATATAATTATTTCCTTTCTTTTTACCGCCTGCTATAATTATCACCTCTTTTCATAAAAATCAGAAGAGTTGTTGCTTTCTTGTGAAGTTATCTATAATTCATTCTTCTCTCAACTTCCTTGTCATTTTCTTCATCGTTGAAATATTTGTAAGCAAGAGTCATAGGATAGTTAGAATCTTTTGCTCTGTCCCACATCATAAATTCGCACCAGTTCGGCTCTTTATACCCTTCTTTACTATCATTACACCAGCTTGGATCTTCAAATAATCCATCGAAAACACTCTTAAATGAATACTTTTTTCTCTGAATATTTCTATCTTTGATAACAGTTGACTTATCATATCCTTTAATTTCTACAAGAACATCTTCACAGCTTACTCTTTTACAAAGTCGCACAAACCATTTCGTAAATTCTCTGTAAGTCTGTTCAAATTCTCTGTCTCTTAAAGCTGCATTTACAACAAGGATATATTCGTCTTGCGTGTGTAACCATCCTCTGCTACGACTCTTATATCCGTATCTATCTATTAAATTATTTGTCACCTCGCCAAATTCATCACATGAACACGAACTGTTATGACCATTTTTCTGAATGATATATACATTCATATCGCCTTCAGAGCCTGTTACTCTTGGCAGATGATTTAGCACTGTTTCAAGAATATATCTCTTCTCAGGCTGTGTTCTACCCATAGGACGAACTGTTATTGTACCGTTGATATAAGTCCAATACGACATTTTTTCTTACCTCCTTGTTTTAATATTCTCTCTTTGCGATCAAAAGAAACCTGAATTTACTGTGACTCTACTTTCTATTTACCCATTCCTTAAACTCTTTAAAATCATCCTTTGTCATTACAACATCAGAATAATAGAAATCCTTATTACAAATAATCGCCCAAATTTTCTTCAACTTCTCAAAGAATGGTCTTTGCTGAGTATAAAAATTACCGTTTGTATATGTTAAGAAAGCATAATCCCCATCTTCATAATCATGAATCTTAAGGTGAATACCTTTATCACATCCACATTTACAGCTTACGATTAACTCATCATCTTTGAAATTTTTAAATACTGCCATAGTAATATTCTCCTTTCCACTCATCCAACCAATAGAAGCTGTCAATCTGTTTATCAAGTTGTCCAACCTGCTCTCTTAGTTCAAATTCTTTCTTCTTACTATCCGTTCTCTGACACTTCTTCCACAATTCTTTACGCTGCTTAGTTAATTCATTGTATTTATCCGATATATCAATCTCATCTACGACTGAAATCTCAATCTTCTCTCCACAATGAGGACAGAACTGGATTGGATAATTGTCTGTTTGTTCGTATTCATCTCCCCAAGAGGTAAATGTTTCAGTATATGAAGTACAAAATTGAGGAATTATATTATCATCTGAATCTCTTGCTACTAATCCAAAAGTATCGTTGCATACTAAATCTTCACCTGTAAATACAATAGTCTTATCATTTTGAATTTCATCACAGCAATAAGTGAACGGCTTATGCTTATATGTACAAGTATCATTGAATTTTAATTTGATTAATTCTATCTTCATATATTTATTCTCCTAATTTGTCTTTAAAAAATAATCTTCTCAATGTACAAATATCTTTTGGAATTGAATCAATATCATCGACATCATGCAACTTTCTTACCCATGCATAATACTCATTAGCAATAGGAGTTGTTAAAGCAGATGTCTTTTTAATATATCCATTTCTAATAGCTTCATGTGAAATTGCTCTCATAAACTTCCAAAAGTTATAATATGCAAGCTTCAGTTTTGTCATATATCCAACACTATCTTCGATTACAAATCCCTCAATTTTTCTACCATTGTATTCATAATCCTCTTCGAGAATATCATAGTACCAATCATAAAAATCCTGCCAATTAGCAATCTCAAATGCTTTTTCTTTTGGAGTTAATCCAAGCTGATGAGCAATATCACACATAGTTTCATAATCATATTTAGCAAAATCCATCTGATTATAAACAATATCTAATAGATATAACTTACTTTCAGGATATTCAATAATATGCGGATCATTTTTCATATCAACATTTTCAAATACAAATGACACATTATTATCTTTCGCATACTGTTTCATTTTTTCTCTATTTTCTTCTGTAATCTGATTGTAAATAGCTTCTTTGAGCCATTGTGCAAACTGACTGTCAATAGTAGATTTACTTGCAATAAATAAATCATCATTATATTCGTCATAACTTACAATTCCCAAATAACCATTTTCTTTTACATACGCTGTAACAGGAAACTGTAGCTTATGTTGTAACATATCAAGTTTTGTTTCGGGACGCTCATTGATATTAAAAAACTTGTCATATGCCCTTGCTGCCACTTTACCCTTAAATGTATCAAGGTACAAACCTCTTGCTTTTATAGTCTGCTCATCCCATATCTTGTCGTAGAAGGCTTTGCTTGTAAAATTAAAAGAAGAGATGCTACCAAACTTCTTTTCTTGGATATATCTATTTGCTCTTAAAGAAATTATTACATCGGCAACAGAACTATTTGTTACACTCTGTTCTTCTCTCATTTCAGGCGTTTTGAATACTTCATTATGAACTTCTACTTCGTGCATACCATCTTTATCAAGTTGGACACATCTTAAATCTCCACCAAATTCAACTCTTCCTTCAAGATTAAATACTCTATCATTCACACGAATTGGAACTTGTTTAGTGTTTCTATGACCATGAATCTGATAGTAATTTGATGGCATTTTTTCAGTGAATGTTTCTGCAATTTTTTCAAAATCATTGTAATTACCAACTCCATGAATCATCTGATCTGTTGCAACGAATGTAAGATTATCCGGCAATACACTTAAACCTGCATGAGTTACTAAATAAATATTCTCTCCATACTTATAATAAGCACACTGCCCAAATTTTCTATAAAGCTGACGAACATCTTTTTTATCAATCTTCGCGTCTTCTAACTGTGGCTTTGTTACAAGTTCAAATTCTTTAGACTTACCTGCACAACCATTAGCCCATAACCAAAGCCATCTTTCGTGATTTCCTTCAAGCATAAGTACATTCTTCTTATCTTTAATAGAAATCAGATACTTAATAACATCAGCATTTTCAATACCTCTATCTACATAATCACCACAGAAGATGTAAAATTCATCATCTTTGATACCGCCATTGTCATCAATATATTTTTTTAAAGCTGTATGACAGCCATGAACATCTCCAATATGATGAATTTTTTTATATTCGGATAAATCAAATAACTTCATCCAAATTGAATCTAATTTATCTGGTTTAATTACTTTAATACCAGACGGAATTTTCTGAGTCTTGAAACGTGAATACATTTTGTCGATTGCTGCATCTGGGACTCTCTTTAATTCTTCTCTACTAGCGTTTCTTCTTTTTACTTCGTCAATTGGAATGTCAGTAAAATCGACACAGTACATTCTATATCTATATGTTTCACACATCTGCTTATATCTGTTTATCTCAGATGTTTTTGAATTTGTAGTATCAATGACTGTAAACTCGCCTTTCTGCATACGAATTTCAAGCAAATTAAATAATGTCTTCCAAACGGTTTTATCATTACTCTGACTAATTCCTACTGTTCCATCAGGCTGTAATACTGGACTCTGACATAGTAATCTAATATCATCTGCTGATAATGCATATGGCTTTAATCCATTCTGCTCAATCCAAGTTGATTTCCCACAACCGGCAGAGCCTCTTAATAAAAGTAATACTCTCATATGTATCCTCTCTTTCTATTTTCTATGTATATTTTCTCTTATCTCAACTCGATTTCACCGAATTTTAATGTGTCATCTTCAAACATTTTGTTGCCCTGATATTTGCCTACAAGACAACCCTTAAACGACCTTACAATACCAGTTGCTGCTGATACGAATTTTAATTCCTGCTCAATTGGCTTAATTAATGCATCAAGTGTCTCTTTATTTGCAAATATATAAGGTTCATGCCCTTCTCTATATACGAATTCTGCAATTTTCGTATTTAACTTATTAACATTTATCTTATCTACTATTGAAAATTTCTCCATTTATTGTTTTCCTTTCCAAAAGAAATAACTTCTTTTTCTGTCTTTTGTTCATATTGTTATTCTCCTTCGAATATTACTTTTATTGGCTTTATAGCTTCGTAATTTGTTGGTATAAGAAGCACTTTGTCATTTCCAACCTGATTTTTAAATATTTTTGGAGCTTCAACAAATGTAACTCTTTTTGACCTATCACTATCCAGCCACTCTTTAAACTTTTTAAGATTTTCTTTTTCAGAAATTGCAGCACATGGACTTACTTTATCTATTAACTCTAAAAATTTTTGTCTTTCATCTTGTGATAACTCCATATTGCTATCCTCCATTCTTTACTACATCAAACTTAATTGGCAACATAGCAGTGAATCTACTCTGCATCCAAGGTTTTTCTTTTGTTGCAAATTCATCACCAAATTCTTCTGCCAATACAAAATCTCCGACAGTATAGATGATAGAATATCCAGTTAAATCTTTTGGAATCTCCTTATTTACATTACAGGTTTTAAGATGCATCATTTTATCTATGCACTCACCCATTAAATCTTGAAAGAATACAAACGTTCCATCACAATTGCAACGTTGCATTGTGAAATATTCAAAATCTGCATCTGGATCATGCTTAATAATTATATTGAAATAGGGCTTATCGTCTTTAAGAAAAGGTACATCTGCTAAAATTGTTCCATTTTTGGTGTAATTAACAACCGTAAATAACTCTCGTACATCCTGTTCAATCATGGATTCATATTTATTATTCTTCATGCCATTGCACTGACCTGATGCAATTCGTTCTTTTACAAATTCTAATGATTTACTCATATAATTCACTCTCCTATTCATATACTGGTAAGTCATCAATAATATTTTCAATCATCTTATACATTCTCTTTCCCCATTCTTCCGTAAGAGACTTTTCAACCCAATCACATAACCCCTTTTTATTCTCTTTAAAAATTCTTGGGAATGCTTCGTGATGATCGCAAGCTTTTATTACATAATTATATGGACTTGAACCTGTATAAAGATTCATCATTTCCAACGTGAAGAAATTTATCCATTCATCTGCACCTGAATAACTGCAAATAATTTTTTTCTGTCTATAGATAATTTCTGAAGCTTCTGATGTTAAACAAAATACTCCACAATTTTTATCAAAATACATATATTTATTAATTTCAATAATGTTTACAATATCTTCCATTTTTACCTCCTCAAAAGAAACGTGGTTTTCCTTGGCTTTTTCAATTTACTGTACAAATAGCTCAACGCTCGATAAATCATCAGCATTAAGCACAATTTCTTCATTGTTGTACATTGCTCTTACTTTATTCTCTGCATCTTCTTCATTATCAGCTTCTACCTCTACAATTCTACTTAATAATTCTTCTATATTAACTTTGTATTTCATATACACCCTCCTAAATCAATACAAGTTTTGTATACTCAGGTTTTAGATTACTCTTGTGCCAAACAGCGTGCATATATTCAATAGAATCTGTACTACCACGTTTAGGTATTCCATCTTTATCAAAAATCGTATATCCATCTTTATCTTTCTTATCTGTAAAACCAATTCTGATATGATGTACAAAAGCCCATTCAGGCATATATTTTTTAAAGAACCATTCTCTTGATTGACTACCAAAGAAATTAAGTCGAAGTAACATAATCACATATCCATCATTATCTACATCCTGCAACGCTTTTTCTATAATATCCGTTGCAATAGCAAATGGTGGATTTGTAATAATGATATTAGGTTTGTAAGGTAACTTTTCCTTTAAATAATCACACTTATTTTCAGCAAAACTATCTTCTCGTAAATCATATGTATGTATTTCACAATCCCCATAAATATTCTTAATGGCTGTTGGATAGCTCATAGGGTGATATGCATCTTTGTCTGTTTTGGGATTACCTCCTGAAGTTGGATCAACGATAATAGAATTGTTCCAGTTTAAAGGAACAACTTTTTGAAATGATTTTAAAAATAATTCAATATCACTAATAGGAGTGACATAATAATCTGCAATATGCTCATCTCTTGCATTACTTCTATTTGTACTACTCAAATTTGTTCACCAATAGTAGCTGCGCAGCTTTACTCACATGTGAACGTTTTTCCTTTCCTTTGTTTTGTAATTACATTGTTATATTCTCTGTTACTTAGTAAATAATGAATGTTGTTTTTTCTTTAATTCATCAATTTCACTTTGAATCTTTTTATATTCCTCAACTTTATTTATTTTATGTTCTATTGGTTTTTTACTCCATTCACGAATAATACCACCTGTTACAAAACCACCATTATATAAATAACGCACCTTATTTTTCTTATTTGTCCATTGAGAACAACCAATAATCTCCAAATATGAACTTTTAATTTGTAAATCTCCATGACTATTTTTAAATATTTCATGAACGCCAAAAAGGTTTTCTACAGTATAAGGATCATTTTTTATACTTAATATAGCACGAGTATCATAATATATATTTAATAATGGTTCTATCCTTACATAACAATATGTTTCATTTGTATCTGATTCATTTCCATATCTCAATTTAATACCTCCATAGGAAACCAAAAATTCTTGTTATTTTTTGTCCAAATAAACTATATTATCTACATTATAGTGAAACCCACCTATCTCTCCATTAAACCTACCTTTGACATACCACGCATAAGGACTGATACCTTCATTCATTTTCTCTGCAAGTTCATCAGCTTTTCTTTGATGTTCATCAGCTTCATTTTGCATAGATATTTTTTGAGAATCCCATATAAGATTTGGAATTGTATCTACACACTTTCTATACATCTCAGACTCTTTTATATATTCTCTTATCACTTTTGTCATTTTGGGAATATTGTCTTTTAATATTGGTTCATTGCTAAGTCCATATGGATATAGGATTAAAACACTTCTGTCTATACATTCCATAGATATTAATTCTTGTACACAAGACTTTGGTTCTATCAAATTATCACCTCCCAGATATTTATTCTCTTATTTCAAATAACTTTTCTACTGCTTTAACTCGCTTTGTATTGTCAATCGTTCTTTTGACTTCCTGTTGCCAAATACATTCCCATTCTGAAGGAGCTTCATGCTCACTGACTAAGACAATATTCCTCTCACTCATCTTCTCAGCCCAATTCCAAAATCTGTCATAATCAAAGTTCTTACTTGATCCATATTGTTTCGTACCCTTATATGGAATATCGCAATAAAATAAGCAGTCAACTTTATCAGAATATAACTCTTCATAATCTCCACATTGGAATTGAATATCTTCTAACCTTGGAATTTGTTCAATTAAATTTTCTTTTGCCTCTTTATAATAATTTCTTATTATGATATGGTCTGTTGTTTTACTCTTTGAATAATTTGTTTTTGCAAATCCACCATCATAAAATCTGCCATTATAACTTCCAAGAAAGCCGATAGCACCGATATACCAATCAGGATATGTATTTAATCCTTTATTAAAACATTCCCTTACTTCTGAATAATGTTCCCTTGTTAATTCATCTGGAAATTCAGTAATTTCTTGTACATTCTTCAGCAATGCAATCAAATATTTTTGATTATCTGATGCGATTTTTGTATCACACTGAACTTTGTCGATTACATTACAACCACCGCAAAATGGCTCTATGTATGTTTTGATATTATAATCTCGCAATCTTTCTTGAATAATCGGTAAAATGTTATCAACTATTCGAGACTTTGAACCCATATATTTCATAAATTACTTGGAGTAAGGAATTCCTTCTTGTGTACACGAACCTCGTCTCCTTTCATTATTTATTTAAACTCTATCTTGTTTCTTTTTAATACCTTAACTGCCTTATCATAATCAGCTTCAGCTACCTTGATATTTTTCATCTTAGTTGGTTTTGGCTTAATCCAATGACGACATTCTGTAATATCTTCGTCATGCCACATCAAACCGCTTTCACAATATTTGTGCCATTGACAGTCATTATTGCCACAGTTACTCATTTATGTATTCTCCCAATCTAATGCCTGACCGCATTGATCACAATATTTAATGTCGGTATCTTTGTAGCCATCGTCACACAATAATTCTCCGCAAGTAGGGCAATACCATTCAAACGGAATTCTCTCTCCGCTATTTTTTACTTTCTTTGGTATCTGTTTTTCAAGCGCTTGTATTGCCATTCCATAAGCATTTTCAAAAGAACATCCCCATGAAGTATCACATGGAATTGCTTTGCCAAGTTCATTATAATCATATTTTAGTTCTTCAATAGCTTCATTCTCTGTCATTTACTTCTCCTTTATAATCAGCAATTCTCTTACTTCCAACTTCAAAAAAATCCTTGTCCTTCTCAAAACATATGTAATTTCTACCTGTATTCAAAGCTGCAACTGCAGTTGTGCAACTTCCTGCACATGAATCAAGAACTAAATCTCCTTGATTGGTGTAAGTTTTAATGAAATATTCACAAGCTTCAACAGGCTTTTGGCACTGATGCAAACTACTTTTCTGAGTATCCCACTTGAACTGCAGAATATCTCTTGGATATCTTTGTGTACTACCACCGCCTGAAATGCCAGTCTTTGTAGCACCATAACAGTTACCATCTGTCGTATGCTTTGTATAAGAATGAACAGGCGTATGTCCTTCTGTCATTTGTGGATTGTATGTAGGGAGTTTCTTATAGAAAATCAAGACATTTTCGTGTGCCTTCATAGGCATTTTCTTAGCGTTTAGATGACCAGTTGCTTTGGTCTTTTCGATAATCCATTCGTAGCGATATAGCTTTTCATTACTACAAGCGAGCCTCTTATCAAATGGTGATTGCGCCCATAATGCAATGCAACCATTATCTTTGATAATTCGATTGTAATGAGTCCATAAACCATCTTTTTTGTTCTCATAAAACCAATCTCTTGTATACTCAAGACTACTATTTGTTACTTGAGCCAAATTAAATAGATCTGTTTCATAGAAATATTGTCCTGATAACTCGACATAATCATTTAACGGCATTTCACATTCCCAAGAATTATTAGTCGTATTATAAGGTGGATCTGTGAAGATGAAATCGACCGATTTATCATCAATCTTTTTCATACCTTCAAGGCAATCTTCATTGTATATTTTATTAATTTCTAACATTTCTTACTCAGAGCAAATCCAGATTTAATGCTGCAGCAAATCTCTTGCTCCTTTCAATGTATTATTCTCTTCTTATATGTTATTTAACAAATCAGTAGCATCAATCTGAATAAACAAGCTATTTGCTCTAAAACCATTTTTATCAGAATTTTTCAATTCATCTATTTCTTTTTTTAATAAAAGCTTTGGAGAAAGCTTTTTTAATTTTTCAAAAATCACTTTGCCATCTTCATCATCTTTTAATACCTTTGTGATTTTTAAATGTCCATTAATAACATATACTTTATTATATTTCTCAACGTCTTTTACAAATAACGAATTGGTTACACCACATGAATATCCACAGCTTCCATCTTTATAATACTCATAATCTATATATCTAATTGGATATACTTTTCTCATATCAACCATTGGAACTTTTTCAAAATTCAAATTGCTTGGAGATATTGATTTAAAATCATTCATATCTTTCTTATTTCTAAAAACACCAACTGGTTGCATATAATCAATCCCATCATACGTTTCAATTCTGTAAGCTATATACATTTTCTACCTCCTAACTTCCTATGAAACTTCGGATTCTTGTGCTTACTTTTTGTCTGTAATCTCAAACGGTACAATTGACTCTGGAATATAATTAACCTCATACTTGTACTTATTGACTTCAGCACCACCCAAATCTTCAATGACATACATTGTATCTTCATTAAGTCCAATAATATGTCTCTTATATGTACCGTCTTCCATCTCAACAACGAGAGTCACCTGATCATCCGTTGCATCTTCTCTACTAAATGCACCAATCATTTCAAACTCAACCTTATCAGTACGAGTATTGATTACTGCAAATCTTCTAAGAATATTAAAATTCTCAGCTTCCTGTTTCATATTGTATGTAACCTTACTTGATTCAGTCTCAAAAGCACATCCAGTTAATGATGCTGCTACCATTCCCACTGCTAACATTACTGCTAAAATTTTCTTCTTCATATAATTTATTCTCCTTTACTATATCCTGTCTCTTCAAGGAACTTATCAAATTCCTCTTTTGTCATATTGTTTGGATAATATCTGTCAACTACCATATCAAATGGCTTCAAATAATTATCCAATACATCTTCAGCATCTTCTTTTGCTTCTTGCATTTTCATATTGATATAATCTTCTCTTGTCATATTCCATGCTGTAGGACAATCTGTGACAGTCGAAAATCTACAATATAATCCATTGGGCTGTTTTGATACAAATCCTGCCATTGTTATTCTCCTTTAAATTTGATACCATTGCTTTTCATTACGCTTAACAATTCTTCTAATGATCTTCTTCCAATGTCTTTCCAATGAATAATGTCATTAGATGTGTAATTGCTCATATCTTCAATATTTTCAATTCCATGTTTATGTAAAATTGTATATAATCTAACCGAAATATTCATTTCTACAATTTTCATATATCGTCCTTTCTTCTTATGAATCCAATTTCTTATGCACAGTTGCCCAAAATATTAAGTACCTTTTCTTCACATTCATCTTCGTTCATATCTGTAATCAAAGATACTTCTTTCATTAATTGCTTGAAATTTGCCATAATAAATTGATAATCTTTAACATCTAAATTTTCATTTATATCTTCTCTCAAGTTATTCTTATTAAGAATACTTCTGTCAATATATACCTTTTTATTTAAACTATCTTTCAGCACAACAATATCCGACTCAACTAATTCTTCGTCTACATTAAGTGCTTCAATTGCTATGGATTTTGTTACCATTAAATCTCCGATTGAAAACACATTATGGTCAAATCCAATTATCCTACTAATCATATCAAATAACATCATTGCTCTACTTTCCTGATTGGAGAGTTCCGTGTTAGATAAATAACCTTTCACTACGACATCTTCTTTTAATTCAGAAATGTGTAAAACATTATCTGATTCCTTCATTGTTTTTAAAATTGAAGTTTCAACATCATTTCTACTCACAATAATTTTCAAATCATAATGTTTTGCTATATTCAATTTATATTCATACTGTTCGACTTCATTAAAGGCTATAAAAAATATTGGTTCTTTTTCTTTTAAAATTACTGAACCTTTCTGCTCAATCAAATCTTGTTCTTTGATTTCTGGAATTTCTACATACCCATCTCTACTTGAATAAGATCCTTCATGATATATACGTCCCTTCGCCTCGTTAGGTCTATTCTGCAATTCAGGGATTATTGTTACTTCTTGCACAAGCTGTTCATTTTGTGAGGCTGCTTCTTTTCTTAAAAACAATTCATATCCTTTAAAACTATCAATATTTTTATCTTTTCTTCTTGCAACCGCCACCCCTTTTAAATATTTTATATCTTCCTCATTATTACTTTTAAAAGTCATAAATTTTATAAGATTTTTCACATTCTTTTTATTCACATAATATCCAATGCAAGATGAGTAGTTGTTTATATCTTCGATTCCTTTCGTTAACAAGGAGTTACAATATTCTTCCACATACAATTTAATCAAATCTCGAAACGCATTCAATTTTTCATCTTTTATAATATTTTTTCTATCAGGTGAAGTAAGATTTAATGTTTTATCACTTACATGTAAGTCTCCTTTTAAATATGGTAAGTTTTCTAATTTTGAGACTAACCTACCTTTATAAAAAATATTAACATTATCACCCCAACTATAATTACCTGCAAGAGCAATCCATCCACTACAATCATTATCTTCTATTGAAAATTGGTATTCACTATCATCTCCCTCAGTTAAATCTTTCTTTTCAACTAATTCTCCATTATAATAAATATCTAATTCATGAACATATTTGCCAAGTATTTTTACTCTTTCTTCAATATCCCAACTGTTCGCTGTTTCAAAATCAAAGTTGTTTAAAACAAGTTTGAAACCATCATAATAATCATCCAATTCTTCAACTTCAATTTCTGTGTTACCAGTTGCAATCATTTTTTCTACATCAAATGTAATATATGTGTTTCCAGAATGAACATTAATTAAATTACTTACCGTGATGTTACTAAAGAATCCCATACCAAAAGGATTTTCAGAATTTCTTACATTCTCATCCCATCCACTTTCAGCAATAGAAAATAATGCTTGTGGATTTGTTAAGATATTCCCATTATTCTCTATTACCACTTTGTTCTTATATCTATCAATTGCAACTTTAACTTCAGTCGCTTTTGCCCTTTGAGCATTTTGCACATCTTCATCAAGAAAACAATATATGTCCTTAAATGTGCTTTGTCTTAACAATTTTAATTGATTGATAACATTTACTTTTAATTCAACCGCCATTACTATTTCCTTTCTCCGAATGAAATCTATGTTTCCTGTGTCTTTATTCTTGGCATATCTACAAGTGGTGTCCAATATACTACCTCGTAATACCCCGAATACTCAATAAAATATGACCATCTCTCAAACCCAAAATTGGAATCTTTAATCCAACTTGCAACACTGTAAAATAAATTTTCTTCTTTTAGTTCATCTTTTTTATCTTTGTATAAAATTAAAACTTCCTCGTTTATTGGTGGCATTTGATCCTTTGTACTTATCCATATACTCATTTATTCGTCCTCCTTTATCAAAATACTTTTACGAATTTCTCATAGTTACCATCTCTGCCGCTTGGAACAGCAAATACAACAGTATCGAAGCATTTATGGGTAGTAGTTAAATATTCTTTAAATATATTCGCTACTTCTGTTGCATCTTGACCAAAAACACCACAACCATAAGCTCCTAAAATAAGAGTACTCACATTATTATCTTTCGCCATATCAAGCACAAACTTAATTCGACTTCTCAACACTTTAGTATTCTCTTCGTCAGACACATTCTGATATTTCTGAGCAGCCGACTTATTTGGAGCAGCACAAGTAATAACATTACACTCTACATGGCTATTCTCTCTAAAGAACCAAACACCAGGAGAAAATAATCCTCTGTTCAAATATAAAGCCTTATTCTTGTGTCGATTATTCCAATCATAAAACTCTAATACAAACTGACTCAACACATTGTATAAGAATGATTCATGGCATAAGCACTCTTCCTGTGCTTTACTACCATTTAGAAACATCCCACCTGGATTTTTATATGAAGAAAAATTAAGAACTGCTGTACTTGGATTGCCGTATTTCATTACAGCACCTACACTATCAATATTCTCTACAATAATCTTGGTATCTTTATCTTCGATACCTTCTTCAAAATCCCTATTAAATGAATCTGTATCATAAATCTTTGTTGCAGAAATAGCAGTCTGAATACAACGACCATATTTATTCTGTATCTCTTTTGTATGTTTGCGAGCAGAAACTGCTCGCTGTTCTTTATTCTGCCAATATTCTTTTATATATGTCATTTACTTATCATTCCTTCCTATATACAACCTTAATAGTTCATTGTTTCTATTAATAAAATAATTTACTTCTTCAGTTAGTTCTTTATTCTCTTTTTCAAGTGCAGTTATTCTATTTCTCAATATATCTTCTGTTAAAAACTTCTGAATCCCAATCTGCTTATAATCAGACGAAATAGTTTTAACAGAATAATTGCTAATGTAATCTGGTGTCCCATCAAGATATGTAATAGTTGGTTCAAAAAATCCACGCTTCTTACACTCATCACAATGACAAATGGATGAAATATATCCAATTTTACCATCACTATTTTCTACAAAATCGCCTTCATGGAATTGAATATCTGTTATATTATTCTTTTTGGGAACAATTGGTTCTCTGAATACAAGTTTTAAATATCCTTCACCTACATTTCTTTCACTAACAAACTTATACCCAAGGTCTTCGTATTTTTTAATTGTATCTTTCGCTTCACATATTTTTACCCCAACTATCATTTACTTATTCTCCTTATTAAGCCAATCACAATATTTCTGACAAGCCTCTTTACTTCTAAATGCAATTTTTTCTCCATATCTTTTACCATTGTGGTATGCAATTACATCATCATTAAAATCATCAAAAATATTTTCTATTCTGAATTCACCGTAATAATCATACGCTTCTGCATAATCCTTGTTTGGTTTGTAGTTTTTAGTAAAATAGACTTTCTTTTTATCACTGTATCTTGGCTTATACGCCTTATGGAACTTAATCTCTTTATTCAATGAAATAACTGGCTCATAACTATATATTGGTCGAGAACAGTCACACTCCTTGGTTACAGTTTCACCATTTGGATATATTGCAACAAGTTTTCTTTCCTCGTTACATAAATTACATTTTGGTTTCTCATGAGGGACATGTTCTGCATACCACACTTCTGAGTCTTTTAAAAGTTTCTCAAAAACTTCTTCCATTGTTTTATTGTAAAAATCGTTTTCTACCTCTCGTTTGTAATTGTCGATTTTGTACTGTAAATCATTTTCTCTACGAGACAGATCGCAATTTTTATCATTGTACTCTTTAACTTTCTGTCTTAATTCTGCATTTTCTTTTGTTAATCTGTTAATTTCAGAGTTTACATCTTCACGTAAAATCTCTCTGAACTTTTCTTTCATTTCATCAAAAAACATTTCGCCTTCACTTGGCTCATAAAAATCATCGTATTCTGAATACATATTCTCTCCTTTCGCCACAAGAAATCGAACTTTCTTGTTACTGTAATCTCCTAATCGTTTCACAAGCGACCAATATTTCAAGTTCATCATCACAATAAATACATCCATCAATTGCTCCAAATTGATTAAGAATATCCCAATCGAAGTATCCATGATAATCACACATTGCAACAGAATAGTTCTTATTCGACTTAAATTCTTTTATGTGTTCTCCGTTTGGCTTATATGTATCAACACCATTATTTTCTACAATAGAAGCAACCCATCCATTCGGAAATACAATGCTTCTTTCTCGTGTCTGACGATGCTCTCCATAATCATTTACTACTTCTTTTAATCCATATTTTTCTGAATATTTTTTTAACATTTCCATCTGTAAAACTCCTAATTTTCCAAAGAAAGAGAATTTACTCTCCTACTAAAATCCATAATCTTCTTTTCTTACTAACTTTCAAGTTATCTATATTTTCGTATTATATTTTTCTTGTTCTCTCATTAATTTAATACAAAGCTCAACCAATGTTCTTTTGAATATGCATGTAGTTGTTCTCTTAATTCCTGAATTTGTAAATTTTCATTCATTTTATTTATTCTCCTTTAAAATTCTGTATCTCCATTACACATTTTTATTTTTCTCAATCTCCTTTCTCAATTTCACTAATATTTGTGCTTTATTGTTTTTTTCATAGCCCTGTAACAACATTCTCTCTTATTACAACTTTTACTTGTGCACATTGTAATATCAAGCATTATTTACGTTCTCCTTCTTCTTGTTTTCTGTAAATTTTAAGAAATTATCCAAATCTCTCTTCATATATTTGTAATTAACAATTTGCGAAGGGGCAAATTCCCTTTTGTTTCTTTGATATCTCTCCAACCATTCCGCAAATTCTTCATCTTTGTCTAAGCGATAAGCGTATGCGGTTAATGCAATAAGTGCTGCTGTACAATTCTGATATAAAGTAGAATCAATTCGAACATAAGCATCAACAAACTCTTGATACTCTTCGATATCTTCTATCTCTATATCATCACCGACAGTTGTTTTAACAAAATCTAATACATCAGGACTACCTGTATTCTGTTCCAACATATCTTCATTTGCCACTTTATTATTCTCTGTTTTAATTAAAACATTTTCATTTTTATTTTCTACCTCAGAAGATTCTTCGTCCGTTTCAGAATGAGATTCTTCCTTATTGCATATAGTTTCGTTCTTATCTTCTGTTGCATCTGTTATATGTAAATATTCCTTCATAAGCTGTTCAATCATATCTAACTTAGCATTAACAACCTTCTTATCCTTAGTTCCCTTATTACCATCATAAGTATCAAAACTTTCGTTTTCATATTCTGCAAAAGTCTTACTATGTAATGTTCTCTGAAATTCTTCAAGAAAATCAGTAAATCTTATGTCTTCAATTCCAAACTCAGTGAATTTGTGAAAAGCTGCAAACCATATGAATGAATTTTTCGCATTAAATAACTGCCCTACTGTATCCTGGTCAATTATTTTATATAACCTATTAAGTTCGCTCTCAAATGTATCAAATTCTTCTTTAGTAGCATTGTCATTAAGATATATACTCATCTGTTTTGCTTTTTTCCAATTATCAAGATGAAACATTGTCATAATAGACTCACATACAACTCTATTGAAAACTTCCTTTGTGTCTTCTTTCGGATTGTAATTTCCGCAATCTTTAAAAAAACGATTATTTGTAAGATTCTTAATTTCAGGTGCTATCTTCCAAGCAGCTAAAATATTTTTCTGATTTACATTCATGCTTGTCTGTCTGTTATATCTTGCAATATGGTAAGCAATCTCCTCATCCGTACAATCAAGATGTTTAACTATATCAACAGCATAACTATCGAATTTTTCCTTTAATTCATCTGGTAAATCTTTGTACTTTTTACCTCTAAGATCATATTTGATAACTCCAACTTTTCCATTCTCATCAACTCCCTGATAGTACATAATTGGCATTTCAAGACTCTTCTTAATTTCAAAAGCATTATTCTTAAATGATTCAAGAACAGTTAATCTCTGCAATCCATCAATAAGCCAAAGAATAAACTCTGTTGAGCTTACAATCTGTTCGCATATCTTAATAGAATCAATATCTTCACCTTTAATTATAGTGGCAGCAAGCCCTGACTTTGCCTCATCTGTCCATTGATCAGGCTTTCTCTGCAAAGGATGATTCTTATTAATCTGACCTCTTTTAAACTGGTTAAGTAATGTTCCTAACATCATCTGATCTTTTTTTACTTTGTCTCTTCCTACCATTGTCATAACTTGCTTCCTCCTAATTAAAATAAAATTGATATGTATTCATACTTTCTTAATCCTGCTAAACAATCATTGTATTCGCTTGCAGTTATATGTAATATTTCTAATATCTCATCTTTCGTATACTGCTGAGATAACAATCTCGCTACCTTTTCCTGTTTTCGTGGCAATTGTTGCAAATATAATTCAACTTTGTCAGTATATTCTTCTGTAAATATCTCTTTCTCTACATTCTCTCTTGAAGGTAAATTATCTTTAATATTTTTTACCTCGTCTGTATTCATATCTAATGAGACATTCATAACAATTTGAGGATTACCCTTTTCATCAAGAATTAATTTCCCATTTTCGTCTTTTAAAAGATTCTGGCGTTTTAATCTATATTTATTATCTCGCATCCATGTGCTTGTCTTCCTCATGATATTTCCTACAAGAAATGTTTCTAAACGAGCTTTTTCATTATTGTATGTAATTAATGTTTCTATAAGACAATCAACCGCCACATCATATAGTTCATCATAATCACTTCTATCAAACTTCCCGTACCAAACTTTATGACATATTTTTTTGAGTTTTCTCATATCATTTTCCATATACGAATTAACAACAGCCATCATCTCAGGATTACTATTAATAATCCTCATCATCTCTTTATTAATCATTTCATCTACTTACCTTTCGCAACTCCTTATTTATGTATTCTCCAAAAGTCAGTTCAGAATTCATAATTTTAATATGTTTAGTTTCTCTTTTACATTTTGGACACTTACAATATCTATCATGTCGATTTCTTTCTCCTGGTTGAAAACTCATAGTCTCTACCATAGGAATCAAGCATTTTTTACATACCATTATCTTCATCCGCCTCCGTCTCTGTAATCCTGTACGTATATTTTCTATGTAACAAACCATCAACAGCTTTTTGAATTCTACTTTTATGTAACTTCGAAGGACTAATGTCATCCAAAATATCTGATATAATTAACAATTCGTCTTTTAATTTACGTCTCTCCCTGCGATTGTTCCGAATTTTTGCGTATATTAAATAACCTTTATACATATTTAAATCCGGTTCTAATTCTGCCTCATGTACAATGTCTATCAATTCTTCGTCTGAGCTATTTATTTGCGCTACTAAAATATCACTTCTTGCCTTTGCTTCTGCTAAAATTTCACCACATGTACCAAATTTATTAATCCATCGACTCACCTCTTCTGGAATTTCATAAACTTTATTTTCTTTTACTTTTGGCGCAATATCAGGTATAGCCTCTACATAAAAATGATATCTTCTTAATGTTTTGGGTAACGAATTTAATATATTCTTTGCTTTGTGTTCACTAAAAACTCCTTTTAAATTCTCCGAACAAGTTTCTGTCCTTCCATTTCTTACACGAATGTAAACTTTGTTATTATTTTTAATAACATAGTCCAAAATGACCACTCCTTTCTAATTTGAGGGTGCACTTTAATAAGCCTTAGAATATTGACTAAAGCATATGAAATGCATATTTAATTGTTAAGTTTGGGAAAAATAATACTGAAACGCAATTGACTTAATTATAAATATGTAATATAATTTAATTGCGATTCATATTATTCAGTTAATATGTAATCGTGTTCTTTGAACAGAGTAAGTAGAAAGTGGTTGCAGCCACATTTGAATCGCTTGCTCTGTTCTTTTTATACTATAAACCCGAACATATATTCTTGTCAACACAAAATCGAATAAATGTTCTAATTTTATTTTTTCAAGTCCTATTTATTGGACTTAGTGGAAATTTAATATTATGAATCATTTCTGTTTGCATTTCTAAACACAAATGCCCAAAAAAATCATTATCGAAATAATCAACTGTACTTGCTTTATTAATTATTCTTTTTCCTTCATCAACAGAAATCTCTTTTGGTTTTGCATGTATAAATGTAACTCCGCTAAATGAATCTATCCATATCTTACCAGGTGTAGCGTCAATCATTTTTTTTGCTTCTTCTTTACTTACAAACATTACGCAAGTACCTCCTCCAATTTATATCCTGTTCCAAAGAACAATCCATTAAAACATGTCTGGTCAATAATCTTCCTGTCTTCTTTTCTTGTGACCGTACCAAGTTTCTCTGTTACTTCTGTTTTAGAAATAGTAATTATTTGTTCTCCCATAACCATTGAATATAATTGCAATCCATTTTCTCCATCGGCTTCAAGACATCCGTGAACCGGCATATTTATTTTCTTTATTTTACTTGTCAAAGGCATCACTGTAATTATCGTAGCGTGTTTTGTTCCTATCGGATTCGACACGATAACATATGGACGTTCTTTTGTTTGCACAGAACCTGTTCCTTCATATTTTATTTTTGCTAAAACAATATCATATCTTTGTAAATCCATATGTATTTCCTCCTCTCCAAAAACATTTTATGTATGGACTACCTTTGATATTTCATAGTATATACTTCAATATATATATTGTCAAGCATTATTACAAATATTTTTTATATTTATTTTTTTGAATATATATGTTATTATATATACATAGGAGGAATATAATTATGAAATTATCTATCCAAAATAAACTAAAAGAAAAAAATATGACACGCTATGAATTGGCAAAAAAAATAGGGGTAACATATCCTACGATTGACAAAATATACAAAGGTGAATCAACTTCTATTAAATTCGATATTTTAGAATCAATTTGTAAAGAACTTGACTGTTCTCCTATTGAAATACTCGATTCGGATGATACACAAATGAAACGATTATTAGCTTATGCAAATGAATTTTATAAATTAAATAATAAGGACGATACTCATTAATCTGTATCGTCCTTTACATATCACATATTGTTTAATACATCCTTCATTCCTACTGCACCGTTTGCATAATTATTAACTGTTGTATTTACACTACTATGTCCAAGCTGTTGCTGCACAAATGCAAGATTTCCATTCTGATTCATTATACTGGCATAATAATGTCTCATCATATGTGGAGTAATACCATTTCCATAATTCTCAAATATCTGTTTGATATTTCTCTCTGTTGTACGTGTGCCATTTTTATTAATAAAAACTGCCTCCGTATCTACAATATTATCTAAAGTATTTCTGTATTCTAACCATTCGTTTAAAGCCTTTAAAGCTGATCCGCTAAGATATACAGTTCTATTTTGCATTTCTCTGTACACACCTTTACCGAGAATAGTAATGTATGGCATTTCTTCATCTAAATGTAAATCTGATAAGTCCAAACCCGCAAGTTCCGATTCCCTTATTCCAGTTCCTCTTAATACACGAAAGATTGTAATATTTCTATTCCTTACTGGGATATCCTTTTTCCACATTATTTTCTCTTCCATATCATTAAGCTGCTTTTCTGTTGGAAGTTTTTTTGTTAAATTATTTCCAGATGGAATTCCTTTATATTTAATCATTTTGTAAAAATCTTCTATCTTACTATAAACCTCTCTTAATAAACAATCTCTATATGAATAAATATCCTGTATAAAACTTTTAATGATATTTTTTCTTGTTTCCGTTGTGGTTGGTGACATTCCGTTCATCTCTTTATATCTAAGATATGAACTAATATTTTGTGGTCGCAAATCACTAAAATCAGAAACTTCTATTTCAGAAATTAATTTCTTATTAATGATATTATTTTCAATTAACCACTGTAAAAAATCTTTAATTGCTACCAGATAATTTAACGCTCCATTTTTGCTTTCCAACTCATTTAAGTAATCTCTTAAAAATTGTGGTGCATTTAACTCATCTAATTTTTTATTAAGCTTCTCTGCGTTTTTATTTTGCACTTCTATCTTGTAACACATAATTATCAACCTCTCTTTCATAATCATCTATGTAATAATTCTCTCTTTTAATCTTTGCGACTTCAAAAATCTCGTCATAAGAGTCACAAAATCTAACCTCAATGCATTTTGTGATTTCACCACATCTCAAACAATATAGGTCTTTAACGTGTTTTCGTTCTCTTTGTCGCTGCCTTTGAATGCCTCTAGCTAACATATTTTCACTCATACACCTCATACATATAAATCTACTTGCATATTTGGGATTTCCATTTTTATATCTGCTCAATTCATAATTCACCTCATTTCCGCAACAAAAAAGAAGTGGTTTATTTCCACTTCTTCAACAATTAAATTTATTTTTAATTTTTCCAAGGATCATGTTTACTCAAAACTTCTCTTATTTCGTCGATCATATCGTTCACATATCCGTCAGACTTAGCCTGGATATAATCTTTTACCGAATCAACATCTAAACCTATATCAATTACATCATTACGATAAGGTTCACCAGTTAAATTTTCTCCAAAACTAATTTCATCAAATGGAACTTCATAACATTCGCCTGAATTTCCATCTACGCAGCTAAAAGTCAGCTCTGTGTTTTCGTCATATCCAATTTCATTTAATTTATTAATCAAATCTACTACTTTCATTTTTCCTCCTCTTCCATTTGAAAACAATTATTTAATCTATTTCTTCTATCAATTCAGCTTCATAAGAATCTGGATCTTCGGATATTGACAATCCTTCAACAATATGGGCACATCTTGAACATAATGTAATACTTTGATCTCCATACTTTTCACTTGCAATTTCCTTTGCCTTATAAGGAGAATCAGCCTCTACGGTTTTCGTTACCGTACCTGTTACTAACATTTGTACATTATATTTCATATTACATCCTCCATTCTACTTGAAAGCAATTTTTCTTTGGATTATCAAATGTATTCGTAATTAATTTCTCTATTATCTATAGTTGCTATTCCATTATCATCCTTGTTGTTGAATATAAAAGTAGATTCCATTATATCAGACAAATTTAATGCTAAAGAATCAATTCCAAAAAATTTTCCAGAAACTATAACTGTTTCAAAATATCCTTCCTCTTTCCCTGTGTCAAATGGAATAGCTATACCTAATTCGTCTGAAATGTCTGCCACTTTTCTATATCCAATTTTGTTTTTAAGTTCAGCAAAAGTGACAACTGCCATATCACCAACTTCTGTATATCCTAAAATTTCATCTTCATCATTTGTAATTGGATAAGGCTTATTCATTCGAATAATTTTGCCTTCAAATTTTGAATAATTTGTCATATTAATATCTCCCTTCTCAATGAAATCGTCATTTAATCAGCTAACGATAAAATATCATTTCTATCAAAGCCAATCAATTCATCAGATTCTATAATATCAGCCAATATATTAACAATTTCTTTTTGTGCTTCAGAATCCCATTCCATAAGCTCCTCTTTTATTATCTTTGCACCATTTGATTTTGCAATATAATAATCTTCTAGTGTAGCAAAGAAAAATTCATATTGACTATCAAATGGTGGCATTTTACTATTCTTCATATCGTTTAAATATTTTAATGTTTTTTTATTTTCCATCTACATTACCTCATTTCATCAATTTTTCAACTTCCTGCTTTATTATACTGATTTCCGACAAATCATACTGATCAACCATTCTCTCTAATTCATCAGGCAATCCAGTCATTCGTAATAAATCCTCAATAGCTCTTTCCATATGTTCATAAGCAAGATCCAAATTATTCCATACTGACTGCAAGTTATTTTGCGTTTTATTAATTCGCCTCATTTATACCACCTCATTTCATAACAGATACATCAATAACATTTAATCCTGCATCTTCCAAATCCTGTTCAACACAATATCTCAATGTTTCTTCTGAGGACTCATTATCATAGAATTCTGCTTCTACTTCTACAATGAGTTTCGCTTTTATTTTATTTGGTTTATCCATTATTCTTGACTTCTATATCACCTCACCTCATTCCGTACAATACTCTGTTATAAATTTATTCGTAAACAAAGCGAATGCTGAAACCTTTGGATCTGATTTAAATGCGGCTATTGCTCTTGCTAATCTAATCTGACAAGACTCATCATCCATAGTTCTAGCTCCAATATAACTATTTTCCAAATAATCTAAAATTTTCTTTTCTGTTTCATTCATTTGTATCACCTCATTCAATCTCTTTAATCATTTTTTTAACTCGTTCAATTTCTTCATTTGTATGTGGTGTACCACCTGCATTCATATCAACATACCACTGCAATACTTCTTTTTTTGTTTTTAAATGATTTATATAAATGTGAACTTTATACTCATCCGTTGGATTCCACATAGCCGCTCCTGGAAATCCAAATTCATCAAAAAATTGTCCAAAAGCTTTTAATTTATTACGAACAAAATTTTGCAATGCAATTGTTCGTTGTAACCCGTCCACACAAACATATTCATCTGTCTTATTACTCCAATTAAAATAAAAATCTCTTGCACTTCTGCCACCTTGTAGCAGAAATTCAATCCATTTACTTTGCTGAACCTCTGTCCAAACATGCCCTCTCTGAAAATCTGGATTCATTTCAAGTCCGTATATTGTAATCTCACGTTCTATATAATCAACATAAGATAAAAACCCATAGTCCATAGGATTAGTTAATCCATATTCTACAAATTTAGGTATCTCATTCCATTTCATTTATACCACCTCTCCCAATCTTCCCAATAAATCATTCATTCATTGGCTTCTTAATTACAATTTTTCTTCCACAAATCGGACAATAACCAATATTCATCTTTTTGTTAAAAGCATCTTCTGCGAAATCATATCCACAACAAAGTGTTACTCCATCAATCATTATTGTTCCATTCTGCCAAATTGCTAATGTTTTCTCTTTGTCATCTAAAATTTCTCTCGCCACATCTTTATCGAAATTAGTAACCTTTAATACTTCTTCCACACAGTCTGTAGGATAAGAAGAATAATCTACTGCAAATTTTTCTATTTGACTTTTTGTCATATCATTACCTCCAATCATCCAAGGAAAGTTAAATTTCTTTGCCTCTATGTTCTATGAACCATCTATTTGCTATTGTATGAGTCAATTCAATTTGAAGCATTAATACAGTATTTGCTCCGAAATCTTTTTCATATTCTTTTTTAATTTTTCCCAATTCGTTATCATCTGGAAAACCAGATATTTTTTCTGCTTCAAGAAATTGTCCGTATAATACAGATAATTCTTCATCCGATTTTGTTTCAAATATGTTCACATGCATAATGATTATTCTCCCTTCTTAACTTGAAACTTAGATTTCTTAGTATTAAAACTGCGACTGAATTGTTATCTTTAATACACCATCTACAATATCCCAGCTCTTAACTGTGAAATACCCATAGGAAGAAATTGCTTCCTGTACATGATTATATCTATGTGTACTAAAATCATAACTATCGTAAATTTTAATATGATTATCTCCATTAAAATTTTCAAGAAAATCTTTTATTTTCATACACTATTATTCTCCTTTCCATTCCACAAGAAAACTTGGTTTCCTGTGCCTATTCCAAACCAATCATTTTCTCAAAATACATTGCTGCTCTACCATTTCCACCCTCATGTTTGTATCCAATGCATCCAATTAATGCAGAATCAAGAGAAAAATATGAACGATTTATGTCGTTGTAGTTAATGTATCCGTGATAAAATGTTTTCTTATCTCTTTTATCAATATACTCTACAATCTGATATTCTCCAATGCAATGAATCTTAATCACATTACCCCATGTAAATTCTTTTTCTATCAGTTCCAATTTTTCATCGTGTGTTGCTTCTCTTACATCACTGTCAGTAATTGTATTTAACTCGCTAAAATAACACCTTCCATAATTACACGGATGGAACTTAAAATCATTTTCGCTTTTTACTACTGTTCCAATCTGATTTTTATATACAACAATGTCTCCATATTTCATATTCATCACTCGCTTTCTTTATTATTATACACTACTTCTTTTGACTTGAGAAGTATAGAACAAGTCGAATGCTTCATATCAGCACTCAGATTATTATTTATTCAGTCACAGAATAATAACCGTTCTTCCTAAGAAGTTTTCTTACATAATCCAATCCCTTCTTAGTTGCATATGTAACAGATCTGATATTTCCATCATGACAAGGTGTTTCTTTTACAGCAAATTTGCCTTCTTTTCTGAATCTCTCATAAGGTACATTCACCATATCTTTGTCATAGAAGAATACTTTCTTATTTCTAAGAAAAGCAAACAGCTTGTATTCTCCAATACCAAGCTCCTTTGCCATTGTATTAATACTCATAAGTCCTTCGGTGTTCATCAGGTCATCATAGAACGCTTTAAGTTCTCTATTCTGCTTAATCAAATCATTGACCATTATTGTCTGAGCTTCTTTTGAGAATGATGGAAAATATTTCTGAACCATTTCCTCTTCTCTACCTTCTTCAATGTAAGCACCAGTTGATTCGATTCTCGGTAAGATTTCATCAAATATCCACGATTCAAACTGATCTGCTGATTCAAGTTTTGACTTTACAATCAATCTGTAAATATCTGACTTTGAAATCACCAACATCTCCTGTGAATTTCTCGCTTTATGTGCCTTCCCATTTTGGGAACTCACATCAATTTCTGTTTTAAAAGCCCTCTTACAATGTGTTGATACCGCTTTAGCTGCATTCGAATATCCCAATGCTTTTGCAATATCAATTCCGACAAAATAAACCTGTCCATTTACATTTACTGTACGAACAGTTCCAAACTGCTCACTAAAAAATTCCTGAATCTTATTCATGTCGTATCTTCCTTTCTTATATAAATTTGTTGATAGTCTTCTATAGTTTTATTCTCTATTTGCCCGCAGACTATCGAGAGTATTCCAACTCCATCACGACAGCTTTTACAGATAGCCAATCTGCTATTCAGTTTTCAAGGTACGCAATTCTTGTTTGGAAAATTGACTTGAAATAATCCAGAAAGTACGATAGAATATAATTGACTTTGGACTAAGTTCAAATCGGGTGGAATGGCAACTTCTAAACTTTGGTCGGTGTAGGGTTGCTATTCTTATTTTCCAACAGTTTTTCAATTGATAGACCAAACAAATTTTGTAATTGAATGGCTACTTTTAGTGATGGACTTCTATTCTGATTCTCAATGTTTGAATATGCAGATTTTGTAATACCAATTTTATCTGCCACATATTGTTGAGTCCATTTATTTTCCAAACGGATTTGTTTTAGCTGGTTCATAATTATCTCCTTTCCAGTTATGTATTCCGTTTGAATACATCATTATTGTATTCTATTTGAATACTTATGTCAAGAGGTGATTTTATGTTTTTATTCTTTTTTCCAAGTTTTTCTGAAAGACTAAAGGAATTGAGAACTTCTAATGGTCTTACTATGGAGCAGCTTGGTAAAGAAATTGAATCTACAAGGGGAACTATTGGTAATTTTGAGAATGGAAACAAAAAACCAAGTCTTGATATGCTGATTAAACTCGCTGATTACTTTGATGTTTCCATTGACTATCTTGTTGGACGCACAGATGATCCAAAATTACATCAAAAAGAGGACTGATATATCTTCAGTCCTCGCTCCCTTTTCCCATATGAATCTATTAATTCATATTCACACATATTCCTCTCGAATTACTTTAGCGACCCATTTTATAGCTGTTTTTCTTCCTACATATCGCCATTCTCCATTCTCCCAATATCTATACGTTGGATCATTATCTACCGTTGAAATTTCAAGTAACAGAGAAAACGAGTTATATGCATAATTTTCATCATACATTTTGATTTCAACTCTTGTAACTTCTACTTCAGAAATGAGCCCAGGAACAATAACGCGAGTTATATCTAAATAACCAATTGGTGCAAAAGTATAAATTTTTCCATTATTTTCATAATAATAAAACAGTTTATTTAGTTTTTTTTCTAATTTTTCTGTTTTTATATCTTCTAATTTTATCTCCATTTAAAATTCCTCCTTGTATTAATAAAATCTATCATAATTATAAATTATAAACTCATGATGGATTTTGTTGTTCCGTTTTATTTATAATACGATATTAAATTACGATATTGCGCTGGTCTAATAATATCGACACTTAACATCGGTACCTCAATAAGTTCTACATTGTTGTCTGTACAAAATTGTTTTAACAATTCTGTACCGTTAAGTTCTAATGAAAAACGCGCGAAACCATTTCCGCCTACGCAAATTTTTCCTATCATATTTGCACTATGTTTTTCATTGAACTCTTTTAATTTATCTTTTAAGTTATACTCATCTCTCAAATAAGTATAAATATATATTGAGTCCGTAACTATTTTTGCTTTCATTTTTAATCACTCCTTTTGCAATTTTAATTTTACATAATATCACTCAACAACTCAATCACTTCATCAAGTTTTTCACTCGCTTCTTCCATGCTATCAATTGCATCTTCAGAACACATTCCTCTATAGCCGCTCTGTAATCCTTCTGGCATGTTATCAAATGCATCCTGTTCTTCACTTAATATAGAAGACAATTTCTTACTTACTTCTTTTAATGTACTATTTACAAAAACAATTTGCGTTTTAAGCTCGTTTATTCTTTTCCGTCTTGTATTATTCATGTAAGTTACCTATTCCTTCCCCATAAGTCATCTAATACTTTCTGATCGCTTGGTAGATTTGTATGACTAATTCCAATAGTTTGTAACTTGTAGTATTCTTCTTTTGTAATGTCGATTCCATAATCGCCTTTAACAGTTTCTCTATAACCGAATTTATCCTGGCATTCAGGTCTGAAGTACCATTTCTTATAAATTGGTTTATCTCCATGTTCCCATGCAAAAAGACAAGTAATTGTTCTTCCTGTCGCAATTTCCGTTGTAACTGATCTTCCAAAGTAAGGATTGTACTGCATATAGGCTAATTTGCCTCTTTCAATTGCATCTTGTTTTTCACGTTCACTCATTTCGAATAGCTGCTGTGTACCCCTTCCATAAGAGGTATCATACACTTTACTACTATTCACACCAACTGTAGAATATAATTTAACTCCGTTTCTGTCAGTTGTTTCGACTCTTTTTACTCTCTCTCCGTTGATATAATCATTACACAATCTGTCCATGTAATGAACATTCCCGTTCTCGTCAACTCTACGAGATACTTTTTTCATATCATAGTTATCTTTAGCTGCCTTTGCAGCACTTCCTGCATAAATTCCTAGGAATGCCAATAGTCCTCCGAACATATACAATCAACCACCTTTCTTATATTATTTTCTCCACTTTTCCATTTCGTCTACAGACTTTTTATTGAGATTATTATACATATCTCTTCTCTTGCGAGCTTCTTCTTGTTTAGAACTTCTCCAAAAAGCAAACATTATTACCAAAAAAATTATACTTATAATTGTACCCATAATTCAATCCTCCTATTTAATCACATTACTTATTACTATTTTAATTATATCATAAAAATATATAATTGTCATTATCTAATTTAGTTGACTTCATATCCCCATGTTTATGTACTTCATGCCATCTGCGTTTCATTTCTGCCCACTTTTATATTCGTAGAGTTGGCTAATGCTTCTACTTTTGCTTTTCGTAGTTTCTCTAACGCTTTTTGTTTTTGCATATAATTCACCTACCTTCTTTATTATTACTACTATCTATGCGTTGTCGATATCGAACTGCTTCAATTACCGGAATAAAACGATATCCGAAATATTTATCTGTTAAAAATGGGAAAACATTAAATCCCTTTTCTTCCATCTTCATAAGAAAAATAATCACAAAATAAAACTCTTCTTGTAGGAAAATATTTAACTGTTCATCTGATACTTTGTATACAATAAGTTCATCAGTCATCTTTTCCCAGTCCATAAAAGTATATTTTCCTTTAATATAATCTTTTAGTGCAAAAAGCGAAAAACTTTGTCTAACACAATAAACATAGTCTTCATAATTTTCTTCTAAAGAAGAAGTTTTAATGTCCTTTTCTAAAAATTTTAGTTCTTTTTCTATTTCGGCTAAAATTTTATTTTTTACTTTATTTACTTTTTCCAATCTTGCTTTTTTATCTGATATTTTTTCATACATGTAATTCACCTCCTCTTTAAATGTGCCTTTCATCGTATCTACGGTTCGATCAGTTTCATGTAATTTCCGTTAGCAATTGCAATAAATTGTCCATTATTTATTTGTACAATTACTATATGTCCATCTGTCCAACAATCACAATATGACACATCTAAAATAATATTATTTATCTCTTCATCCGAAAAATAATTAGACAATCGAATTTTTAACATTTCTTCTGATAGTCCTCTTCTTGCCACTAATCCATTTTTACCATTTTTATGTGCTTCTTGAAAAGTCATGTTAACCTCCTCCTTATCTTACATTTGAAATTTCCGTTTCCTATGCTTTCTTTCCAAAATAATACTTAACAATTTTCTTGAAATCTTTATTACTTGCATAAGCAACTCTAGGCTTTCTTCCATCAATATTAAATTCTGTTACGCTTAAAATTGCATATCCTTGTACCGTTAATGTGGCGAGATATACAAGTAAGTTCAATTTGTATCCAATACTGTCAAGTTGGATTTCTTTTCTTAGTTTCTGCACTTCTTCATCATAATTATCATCTACTTCAATAATGTGTGCAGAAGCATATGTATTAACTTTATACAATCTATTGTTAATTTTTCTTACCATATTATTCCCTCACTTCCTATTCAAACAATTTGTCAGCTATATGATTCACTTCCTGATAAATATCTTGTACCAATGAATCTTCATCAACGGTATCAATATTATCTTCACACCATACCTCAAACTCTGTATATCCGTTTGTCTTACAGTATTCTAAATAACTTTCCAATAAGCCACATATCTTTTCTTGTGTTTCGTTCATGTAATCAACCTCCAATCTTCCGATTCATTGTTCTAATTTTCTTACAGTAAAATAAATTGCTGCACAATATTTGTCGCCATCTACGAACAGATTATTTATTTCAACACCCAATTCTCTGCCAACACAATCCATAATATCATCCTCATTATATTCAACATCAAACGCTGGACTATATAAGAATACTTCTTTTGTATCTTCTTCCATATTAAATATAAGGTTTGAATCATCTTTTTGTTCCTTCATAAATTCCAATAAACAATCAGATGTTGTTGTAAAGCATTTTCTCTCAAAGAACCCTGAATCCATAACTGTTCCTCCTTTTATAATCTCAGTAAATCATCGCTTCATTGCCAATTAAAATTATCTTCCATTCCATATAAAGCACCGCCAGGAAGAAACATACCAATGGCTTCAATCTCATTTCTCTTAAGAAGTTTTCCAGTTCTATTTCCTTTAAGCCATATAAACCTTCTAGTAACAATTTCCTCTGGCAATAACACAGCTCTTGTTGTAATAATCTGTATTCCAATTCCGAGTTTCTGCATAATATTTCCTGCTCCTCCGTCAATTAGATATCGTCTTATAATTTCTGTATACTCATTAAGATGGATGTCTGTTTGTGCGACACCATAAAACATTTGATCTGTTAATTTATGATATTCAATATAATTACATTTCATTTCTATCAATCACTCCCTTGTAAATCCTCATTTCATGGTACTTCTCATTTCATTAATCCATTCTTTTGCATCAAGAATAGGTTTTAAATTACATCCTGTTACATAAATCATTCCATAACTTCCAGATAAAATTGCTCTCTGTCCAGTTTTATTAAAGTCATTTAATGCAACGCCACATTCTCTTGCCAATCGTAAATGCCCTTCTCTCCCAAAATAAATACTATTTGGATTATTAAGATGTTGCACAACCGCACTTCTCATATTTTGCATATATTCTTCTGCTTCTTTGACTCCAAACATATTGTTTCCTCCATTCTAAAAAACTTGAAACTCTTGTTTACTTGCCTAATTTCTTTCATATTTATAGTAGCTTCCAAACCAAACAAGTTTTGGATTCATAACAGTACCTATATTTTCTTTAACCTGACCACTATCTTTAAATCCATTTTTAATCATTTGCTCTGCATGTTTATTACGTTCCTCTTCTGAATCATAATGATATTGTTCTATCTTTTCTGTATAAGAAGTATGAACTCCGTTATCATATGAATGTCTTTTAACTATGCTCTCTTTAATTATTTTCATATATCATCACTCCGTTTCTATAATTTACTTACCATATTTTTCCGTTTCTTGCATATTCTAACGCTGCATCTTTTCCATCGTGCTCTATTACACCTTGAATAGAAAAATATAAATTATCTAAAAATTTCTCTTCTATCGGTCTATTTGGATATTCCTTTTTATATCTATTAATTGCTATTGAATATGGATCTTCGACATCTACATTTAATGTAATCTCATACTGTTCACCTTCAATCAACCGTTCATTTAACACTTCTGTTTCTAAGGGATAATTCATATCATCAATAGAAACTCCATTCTTATCTACAAAATCATAAACTCCATCTGCCTTATTCCAAAAATCTCTTAATGTTTTTGCCATAATAAATCACTCCACTTCTATATTAATTCATCGACTTCAACTACATCAGGATTATCACTAAACCATGAATCATTCTCTGCAATTTCCTTTAACTCAATAAAATCTCTTTCAGAATCAAAGCAATCGTTGTGTTTCAAATAAGCTGCTTTCACCCTTTCTCTTGCATCTTCATATGACTCTGCCTTTACAATTCCAACAGCCAATTCTTCAATCCTGTAAGCATATAAGTTTGTAATATCTAACATATTAAGCACTCCTTTCCGTTTGAAATTGCTATTTCTTATGTTCTAAGGTTCTTCGTCATCTGCGTTTAACCAGTTCATATATAATGCGGTTGCATTATATTCGTCCTCTGTTAAATAACTGTAACTTTCCAAAAATGTTTCTTTTGTAAGGATTTTAAAATCTGCCATTTTAGGAATATCTGTTATAAATGTCTTGTTCATATCAAAATCAATGTCAAAACTAGCTCGACATTTAGAATGATATGTATAAAATCCTTCGAGGTTATTTTCATCATGTTTTAATCTATACAAATCAAATTCTTTTCCGCAATTAGGACACTTTATTTTCATTTCCATCACTCCAATCTCTTCTGCAATTCCTAAAATTCTATACCTCTTTGTAATCTTCCAATAACTCATTCAAGTTGCCTTTTCTCCACCGATGAAGTTTTCCATCGCCAGTGTAATTTCTAACAACTCCAACCTTACGACCAGCAACTTTCTGGTCATGTTCTATATACTGACGAACAGAATTATGATAATGTCCGTCATTATGAACTTCGATATATTTCCGCTTGTTTCGTTTATTTTGATATGTTTTTACTCTCATTTTAATATCCCTCCAATCGTTTCCATTCATTGTCAATCTGTTCCCATGCAGTCGGATTTAAGCCATACAAATCTCTTTGAAACAATTCATCATATCTTTTGTCCATCTGATTTTTAGTATCGAACAATTCCTCATGATCTAAGTTTCCTTTATCTACACCAGACAACTTATATATTCGCAGCTTATACATTTTAATCACTCTCCCTTCAGATTAGGACACAAACCAAGACCACCATCAATTTCAGGTACTCTTCTATAAGCGTTTCTGTGAATACAATCTTCCTTATCACATTCTGTACAATCACATTTCTGATACTGTTCACATGTCATTTTCCAACCTGTCTCTGCAAATCTTTCTCTTGTTATCACATCAATCACTCTCCTTTATACTTCGTTTCCGTCTTTATCTGTTATAAAAGCGACTTCTGATAAATAAATACTTTCAAAAGCTTGATTTTCATATTCACCAGTTCCATTCTTCGCCATTTTCTTTGCCTCTTCTAAAGAAGTTGCTTCAATCGTTTGATCGACTTGTGCAGTATAAGTTACTCTATATTTTTCCTTAATGCCTTTCGCTTTCTTGTATCTTGCATAATTTGCCTTATATTCAGCGGAATCTGGTGTGATTTCCTGAATAATATTGTTACCACTCATTCCATATTCTTCCATTACCACATAGATAATACCCGTTCTTAAATCATAATAGCTTTGTGTTTCACCATAATCTTCATATTGATCATATCTTGGATTCATAAAAATACCATCAGCTAAAATACTCATAATTTTTCCTCACTTTCTTTTCAAGAAACAGTTCTTTCCTTTGGTTTTATGCAACCTCTTTTATTTCCTTTACTGTTTCTTTCCAACAACTATCAATCAGTCCATAAACTTCATCAATATCATATCCATGCATCTTACATCCCTCTACACAAAAGATTGCATATTTAATAGGAAGTTTAACATCCTTATCCAGTTCTACTTCTAATACAGAACCACCACCAGACCAAGAATCATACAACCCACACATTGTTTCTTTTCCAAGAACTATATAAGATTTTGATTTTTCATTCTTTCGTGGATCATATTTTCCTTTTTCGTCATATTCTTTATTCTGTAATTCGATTAAATCAAACAAATCAAATAACGGCATTTTTACAAGAAATGTTACAGTTGCCATATGTGATGGAAGATTTTCAAATTCCTGTATGCAGCTTTCTATAAATTTGTCTTTGTTTTTATCTCTATCTACATAATATCCATCATCCCTATGTACTTGTTTACATGCCTTTCTTAATGCAGTTGCTTTACCTTGTGTTTTTGCTAACCATAGCATAGATGATTCTTTGTCAATACTTCCATCTCCTGAATTTCCATACCAATTCAGAACATTATCGCAAACGCAATCGTAATTCCAATTACCACAATCCACCATAATATTTACTTTGACTTCATTATTAAAATCCTCGGCGTTGTAATAAAAATATGTATTTTCTCTTACATACTCCCATATCTCATTAAAATTATCTGTAAAATACTCTTCCTCTTCATCCGTCATTTCTTCACGAATATCCTTTTCAAACTCATCTTCTCCATACTCCATTGCATAATCCATAGCCCAATCAGCTAATTCATCATTAAATGCCTCTCTTGGATTATCATGCTCAAATATCTCTTTTAAGAAACTATCAGAAAGTTCTCTTTCTCTGTAGTCAGTATAAATTTCGATGCCACCATCTTCATTTACATCCCACATTTTCTTTAATATTTCATCTATTCTGGTTTTTAATATTTCTATTGTCATATCAATCAACCTCGCTTTCTTCCCATAAATCAATTAAACCAGGTAATACATAACCTAAATCTATCCAACTAAATTCATCAAACTCTTCAAGTTCTTTTAGTTCATCTTCTGTTGGAATTTCAGCACCCATAATTCGCTTTACATCATCTTCTGTTCCACCAGCTTCAAGTATTCTATGTAATGTCATTTCTAATGCACCAGAAATATCATCATTTCCTTTTACTGTGATTGCATTCCGTGACCAATATTCATTGCAAAGATGAAATGTTACAAGTGTTTCATTTTCTTCCAATAAATCTTTTAACTCAATCATTTCGCTTACCTCCTAATTTTTTATATTTCTCAAACACTTCTTCGCATCTCGCTTTATCACTGCTCCAAAATACTAAATGCCAGGAATAAACCCATTCTCCATTTTCAAAATATTTATATTTCTCTTGGATTTCCCATCGTTTATTCCAATGACTTCCAATTCCTTCAACCATTTTGTATTGCCGTAATTGTACCATTTCGCTTACCTCCTACATATCCTGATTCGCTATACTATCTAATTCTTCAACAATACTATTCATATCTGTATTAGTAAGTTCTCCAACCGCATATAAGATTTCTGTCAATTTTTCATATGCTTTAGCACCGCCTTTGGTGAACGGCTGCCTTCCACCATCTTCATCAATTATTATCTTGTCTAAGAATGGTTTTTTACTTCCTAATGCTACTAAAATATCTTCTAATGTATTCATAGTCACACCTCCATATTGTTGTTAATCCATGCATTAATTTTTGCTGTAATAGCCTCTGTATTATCAAAGAAAATACCTTTATATCTGCCAACAAAAATTAAATCCCAATTTGAACAAATTGAAATATAAACTTCTGTTTGAATTTCATCGTTAGGACAACAAAAAATATATAAATCTTTTATATCTTCATCCGTGATTTCTCCGTAATCTTCCCAATCATCAAATGTAGTTTTATATCCAATTCGCTTTATTGGTGTAATTAAGTCACCTGATTTTACTTTAAACACACAATCAGGATCACCCATCTCATACCGTGAATCTCTTTGCAATATAATCATTTTACATTCTCCTTCCAATAAAATAAGACAGACACATATGTTTGCGTCTGCCTTATTATTCTCTGTATTATGCCTCTTTGACTTCTAAAATCTCGTATTCAACATCGCCATTGTCAAGTCCGTAAATTCGCTTACATTCTTCAATAGATGATACTGTACAGCTTTGTGTTCTCCATTCCCAATTACTCATTGCATCTCTGTACTTAAATGTTATATTAAGCATCTGCATTTTCCTCCTTTGGGGTAATTAAACTCCTTAGATTATCTCTAATATAGTCACAGAAAGCATCAATACTTCCATTTCCAATAGTCCAACAACTATCCTCGTCATAGTTCCAATGAATAATTACTTCATGCCCTGGTGTGATATTAGGTAAGTCAACGTCTGCTTTATTTGCATATGAACTATTTGAAAGTGCTTTGAGATATACATATCTTCTGATATTCTCAATATCTCTTTCTGTTTCTGCATTGAAAATCTCTACCAGACATTCATCAGAACATTCATTATAAATATCATATTCAGAAGCTCCATTTTTCTCATTATTAAGCTTCTTCAACTCTTTACTAATTGCAAATAGTGCTGATTCCTCATATTTCTTACACTCTTCTTCACTTCTAAATACAGTTCCATCCTCTGCAATATATTCTGTTCTTACAAGTTTCTCAATTGTTTCTGTTTTTCTAATTTCGTTTACCTTCATAATATTTACCTAACCTTTCTTATTTTATATGTTCTTCAAATTTCTTTCTAACAAGTATCCAAAATCCTTTATCTGTCAATGGCATTTTAGATACATCACATACCTTTCCACCGTCAAGATAATTTGGATTTCCATTTAGTTTGTACACATCATAATCAATACACCAATTTCCATCATAATCTCTTAATGTAACATCTACGCTGTATTCATCTGTATTGTATTGACCAATACTATCATTCATTAAGTCATATTGTTTTGACTTTAACTTTTTTTGTAACTTTGCATAATCTTCATAGCATTTTATTATTTTCACTTCAATCACACTCCTTTGGAAATTACAATTTCCTTTGATTAAATATTCTCTAATTCTTCATTCAAGTCTGCAATTTTCTCTTTGATTTCGTCAATGTCTGGCTGATAACTGTCAATAATTTCTGCCCTCTCTTCTGTTGTCAGATCTTCATCATCAAGTTCATCCTCTAAATCGCTTTGTATATCAGCAAGTTCATCTTCTGCCTCCTTGATTTCTTTTCTAATTTGTTCTTCACTTCTAATTCCAAGCCATTCATACACCTGTTCAGAATCGAACCATAACAAATCATTGAGCTGCGTTTCTGTCATTCCATCAGGATATAAATCTTCCAGAATATTTTCTAACTCTTCGCATTTGCCTTCTCTCTGTATTCTGTCAAGTGTATCTACCGCACCACTCCATGCGTTAAAACTGTTTAAATCTAAATCATATGTAATTGTCATATTCTTCACTCCCTTCTAATAATTCAGACTTACAACTCGTCCATCATCAAGTTCGAGATAATCTTCATCCTCATTGACTAAATCCTCTCCAAACTTTTCATAATTGAAATATCTGTCTGCAATAGAATCTCCATTCTTAATATATCCAAGACTCCATGCTTCTTCGTATCCTAAGTCTGAGCTGTCTTGGAACACACTGCCAATAATTCCTCTGTCTCTGTAATCCAGATGATATTCATCAAATATCTTCTCAATATCTGCATCATTTAATGAATATTTATCCTCCATATATTCGATTTCGCTTTCAATGATTTTCTGCTGAAATTCTTTTGCTTCTTCAGATTTGAGCTTATTATAGATATGTTGTACTGATTTTGCTAATGCAATTCCCTTATTATAGCGTTCATCTCCCTTTGTAATTCCATATCCTAAATCATTAATTGCTTTGTTGAACTGAACCAATTCGTTGTATTCTGCCCTAGTTAATACCGTTTCAATATCTTCATAAGCAGGAAATTCATGCCCACTATAACAAGCTCCGTTTAAGTTGACACTTCCAAAATAGTGATTACATTCAAATCGTGGATTCTTTGAATCAATGTATGCACAACAATCTCTATCATCCGAATCCTTTTCTCTAAATAAGAATAAATAACTCATAATCATACCTCCTACTGAATTTCGCTTAATTCTTCCATCTGTTCTGCTGTGAAAATTCTTGTCAAGTCTTTATATTCTTTGATTACTGCAATATAAATTCTCTCTGCTGTTCTACTGTCCTCGTCATATCCAAACTCTGAACAAAAATCTTCAAATGTGCCTACATCATATTTCTCTAAACAAGCCAATACATCATACTCACTTGGAACTGCTTCGGCTTTTAACTTCTTCAATTCTAGCTCTGTTTTCTTTTGCTCATTGTATGGAAAATCTGAATATCTACATTTTAATTTCTTTTCAACATATTCTTCTAAAGTCATCTGGGAAATTTCTGTATTATTTATGCTATCCCAAAATACATAACTCATTTTGCCTCTTGGCGTTGTGATTGTTACATCATACCAATTTCTTTTTTCTTTCTCTTTCCAGTTCTTATTCCGTGAAATACCACCATACACAATTTCACACTTTGCATTTGCCTTATTTAAGAAATTCTTTGCCTGTTCTAAATATTCGTTCATAATCGTACCTCACTTTCTTTTAATAAAATAGGCAGCTAGGTATTTATTCTCCTAACTGCCTTTGCATTTGCTATAAATTTGTCGCATTTCCGTTCTCGTCATATTCAATCGGTGCAATGTGAACTGCATAACCGATTTCTTTTTCTTTGTCGTAAATCTCCATTGTGCCACCTGCACAAAATTCAAATGAGAACCGCTTGTCATCCGATTCAAGCAGCTTAATCAGATGATCCGTGAGTTCATTTAAGTTCCGTGCATCCTCTTTTGACTTTTCAATAGTTGTCATTTCGCTTCACTCCTTTTCATAAATTTCTAACTTATGTAACAAATCAAACATTGCTACATATCTACCCTGATTCCGTTCTTTGAGTTTATCATTGTCGTTCTGCATTGCATCATCATAATCCTTATTTACTTTTCTAAATTCCTCTGCAATAATTTCAAGAATTTCATCCTTTGTCTTGCTACATGTATATTTTGCCATTTCCCTTCACTCCTTCCTAAGAAATCTTAGTTTCATTAAAAATCTACAATAGCTTCCATTTCATCAACATCTTCTGTTGACAATCTGAAACTTCCATCTACATAATCTCCATTTGGAAGCTTAATATAATCACTTTCTTTCTTGAATTTTTCCATTGCATCTTCTAGTGCATTAGCTTCTACATCTACATATCCTGCCATTTCCCATGTTACTGCTAATCTCATAATATCTACCATCCTTTCTAATGAAATGCGAATTTCAAACGGTTACTTTTTCCCATTTTCCCTCTGCATTCCAAAAAATCCATCCATCATCTGTCTCAATACAAATATTGCCCTCATAATCACCTACATTTCCATGATATTTTGATAAATCAATATTGTTTTTCTTCAACCATTCATTTGCGGTCATATGCTTCACCTCCGAAAGAAACACGCATTTCTACACTTCTATTCTTCCATATTTTTCAAGTTCTTTAAAATCTGAAAATAAGAAGACATCATCAACTGTAATTCTTATTCTGTTTCTCTCTTTATCAACTGCAATCGGATAAACTCTATTTGCGTATAATGCACTTCCGTCAATTCCGCAAGTCTCTTTGCAATAGAATTTTCCAAAACTAGGCATCAATTCACCCAATGTCATTTTTATCATTCCTCCTTATGAAATATCCATTTACTTGTTAAAAACCTCATCCATGAACATTGTGTCTAAATAATGAGCAAGAATGTTAAACTCATTAGAGTTCTGTAATTTCTCAAATAACTCTGCTATATACTCTTTTTCGTTTTGGATATCTTCTGCACTGTCTGAAAAATCTCTGTTAAATTCAAGTAACTTCTCTGCCATTTGAGTTGGTGTATATTCATACTCTTGTATTTTCCCCATATTTGTTTGTTCCTCCTCTATGCTGTTTGCACCATCAGAGAACCCATCATCATATCCTTTGTTGTACATAGGATTCTCAAACTTTGTGTTTGCTATTGGCGAATCTTCTTCAATACCAAAGAAAGATTTCTCTTCATCTGACATTTCACAACACTCATCAAAGTATTCAAGAGCTGAATCTCTATCATCAGAAATAAGTCCGTCTTTGAAAAGCGTTGCAAGTTCTTCAAGCCTGCAACGTGGGATAAAATCTGCGTTTACCTTTTCCATAAAACAATCATAAGCTGATTGAAGATATAGTATCTTCTTAGGATTATTCTGGAAATAAGTAAAATACGTTCCGTGCGCCCACTGCTGACCTTCTGGTTGCGTTGGATCGTAACCACTAACAACTGCATACTGTGTATCACTTTCGCTTTGCAATAAAGCATAGTTTCCATTCCGTAATAACTCTATCCATTTCATACTAATCAACTCCTAACTTTTTAATTTGCCTATAACAGTCATACCACCAACGATGTTATGTTTCCGTACTTCTCTTTGCCATAACATCCTGTTAATTGATTTCGGTACACTAATTACTTCTCCGTTTTCATTCACAAATTTCGTGTGACTTCCGTTACAATTATGCCCATTATTAAGTGCAAAATATCCGTTTGCCTCTAATACAGGTTTTACAATCCGTGTATCATTTGTCCATCTTCTCTTTCCCATATTGACTCAATCCTTTCCTTATTATAATATATTGCCCGTATAGCCTGATAGCACAGCTTATTTTCGCTTTTACCGATGTTTCATATTCATCATTCTCTTTCTAATTGTTTATTCTCTGTTACATTGCTTTTACTTTTGCTGTTTTCTTTGTTGTTTTGCGTTTCTTCTCTATGAATGGACTTTCCATTTCATATCTAATAATTTCAGACAGATAATCAAATACTGCACACTGTTCCAAGTTCATAATATTTTCTACAAAAAACTCTGTACCAATGCATTTCTCTTTTAAGATATTCTCCATTTGTTCTGTTCTGCCTTCATAATACGCATATAGTGAATGCATCACTCTGATGTACTTTGCAGTATATGCTTTCCCATTATATGTATCCGCATATCCGTTCCACTGTAAATCAGTAATGATAGTGATGATTTTATCAAGCAATTCCGTTCCATTTTTGCGAATTGATTTGATACCATCTTTAATAGGTGTAAAGATACCTACCTGGTTTTCAATTGGATCTCCCTTTACAGCTACATTATGATTATTACAGATTTCTTTTAACTGAATATAATTCTCGTCTCCATACTCGATTGCAGCTCTGTAATAGTCAACCTGTGACATTTTACGTCTATCAATTCCCTGTCCAAGAAATAACTTAATTGCTTCTTTTTCAGAACATTCAATGATTTCACATATAACTGCTTCAATTTTGCCTTTAAATGCCCCATAAATACGGTGCATACCATCTACACACCAAAGTTTTCCATTAAGATATAACAGCTTCGGTACTTCCCATTTATACTTGTTATACTTTGTTCCGATTTCCGTTGCTGCAACTACATCACACATTCTCTGCCATGATGGAATATGTACATGTAAAGGATTGATATTGACAAGAATCTTGTCGCCAAATCGTGAGTTTACTTTTGCGTTTTCAACAATCTGCTTGATTGTGATTGCTTCAACCTTACCTGTAAACTCTTCCTTATTCCGTGATTCCTGCATTTCTCTTTCAATTACTGATGGCTCTACTTTCCTTGAATAACACATAATTTTTACCTTTTTAACCTTTCTTGTTTTTAATTTTTTGCATAAAAATAACGGCTTGCTTTCGCTTGCCGTTTAGTTACTAAACTTCTTAAATACTCCTGACCTAAGCATATCTGATTTCCAACACTCGTAATCTGAATATTCTGCTTTGTCTACTAAATTTCTATAGATTTTGTTCATCTGCTTTTCCGTGAAGCGTTTCCCTTTAAAGGGTTGTTCATATGTGATATACATCATATCTCACCTCTTTTCCCTCCCAAGAAATTTCTTATTCTATCTAATATAGTTTCTCTTTTAATCCTGCTGCGTTTCCGCCTTTCTGCAAAATACAAGCTGTTCTCTACATTTATGTAGTCCAACATTTGCATGGGTGTTAATGAGTTGTATGGAGTTGATAGAGTATTATCTATTATTTCAGCTCCGTTCCCTGCTTTTATAATTCTAAAATTAAACTGCTCCATTTCCCTTTATACCTCCTGTGTCAATCTTGCTGTTTTTAAAATCCGTGTAATTTCGCTTTCCGTTTTTGCATTGGCTATTGCTTCTATAATTTCCATTGTATAACGAAAATCTTTTGCGATTCGTATTGCTTTTCGTTTATAGTTGTACATTTCTCTTGACATAATCTTTATTCTCCCTTCTAAATCAGCATTGACAACTGCTTTGCCAGCATTGCCTTTGACAATCCTGTTGTCTTAATTCCTTTGTTACTTTTTATTTCTGCTTTTACAGAGTAAATCCGTGAAGGTTTGCTTGCCTTTGCAATCTGATAATTACAATAGGCAGTATGAATTTGTTTGTGTTTCTCTGACATAATTTTTATTCTCCCTTCTTTATTTTGTTATTGTGAAATCATAGCAATCACCTGTTGACGTGTAGATTGTTACAGTATCACTGTTGATTTCCGTTTCTGTTACCTGATTCAAGTTCAGATAATCGTATTTATTAGGTATATTTTTACCTATTAAAAAAGCCGTAGCGATTGCTACGACTGCGATGGCTGTATATGCCATTTTCTTTTTCATAGTTGTATTTCCTTTCTTTTAATATTGTTTTTGGGTATAAAAATAGCACCCTTTGCATTGGGTGCTACTGTGTTTGGTTTAAAACAGTTTTTGCTGCTGTGATTGCAGCTCCTTTTGTGTTAAAAGCCGCAATAAACCGTGCAGTATGTACAAAAGTACAACCTTCTGGTTTATTTTCTAACCATTCTTCAGGCAAACATATGATGTCTTTGGAACTATCCTTATCTACTTTTATAGTAAGGATATTCCAACCGCCCCTGTTTGATGGCATTACCAAAAGTTTTGCTTCTGTGCCCACAAACATAATGGGTGGAATGTATTTTTTAAGGATTATAAGACCATTATCGGTCACTCCTTTTAAGGCTTCTTCAACTTCTGTTTTTGCCTTGCCCATAGCTAAGTCTCTAGCTATATTTCGGGAAATAATTTCTTTACAAAAATCTACTGCTTTCCTAAAACCTTCTTTTGTTTCCGTTTCTGGGTCAGCAGAATCCCAGAACGGATTTAAACTTGATATAAAAGAAGACAGTGGATTTCCTTCACCTACTCCATTATCTATATCTTCGATTGGAATTATATAATTCTTCTCAAAGATTTCATATCCGTTCTTTGAAAAAAGAAGGTGTCCGTAGTCTTCAAATATCAACCCACAGGCAGCTCTTTTGAGTCCGTCTTCTCTTATTTTTGCGTCTACCTGGTGATGGTCGTATTTTCCACCTCCTATGTCCGCAACCAAAATAGTTTCCGGGAGTTTATCTGGTACACAGAACTCTCTTTTTACCTTAATACAAGGGTTAAGAATCTCACACAGGGCAACGCTCATTACATCGTCTGCATGAAACTTCCCTCCGTGGACTAAAATTGTATCAAAATTAAATTTCATTATTCATACCTCCTTTCTACGCGTTTTTGATTTCGTAGCACATTTTACATAATTCTTTTGCTACGTTTTCAATTTCTTTTTCCGTCTCTATTTTCGTGAGTTCTTGTACCCACGATGTAATGACTTGAATCTCCCCAAGCATATCGTAATACTCTTCACGTTTATCAATAGCAAAGTCTTTTTCAAGCTTCACCATTTGAATTCCTTCAATATCTTTTTCTGTGGAATATCGTTTAAAGACATCCAACGGAATATCCACATCTACATTTTTAGGAATAAATCCCACTCCAATTGGGAACTCGTTGTAACAATCCATTGCTACGTCATACTCATAAGTAATGTTACAAAGCAATTCCATTGCTGCGTTTATAATTTCATTTTTCTTTTTTTCTAATTCTAAATTTCCCATAGTTTTTAAATCTCCTTTTTATTTTTTTTGCATATAAAATAGTACCCTTTTAGAGTACTTAATTTATTTTTTGTTTTAACGAGTATATATTATTTGTATTCTATATACTCATCCTCATTTTCCGTGAAGTTATTGATGATTTCCAACAGTTCTGTTTCCGTTACGGTTTCAAAATCTCCGCAACTATACTCTTCCTCGTCATAGTCGTAGTGATCGTTGAACGAGCCACACACCGGGCAGAAATCAAAACCTGCGGTTGTTCCGTAACTTACTTCCCATTTTCCGTTTTCAAGGCGGTCATAATCAGTCCAAAAACCGTAGCAACCGCCATCGTTGCATCTTTCTGAGTCGTATTCTGAATAGTTGCAGAATCTTACTCTTTTAATTCCATTTAAGTTTTCTTTTTCCAAAATTTCCAAATCTGAAAAATCTGGATCTACTAAGCACACTACGTAGACCCCCAACATTAATCTATCAAAGCTCCTTTCTTTACTGATGATACCTTTTTTGGTATCCATTACCATAACAAAGTCATTGAGGTCTCTTGATCTTGTTGTCCACGGCGTACACAGCCATGCTCTGGAGTCTGTCAGTAAATGATTATGCTCATTCATGGCTAATGTAATTATATCATTGTACCGCCTTGCCTCATCAAAACTGAGGATTCTTAGCTTCCCTTCCCAACTGCCGAATTCATTTTGACCGTCTAAACTGTCCAATGAAATAGAATGGGAAATAACCTTTCCACAAAATTCGGCATTAAGTTTTTCTTCTTCCTTTTTTAACAAAGCGTTTATGTCGCTTTCGTTAAAATTGTTCGTGTTTCCGAACTTATACACGAATGAAGGAAACTCAAAAACACTCATAATTTTTGTTCCGAGCTCTGACTGCTCCAGAATAATATATTTGCTTCTTTCTGTTCTAAACACCTTTCCTACTTCTATATCTGCTAATCTCATAACAATAACCTCCTTAATTAAAAGTAATTAAATTCTTCCCAGTGATCGGCAACCAATAATGTTGTATTTTTTGTTTCCATTGTGTCCTCCTTATTTGCCTTGTAGCTGTTTTTTCTTTGCCTGAAGTTCTGCTATTTGAGCTTCAATTGAGGCAATTTCAGCTTCATTCTCGTCAACATAAGCCATAATATCTCCTGGTTGACATTGTAACTCTTTACATATCTTATCTATTATAGACATAGCAACATATTTATTCTTACTAAAATTAGCCATTGTTGACGGACTAATCCCTAATTTGCGTTGCAAGTCTATTTTTTTTATACCCTTAGAAATTAATAACGAATCCAATTTATAATATACTATCATCTTGTTTCCCTCCAATCACCTCCAATATATCATAGCTTACTATAATTATCAAGCTATTTTTGTGTTAATGCATATTATAAAAGAGCAGACTTTTGCGTTGTCTGCCCTTCTAACCATATATTATTTTCCGTTTCGCTTCTGTTCATCGGTTACGGACTTACACCGTAAGACGGAAGGCAGACTAATAATCTGCCTTATATCCATAGTCATAATAATAATTTTTATACCTCCTTTTCTGTGAATACTGTAAACTTGTCACAGCGCATTCTCTTTTCGCTTGGTGCGACACGTTCATAACCTGGTACTGGACATAATCCGACCACTTTACCTGGATATGCCTGTGCTGCAATAATACTACCGACAATTACAAGCCTATCAGTGCATCCGGTTTCCCTATAGGTTCCTTCTATATCTCTTATGATTTCTTTTCCCTCAGGCGTACCGACAAAAACAGTTGTTACGAATAAGTCATTTACTGCTTTTTCTTCTGCCTTTGCGTTAATGAGGACACTTGTTGGAACTGTCACAAGATCTCCGTTTGTATCCTGCATCGTGAGTGGATGTGGAGTTGCGTTTAATACGCACACTCCGTTTCCAAATCTGATTGTTTCTCCAATTCCCTTTAATATTAATGTTGTCATAGCTTCCTCCACGGCTCTTGATGCTATCTCCACCGACAATTAATAAATTTGCGGACTTGTGACCGCTATTTCATACACTGAAATAGTGCATTAAAGGCAGACTTTGAGCCTGCCTCCACTCTGCATGTTGACTTTTTTATAAATTTATGATACAGTTATCATTGAAAAGGGAGGTTGCTAGCCTCCCTTAAGAAATAGAACCGCCATTCTATTTCTTGTTGTCATGTCTCTCGGAAAGAGACAAAAGTAACGTAGTTACTATAACAACTTCAATGATAACTCGAACCAAAAGCATAATATCACCTCCTTTCATATAGTCCGAGCGTGATATTTTAAGGGCTACTACAATTATTTTGCAGTAGCTTTTTTCTTCTTTTCAGGCTCTTTATACTGGTACTTGTACGCATCTACCTTGAGTGCATTCTTATCTTTCATAAGCTGTGCTAATGCACGCATAAAGCTATTCTTGAATGTAGTCTTAGCCTTATAAGATAAAGCATTGCCAGTCTTGAATAATTGCTTATTGCTACTGTTTTTATAGCCTACTGCTACAGTAATAAAGCTAATAAGTGTAGGTGTAGCTTCAATTTTCTGAGCAGAGAACCACTCTTTTATAGCCTTCTTAAACTCTTCCTCTGATGTAGTGTAAGCAGAGTATAATTCATCTGTTAAAAGTTCATAGCAAGAGTCAATACGCTTATTGTATTCTTCTTTAAATGCGTCAAACTCTGCCTGATACTTTTCAACATCTGCTAAATACATAGCCTGAGCCTCAGCATCATCCTTTTTGAGTTCTGCCCATTCCTGGCTAATCCGTAAGTTATTCTGAAGAATGAGTTTTTTATCAGCCATTTCATTGATAGCAACCCAGAATTTAGCCATAGTTTCAGTAAAGTCCTTTGATGAAGTCATAAACTGCACCTTTACAGATGCCGTATTAATAGTTGCTTTTTTGTTATTTTTTGTTGTACTCATAGTAGTACCTCCTTAAATTTCAAATATAGTTATAGTGCTATCCACTGTTTACAAGGGCTTTAGACCTTTACAACATTAGGACTTATTTATATGTAATGCCCAGTTGTAGCCGTGTTACACCTTTTTAGTTGATAAGTGGTAAAAAGTTTTTCTCAAACCAAAAACCACTACAATAGTTTTGTTGTTTATCAAATGAGATAAACTCATAGCCTAAACTTATTTGTTAAACAGGCTCGCAGAATGCAAGCCCACCGACTATGATAATTTGTACAGTGTCCCCGTTGTCTGTACTTTTTACTATTTTAGGCGGATTAGTCCACCTAACCTTATCAATTACTATCAAAGGTATCCGCTAATGGAGCGGATTTCAAATAGATTTTATGTATGAATTTAATGCTTTTTGTCTATCCTTTTCCTACTTATTCATACTACTAAAAAATACTATTTAAACTTCTTTTAACCTGAAAATCTAAGCTATCGCCCGAACTTTTACCCCTAACTTTAAATCAGTCTACTTGTCATATACAAATAGATATAGTAGTACAAATTTTTGAATATCTTTCAACTATTTCACATTTTATTCATTTGTCAATGTACAAATTTTTTTGCATAGTCCACGGATGGACTTTTGCGGTTGTACCAGTTCTCACGGATGGGAAAAGGTAATTTGTTGGGAATTGACAAGTCAGAACTAACTTGTTATACTTAGACTGGTTGGGGTCTAAGTATTCCCCTTTGCGGTGTTGGTGTTGGAAGCGCCTCACCGCTTTTTTGTTCTTTGGGAAAAGTATCGTTGGTACTATGTACCGTGTTTTCGTTCCCCTTAGAACAATTACATTGTACTACACTTTTGTGTAGTTGTCAACAACTTTTTGAAGTTTTTAACTTCTTTGTTGGTTCAATTGAACCAACTTGTTATTGATTAATTGTAGTTTACTATATTAAATCGAATTTGTCAATAATTTTTTGAAGATTTTATTTGAATTATTGTATATAGATTAAAGCTATGATAAACGATATATCATAGCTTGAGACTATATCTAACAATATTATTAATACCATCTGACATAGTTTTTAATACTACTTATAACCTACTCAAAAAGTACCAGTAAAAACAATGTCTAATATATATCTATTAGCTATTGTTTTATCGAACAAGTGTTCGACCGGGGTAGCAAAAACCAAAATCGAACAAGTGTTTTTCTATATTTTCAATAGCTGATTGTTCCACACACTCACTTAATTTTAAAACTCTCAAAATCTCACTAAAATCAAGCATATTTCCAAATTTTACCCCTCAAATCCTTTATCGTACCCCATATCGCTCAAACCCACTAACCAAGCCACTTTCAGTCATCTTTGAGCCCCAAAATTAAAAATCCTGCATCACAAAATCTAATACCAAAATCTCGTTTCTTCTATATAAATAAGTAATTTTACCGATATCACTTTTCCAATTAAAAATTTTACATTTAAGACAATACAGAGGAGCTACGATAAAACTACACATAAATTTCAATAAACTCCCCATAATTACCATAAAAACAGGTGAAAAATAATATTAATTACTTAACCTTTATACAAAAAGACAGCAATGCACAATATTAAATAAAACTCATAAACAATAACGAGAATAAATAATTATAAATGTCATAATAATTAAAATAAAGAAAGGAATGATTTTATCATGAAAACTATTGTAAAAAGTGATATACTTGACTTAGATACCATTATCAAAAGTATTGAGGAGGAATTTATGTTAAGTAACAATAAAGAAAAATGGGAAGTACCTAAATATTCAGGCAATCAGATTAATAAAGCAGGAAAAATAATAGCTGATCCATTTTCAACGTCTGAAGAACGTAAAAAAGCACTAGTCATATTAAACAATTGGAGAGCTGCACACGCATATCCTTTACAAATTATATGTAGCAACCTTAGAAAGAAGAATCCTAATGCTATAGTTGTTCAAAGATTAAAACGTTTAGAATCTATAACCGGCAAGATTCAAAGATTTCCCGAAATGCAATTATATAAAATGCAAGATTTAGGTGGTTGTCGTGTAATCGTAGATACTATAGAGCAAGTATATGAAGCGGTTGACAAGTATAAAAACTCTCGAATAAGGCATATACTTAAACGTGAATATGATTATATTGCTAACCCAAAACAATCAGGATATAGATCTTATCATATGGTATATCAATTCTATAGTGACAAAAAAGATACTTATAATAAAAATATGTTTATAGAAGTCCAATTCCGCACAAAATTGCAACATATGTGGGCAACTGCTGTAGAAATGATGGGTATATATACAAACAGTAATCTTAAATCTAGTCAAGGTGATTATGATATCCTTAGATTTTTTGAATTGGTATCATCTATATTTGCTATTGAAGAAAAAATGCCAGTATGCCCTAATACTTCTGATTGGATGGATGAATTAATCAAAGAAATTAATTATCTTGATAATAAAAATAACATAATATCTACATTAAGCGGATTAAATGTATCTATTGATTATGCAAGTAAAAAATTCAATCAGAAAAATAAGAATTTATATTATATATTGTTGCTTGATTATAACAAAAAGACCGTACAAGTTAGACCATTTAAAAATCTTGAATATGCTACAAAAGCTTACGATCAGATTGAACAAAATTCTGACAAAAATGTTGTACTTGTATCTGCCTCATCATTTGAAACATTAAGATTAGCATATCCAAATTATTTTGTTGACATCTCTCATTTTGTTACAAAACTTAGAACGATTGTAGAAAAATACAACGCTTCTATAATATAAGTTAATATTAATTATTCTAAATAACAGGCAGTGATGTCTGTTATTTTTATATCCTTATTATCCTTATATTAAAATCCACTCTCACAGCTCAAATTTCAATTTTTACCTTTTACCCTAACAACTAGCCACTTGACATATAAAAATCCAAAATAGACTCCGAATCATTAATTTTACCCCTTATATCCCATGTAAAGAATTTTATATTAACTCTCTTTGTTAATTAACATATCCATACAATGCCAAAAATTCATAAATTCAAATTCATATAAGAGAATAATCTATTATAAATAATCATCACATCACTTTTGTCAAACAAAAAACAATAAAATTTAAAGGAGGGACTCATTATGAGTAACTTAACATTAATTACAACAGAAACATTTAATAACTTACCATGTAACTTTTATAGGAATATGAATGATGACATACTTCTTACAAGGGAACAGATTGGTCAAGCATTAGAATATGTATATCCAGATGATGCATTAAGTAAAATTCACAAAAGACATTCTGATAGGCTTGATCCACTTTCAGTAGTAGTCAGATTGGCTAGTACTGATGGAAAAATGTATGATACAACTTTATATTCAGAAAGAGGAATTATGGAAATATGCAGATGGTCAAATAAACCTAAAGCAAATGAATTTATGGATTGGGTATGGGATATTATTGAATCATATAGGAATAGCATTCTTTCATTGCAAAATATAAATATGAAAACATTCACAAATATTCTTACATCTTTATCTAATACACAGGTTGCAATGATGCAGACATTAAACTTGCTCAATGAAAAGATTACTAATTTAGAAAAACAATCCAAACCAAAAAGAAAATATTCTTATTGGACTTCTAAAATGTTTCCAAAGTACAAGAAATTAATGGATTATTTAGGATACAAGTCAAACGGAGAATTATATGGGTATCTTTACGAGGAATTTAATACCACGTATACAGATTATAACACACATCAGATCGTAGATGATTATTGTTATGAAAATAAACTAGAAACATGTTTTACATTAGATGCAATTGAGCATGATAAGACTGTAAGAAAATTATTTGAATCTATGGTAGACAACATGTTAAAGAAATACAATTTAACTTAATGTAAGAATCAAAAATATATCAAAGAAAACTAATAATATTCAAAGATACTACTCACAGGTATCTATATTAATTAGTTATATTCTTTTAGAAATATATGAAATTATTCTACGGATACTAGGAAGACTTAATCTTGAACTGCCAAAGACAAGTAGAAATATATTTGATGAATTAGCTGACAGAATTACTTCTTAATCTATTTAGGGAGTAAATCAACGCGAAGAGAAAAATTAGCCACTTTTATCTCATACCCTTATAAGTTATCACCTGAGACATAAAAATTGAAATTCACCCTTAAAAACTCATTTTTTGCCCACAAATAGGTGTATGAAAAAAACTATACACATCTATACATGCTCTAATCTGAAAAATCAGAGAATATAACTATATAGAAAATATCAAAATAAAATAAGAAGGGATTATTATGCAGCTACAAGAAATAGAATTATATCAAAGATTTTACAATAACCTATCTTGTGCTTCTAGTGATGAGTTATATAACGATTGGTGGATACCAGCTCAACATGATTGTCAAGAATACGGAAACATTAATGATGTAGATTACATAATTATATGCGTATGCGAAGATCTATTCAAAAAGAGAAATGAACATAAGGAAATATTTAAGAAACGAAAGGAGTTCCTACATGGAAATTAACAAATGTCAAAACCAAGATATACCTAAATACTATAAGTCAACAGAAAGTAATATTTCAAAGAGTAACCGTAAATCCAAGCACAAACATCAATATGAAGAATGTTTAATTCAATATGATTCAATATTTGCAGGAAAAATAAATAAACACACGAGATTAACTGGATATTGTACTATTTGTGGAAAAATAGGTTCAGTCAAAAATGAAAAATATGAAACTGAACTAGAGCAATTAAGAAAAGAAAGACAAGTTGATAGTAAATTTTGTGTATTTATATCAAGCAAAGAAATATATGAAAGATACCATAATAAGTTACCTGTGTTTTATATTGAGGATTCACTTGTAGATTATGTTGTTTTAGAACAAGAGAATAATTAAATAATCAATATAATTGCCTACGGCGTTATTGGTCATTTCGCTTCTTACGAAGCTCATGCCCTTGTGCCCATTCTTACGAATGGACACAAATATTACATTTTATAATCTTATCACTTTTTAATATATATTCTATAAGGGACATCGTCTGAAACCCTAGTAAAATAGGGCTTTTATTTCAATTTTAGCACTTTTATATATTTATATATTTTTGTGAGAAAATTTTAAAAAGCATTATATTTCAAGTAAAATTCCTTATCACTTTTTAAAAAAAATAGGCGCTAAAATTTTTATATTTTAAAGCTCTATGCTAGGTACGGTTTTTTATATTTTTATAGCTTTATTGAGAAATAGGGAGAATATAAATTTGTAATAAATAAATATTAATCAGAAAGGAGTTCAAATGGAATTTAATTGTAAAGTAAACATTGTTGATGCAATTATGGGTGCGGGTAAAACACAATCAATAATGAACTATATTAATCAATCTAATGATAAGTTTCTTGTAATAACACCATTTTTAGATGAAATAACGAGATATAAAAGTTATTGTAAGGAAAAAAATTTTAAATCTCCAAAATTCGAAAATAAAAAAACAAAGCTAGATGATATTAAAAGTCTCATTGAAAAAGGAGAAAATATTGTATCTACCCATGCTCTATTTCAAAAATTTGATAATGAATTAATAGATATATGTAGAGCACAAAATTACACTCTTATAATGGATGAAGTTGCAAATGTAATTGATGAATACTCAATTACAAAACAAGATTTTGAAATTTTAAAGAATACATACGTAACAATAAATCCTGAAACAAAACAGTTAATATGGAAAGAGGAATATTCGGATTATAAAGGTAAATTTGATAATGAAAAAAGATTATGCGAATTAGGAAGTCTTGTTTGTTATGGTAATGATCTTATGGTGTGGTTATTTCCAATTGAGACATTTAATTCATTTAGAAACATTTTTATTCTTACATATAAATTCGAACTTCAGTTACAAAGATATTATTATGATTATTATGGACTTCAATATCAATTTTGGTCTGTTGAAGGTAATAATTTGGAGAATTATCATTTAGTAACCTATGATCCTAATAAAAGTTATCTTAACTATGATTATGAACAGTTAATTCATGTCTGTGAAATAGAAAAATTAAATCTTATAGGAGATAGGGATACAGATTTGTCTAAATCATGGTACGCAAGAAACAAAAATAATACTTCTATAAAAGTATTGAAAAACAACATACAGAATTTTTTCAGAAACATTCGTAATGATAATTCATCTGATAATATTTGGACTACATTTAAGGATTATCAATCTCTTCTCAAAGGAAAAGGTTATACCAAAGGTTATCTTCCATTGAATTCAAGGGCAACAAATGAGTATAGAGAAAGAACATCTGTTGTGTATCCAGTTAATAGATATCTTAATCCATTTGTTAAAAATTTTTTTAGCTCAAATAATATTGAAGTTGATGAAAATGGATTTGCTTTATCTGAAATGCTTCAGTTTATATGGAGATCTGCTATTCGTGACGGAAATGAAATATGGGTTTATATTCCATCAATTCGTATGCGTACATTTCTTAAACAATGGATTAAACAAAATTCAAAAAGCAAAAATTCGAATAGAGAATAATAAATTGTAAGACACATAAAGAGATATCATTCCCTACGACAATATCTCTTTACCATAAATTTGCGCAATGAGTGTTACGCTAAACACTCCAATTTGCAGTGAGGCTTCTAATTCACTGGTGAATTATAATTAATAAGTTGCTATAAGAAATGAATACAATAGTAATTCACGTACCTACTATATTCTATTTCTTATATGATATGCCATTTTTCGTGATGGTGACGCGTTCTTTTCCTGAAGTTACAAGTAGCTTCAATTCTTTGTATTGTGTAAAACACTTCACACAATATTTAACAAGATTCAAAACTGCGATTATAACAGCTGGTGTAAGAATAATAGTTAGCAATATCTACAATCCTCCTTTCGCAATAAAACACTATCACAATAGGAAAGATTATAGATTTCACTATTTTTAATGTGCATAATCACACCTCCGTACCTGGTATAAGAATCAGTCGTGACTTTAGTTAATGAGTTATAAGTGTATATACACATCTTAATGATTATACCATATCGGTGAATTAGAACAAACCCTCACATTTAAATTTTTTAATAAAACCTTTTCATAATAAGGGAATATATAAATGTAACAATTAAACACGTATCACACACTAAGGAGCGATGATATGAACACAAAATTTTATTTAACAAGGAGAACAATAATTTATGACAAAGGAAACACAGAATCATGTATTGACAAGAACAATAGAGCTTAAAAGAAAGGCTAATTTAGTATGTTATCCAAAACTATGTGAAGCTGATTTTGGTGGAACAAATTTAAGTTTGTCAGACCGATTGATCCATGATTGGAAATTTGACCAAGATAGAAAAAAAGAATGTGATGTTAGAGATGCTAGAAAAATGGAGGAAAGATAATAATGAGATATGAAATAATTGCAGATACTAGTATAGTTGTGGATTTACATAATGGATACTCTATTCTCGCTATGAGCAGATGGGACAAAGAAGAAAGATTGTATAACACCACTCTATTTATTAAGAAGAATGAAATTGATAGATACGATCTTATAGATTTAACACTTAGAGTTGAAACAGATAACAAAAAAGAATTATGTATGGAAATTCTTAAGTATATTGAAAATACTGATTTTACTTATTACATTAATCGCACAAAATATGAGCTTGAATGTTTTGAACGAGGAAATGCTTTATATGAAAGAGAAAGATTAAATGTTGAGTAAATCAGATTATAGATATTTTGAAAAAGCAAAGAAAATAGCATATGTTTCAGATTTCTATAAAGTACACATAGGATGTGTTGCCGTATATCAAAATAACATTATAGGTGTTGGTTGTAATACAAAAAAGACGCATCCTATCCAAAAATATTATAATCGTTTTCGCGATTCTTGGGACGACAATGAAATTAATCCAAGTCTACATGCCGAAATTAATTGTTTAAATTCCATAAGACATTTAGGCGTTAATTTCCATAAAGTTAAATTGTATATTTTTAGAAATCGAAAATGTTGTACTTTTGGTATGGCTCGTCCTTGTCCAAGCTGTATGACAGCTATTAAAGATATTGGAATAAGCCATATATATTATACAACAAATGACGGATATACTTATGAAAAATTATAAGAAAAAGAAAGGAATTTTTAAAATGGGTTGTGAATATTGTGGAAGAATTAATGGACATGAAACTGGTTGCCCAAATTTTGTGCCACCGAAAACTAATTTCAGTTGTTGTTACTGCAAAGAAGGTATTTACGATGGCGAAGAATTTTTGTGTAATTGTGAAGGGCAATATATACATAGAGACTGTATTCCAGGTATTGATTTTGTAATCGACTGGCTTGGTTATGAAGTCAAAGAAATGGAAAACAGTAATTGTTTTGATTGAAAATAAGAATTAGAAATTTCATTTGGAGAATATATAAGTGAAACATAATAAATAAAAGATAAAAGGAGGATTCAAAATGTATTGTTTTCAAAAGAAAGATGGAACAGTAAAGAAATATTACAAAGAAGCTATCGACTACATTCTGACTGCAACAGTTCAAAAACATGAAATAATGGTTGGAAGATCTGATGAAGTTGGAAAAATATATGAATGCTATACAACTAAAAGGAAAAGATTTTTAGAACCCAAACGAAACACAATTCAATCTAAAATCATTAATATATGTGCTGAATTTGGTTGTTATACAAATCCGTGGTATAGCGATTATCAAGAAATTTCACTTGAATTGCATGGAGATAATGTGGAATTTATGCTAAATGAACTTAGAAAATATTAATAATAAACAACAGGAGGATTTATGGCTGGTATTAGCGTACCTCAATATGAGATTTTTAAAATTGGAACAAATAAACTAAAGTATTTTAATTGGGATTTACAGATTACCAAAGAAGAAGCTTTTAAATATCAGGAACTCATATCACTGTTTGAAGCCCAAGAGTTCCGCATAATGGCAAATAAGATTTTAGAAAAACCTATTTGGAGTATTGATTTTTCAAAGATATTTATGCAGGTAGTTGTTGATAAAAAATCTGATTTTGCAAGAGCGACTGGTAAAAAAGGCGTTACTGTAAATGGTGTTAATTATAAACGCTTTGTTGGAACTACTGGTGGATTAAAAAATAATACTCTTCTCTTCTGCAATTCACAATATATTGATAAATTAAATGAATTATGTGAATGCAAGAGAAATCCAGATACTAAATTAGTTCCTGCAAAATATGAAGCTTACAAAGCATTGACATGTTCTGCATCACAACCGATTTGTGATCCACATGGAATTTTGGTTGTAAAAGATTGTATTACACAATATTTTGCAGATGTTATATCACTCGATGATGGTGGCAATTCAAAAGAACCGACAAGAGAAATTATTAAAGATAAAGCTCTTGAAAACAATGTATCTGACGGTTTTAATCTTTGTACTATACAATATATGCAGCGAGTAGCTGAATCTTTAGGTATTGATTATATTCCTGGCGGTGTGTGCTTGAGAAACGCATGGCTCAAAGGAATGCTCTATCCGTTCCCTATTTATGAATTTATTGAAAAATACAATAATGGTAATTATATGATTAAAGATATTTGGGGAAATATGCAAGATATTCGTCAATGTGAAATGATTATCACAGAGTCTTCTCTTAAATTATGGGGAGCGTATGATAATATTGAGCAATATATGAATGCGTATAAGGAATGTGGATACGGATTTTCTGTAACAAAAATTTCACCACATGTTCTTGAAGAACAGAGAGAATTGAATTACCAATATCTTCAGTCTTATGAATTTACAGACAAAGATGTTGAGGAATTGTGCGCACCAACAATCAACTATTTAAAAGATGCTATGTGTGGTGACTACTCTTCTACTATTAAATTTCTTGGTATTAACGAAAATACTGATATAAATTCATGGCAACGTGCTTTGTATACAAATGAATATATGTTGGGAGATCCATATATAATTGACTCTGTACATAGATATATCAAGAAAAAAATGAATGATGCGAAGATTGGCAAATTATTTGTAAATGGTAATTATCAGATTGCAAGTGGCGATCCATTTGCTCTTATGCAATCTCTTTGTGGTTTGGAAGTTACAGGTTTATTAAAAGCAAATGAATGTTATTCAAAATTTTGGATTGATAAAAATGAAGACGAAATTGTGCTCTTTAGAAGTCCAATGACAAGTCATAATAATATTCGAATGTGTAATATCAATAATTCGGATGAATGCCAGTACTGGTATCAATATATGAATACTATCATGATCATAAACGGTTGGGATTCATTTTGCATGGCTGAGAATGGGGAAGATTGGGACTCGGATCTGAACTTTTCTACTAATAACCCTATTATGAAAAGACGCTATAGATACTTACCTGCTATCGAATGTGTTCAGCGAAATGCAGAAAAAATTGTTGTTACTGAAGCTGCTGTTAAAAAGACAAATAAAGCAGGTATGGGAAATCAAGTTGGAACAATCACTAATTATGTCACATCTATGATGGAAGTTCAATCTCATTTCGAGAAAGATTCACCTGAATATAAAGAATTAGAATATAGAATAGAATGTGGTCAGCTCTATCAGCAAAATGAGTTGGACAAAATTAAGGGAATTATTGCAAAACCAATGGAAAGCAGTTGGTACAATTTAGGGGCTTGTGGAGAGAATAAATATTTGCAATCTCTTTGTGCATATAGAAAACCATACTTTATGATTTATGTTTACGATGAAACAAAAAGACAGTACAAGCAATACATTAAAGAAAGTAATGCTAAATGCTATGCTATCTATAAATGTTCTATTGAGGATTTACATAATAAAGATACTCTTACAAAAGAACAAGAAGATTTTCTTTTTTGGTATGAGAGAAAAATGCCAGTTGGTACAGGGAATTGTTCCATGAATCAGATTTGTAAATATGTTGAAAGTCAGTTAGATGGTTACAAATCTCAATTACATAAGGACTCTTCATTTGATTATAATACATTGAAGGTTAAAAGGCGTTGTACTGAAGAACACAGACAAGCTCTGCGAGAACTTGAACAATATTATTGTGAATGCATTAAAGAATATAAAAAGAAACAGGGAAAAGAAAAAGGAATACAGCTAAATAGAACTGATATCTTTGATAAACAGGATGAATTCGACAAATATTATCAACGTGCAAGTATGGTTGAAATGTTTAAGAAGAAAGCTGAAGAAATATGTCCAAATGATGATGAACGTATGAACATTATTCTTGATATGACTTATGGATATAAAGGTAATAGACAGTTTTGTTGGGATTGTATTGGAGAACTAATTATTAAACGTTTAGAAGAAATGGAGGAAGAAGTTGTATATACTGAATGAAAAAGAATACATTAGAGAGATATTAGCGTCTGGTAGTAAACCAGATAATATCTCGAATGGATATCTGATAACATTGATTGCTAAGTATTATTTTGATAGAGGTAAAGATCCAAATATTCTAATTGATACAGTCAAAGCAAAGATGCTTGAATTTAATATTGAAGGATATCAGGAATATAGATATGCTAATAAAATTAAAAAAACATGTATTGATTTATATGATTCAGAATCTAAAAATCTCTTTAGGGAACTTGAATATGTTCCTATCTATGAAGAAGAATTAAAAGTCGTGAAATCTCTTCCAAATGATCGCCAAAAGAAATTTATGTTTACATTATTTGCCATAGCAAGATATATGGATTGTGATGGATGGATAAATAAAAAAGATTCAAAAGGTCTTTCAGAAGTATTTAAACTTGCCAATGTTACTCTCTCATCTGATAAAAAGAATGAATTGTTACATGAATTATATAGTAATGGTTATATTCATTTTGGAAAAAAAGTGAATAATCTTAATATCAAAATTGATTTAGGAGACACTGATGATGATATTGCTTATAAGGTAACTCAATTTGAGAATATTGGTAATCAGTACATAGGGAATTTTAAAAAGGGATACAAACAGTGTGCAAATGGATGTGGAAGAAAAATTAAAGTCACTGGTACAAACAATCGTTATTGTAAGTATTGTGCACGAGAAAAAGAATTGGAAAAATATAAGAAATACAATGAGAAACGTTAATTTAACCACTTTTTATAATTCTCAAAAACCCTTGATTTATAAGGCTTTTTTGCACATTTTTACAAAATATTCGTTTTTCTTAAATGTAGATATAGTGAAATATTTACAAAAACAAGATACAAAAACGATTGTCATGGAAGAAACAAACCGACAATCTTTGTATGTCTGCTCTGCTGCTCTTTTGAGTGGCAGAGCAGATTTAGAATGAAATCAGCTTTTCTTAATATCACGTCCTATAGGGACATTTCATAAACTAACCTCTCTTTCTTATATTGGTGGTTGCATTATTACAATAATAACGTAGCCACTAATATTCTTCCTATATAGCTCAACGGTAGAGCAACGGATTGTTAATCCGTAAGTTACAGGTTCGAATCCTGTTATGGGAGTTATCCTATTTTATAGGACTGGTCGGTTTCGGATCGGAGGATGAAAATCCTAAGATAAGCATGGCGACATGTATAAAGTGGTTCTTATCGTATTATAAGACTGCGACTGTAGAAATACAGCTTAACGGAAAACACATAGGATTTATACCTAACCTAAAATCAGAGGGCTACTGCTAATGATATGGTTCGGTAGGTGTCATGAGAAAGGCACTGTTAATTAACACAGAAATGTGGGGATAATCCGTGTATGGTTGGTGGGAATACCGCAAGTATAACTGCTGGTCAGATTTTGATAATATCTCTTAAGTTGAAAAACAGGGATAGAATCAAAAAGTAAGGAGATCGCAATCCGAGCAGGATGGTGATGATTGGGCGGTACTCAAAAGGTACTGATGGTCAAATATACACCTCATCGTCCAAAATTTAATTACATACTTTTGATGAATTATCTAAATTGGTCAAATAATAGAAAAGGTAAATTATTTAAAGAAAATTATAAGCAAAAGTGTGTATAACCGCAAAGAGAAAAACAACTTATTGTCCTGTAATATGGACACATATAACACTCGCAAGGTGTTATGTGAGAAAGTACAAGTATATGCAACTCTAATAGACTGCAACCTATGAATCTCGCAAGGAAGAATGTGTAAAAAGAAAATCTATAACGCTTTGTGGTAAGAGTTTGCCAGTTATGTCAAAACTGGTGTTGTTGCTAACTACAAGTTAATCGCTTGTGTGATAAACTGTGTCCAACCACAGTAGATGTTAGTGTATTGAGTCAAATATCTCAGCTCATATTAAGTAAGAGTCTCATACTTCGGTATGGGATTTTTTATTTTTGGGAATTAGTTCAGTTTGGTTAGAACGCCTGATTTGGGTTCAGGAGATCGTGGGTTCAAATCCTACATTTCCAACTACTATCCTATTTTGTAGGAAATAAATTAAGAAAGAAGTGAAAATTATTAAGTACATTTCAAAAAATGAAATTAAAAAATTATTATCTGAAGGTGTAATTAGAAACACAAGACGAGGATATGTAGATTGCAGAGGCGAACATATTGGATATTACAAGACTTGTGGTGGAAAGCGTTACATCGAAGATAAATTTGTCAAGTAGGTTCTGCCTATGAAAAATAGAATTAAATATAAAGGTTTTTATATAGACAAGACTGAAAATGGCTATCGTATCTGTAGGCAAGAAGATACAGAAAAGCATACCCATCTCTCGAATCTTAATCCATCGTATAGGCTCATAGACAATGTATTATCAAATAAAATTCCAACTCGTTGTGGATGTTATTATTTGGAATCACATATTCGTTTGAGTTATGATGAAAATTATATTAGGAAGATTCGTGAGTATATTGAAGTAAAACAGAATAAAAGTAAACAAATGTATTATAATCCTGGCAGAAAACGTTCTGGTGGGAATTTTTAATTTTATGGAGGAAAAAGGAAATGGCAAATTTTATTTTTAAGGAAACCAAGCAGACTTCTATGAAGATTGCAGGTATTATTGACACAGATAATATGACTGTTGAAGTAGATGGCGAAGAAAAGAAGCTTGCTACTCTTCTATCAGTATTTAACGGTGGTGGTGTTGAAATAAATGTGAAGGTAAAAGAGGAAAATGAACTCGATGAACCTACTGAATCTAATGAAGAATAGAGAGTAGGTGAACTATATTTATAATTTCGAAGAAGAATTAAAAAAATATGGGCTAACCCCATCAACTTATGAACAGGTTTTACAAGAAATTTCTAATAAAATGTCTGGTATTTCAGATATAGATTGGAAAGAAATTGTAGATAAATATGATATAAAATGTCATTATGATAGCGTCAGAAAGGCTAGTCAGACCATATTTGGTAATTATTTTGTTAGAGAATATTTAAAAGCTAAAAACATAACAGAAAAAAGTACTACTCTTGATGATGCTAAAGAAGTATTAGGTGAACAATATATTGTTAAACAGCAAATACATAATGATAGATTGAAACTCAATAAGTTAAAAAGAGATTTAGTTCCTTGTATTACAGTTGCAGACGAATTAAAGCAGTATATGAAAGATAATAATTTCTCAATGGAAATTCCTACATATATGTACTCTTCTGTTGAAGAAGAATCTGATTACACTATGATATGTCATATTACTGATTGGCATATTGGCTATATAATCAACAATTGTAATGGTAATAATTTTAATTGGGAAATTGCAAATGAAAGAATAAACAAATATATTTCTGAATGTAAGAAGTATATTGAATTATATAATATCCGTCAGGTTTTAATTATATCAACAGGTGATATGATCGAGAATTCATATATGAGAGAAACACAAGCACATAATTGTGAATTTTTACAATCTATGCAAATACATAAGGCTACTAAATTGATATATAGACTATTAATTGCTTTAGCTGAAGATTGTAATGTTATATTTGGTGGAATTGCTGGAAATCATGATCGTATGTCTGGAGACAAGAAAAAGAGTTATGAAGGTGACAATGCAAATGTACTTATTACTGAACATATTAAAGATTTAGTTGATGTAAGTGGTTGTGAACGCATTTCTATATTAAATACAAACTATAATGATTCTGAAATAAATATTACTGTTTGTGGTTTATCTTGTAAATTTATTCATGGTGATAGGTATAAAAATGGAAAACATAATCTTTCAAAAATTATATCTAGTGATAATAAATTCTATGATTTAATCTTTAGTGGACATCTCCACAACTTTTCAATTGAATCAGAAAATCATGGTAGATATGCTATTTCTACGGGTTGTCTTAGTGGTTATAATGATTATTCGAAAAATTTTTATTGTAGCAGTGTAGCATCTCAAACAATAGCAATTTTAAAAGATAACGAAGTTGAAATGATAAAGGATATTCAGCTTAGTTAATTATATTTTGTTCTTATGAGGATGGTTTTATACTACCCTCTTTTATTTTTATTTATTTTGTATAGGAGGAATATAAAATGGCTACATATAATGTACATGCAGGTCACTGCCCACAGGATCAGGGTGCATATGGTGCAGTTGGTATTTTACAAGAGTCAGTTGAAGACAGAATTGTTAAGAATGCTGTAATTGCCAAGTTAGAAGCTCTTGGGCATACTGTATATGATTGTACATGTGATGAAAATACATCGCAGAATGGTTGTTTAGCAACAATTGTTAGTAAGTGTAATTCACATAATGTTGATTTAGACATATCTATACATCTCAATTCTGGTAGAGATGATTATGAAGGTGATGATTCTACTGGTGGTACAGAAGTTTATGGATATGATACTGGAACAGAAGAAATTGGTTCGAAGATTTGTGAAGCAATTTCAGAAAAACTTAATATTAGAAACAGAGGATTTAAGGTCAATCAGGGGCTTTATGTTCTTAGAAGCACACATTCTCCTGCTATTTTAATCGAATGTTGCTTCGTTGATGATAGGGATGATGCAAACAGATGGAATGCAGAAGTTTGTGCAGAAGCTATTGTTGAAGCTTTGACAGGAGAAGTTGTATCCGACAATTCTGATGAAGATTGTTCTGACAATGATAGTACAGATAATAATGAAACTACAGGTGGTAGAACTAATGATTTAGGTCATGTTGATGTTTACTATAGGGCTAAGACAGACCGTTGGTGGGATGAAGTTCATGACACTGACGACTGGGCTGGCGCTGGTGACGATCAGGCAATTACAGGTATTGCCATTGGTGTTAGTGAAGGTTATGTAAGATATCAGGTTCACTTACTTAATGGTGGTTGGCTTCCTGAAGTTGATGGTTATGATATTGATGATGACGAAAATGGTTACGCAGGAAATGGCAGAACACCTATTGATGCATTAAAAGCAGTATTTTATACACCCGATGGTTATGAATATCAGTGTTTATATATGCAAGTATCACCAAAGGGTATGGACGAATATTACCCTGTTCAGATAGATGATCAGACTGTAAATGGTCAGGACGGATATGCTGGATGCTTCGGAAAATACATTGATAAGGTTCAGCTTTGGGTTGAATAAGATTTTTTGAGGAGTAGACCATATTGGCTGCTACCCTCTTTTATTATTAAATCAGCACCTATTATTAAAAGTGTCAAAATATTACTGATTAAAAGGAGATTTTTATAAATGATTAAAACAGAGTTAATTAATGCAATCGCAGAAAGAATTGAAGGAGCTAAGAAGGGTGATATTGCTGTTATCCTTGATACTTATGCAGAGGTTATTACAGATACATTAAAGAAGGATACTACAGAGTCGATTCCTGTAGGTAAGCTTGGTAAGTTTAAGGTTAAGGACGTACCTGAAAGAACAGGTAAAATTATGTTAGGTGAAAGAGCTGGCGAAACATACGTAACTCCTGCTCATCAGGAAATCACATTTAAGATGAGCAAGTCAGCAAAGCAGCTCTAATTTGAAAGGTCGTGATTATTATAAAAACATTACATTTTGAAGACTATGAAGATTTTGCCTGTGTCATGTCAGATGTATACGACAGAGTGAAATCTAATGACGAATATAATTCAGTAGATGTTATTGCAAAGTATGAAGACGCAAAAGAGATTGTTCGTAAACTTATTGGAATCGGATATGGTATTGCATACATTACTGAACTTGCAGATGTTGAATATGATGGTTATGATGATGCTTTCGTTATCAGCTTATTAGATGATGAAATTTGGTGCGAACCTGTAAAGAGAGATGACAAGTATATCTTTGTTGAAGCCGATGTCGTATATATTTTTGATGATTGTAATTCTAAGATTATTCCGAAGATTGAAGCTGATGAGGTATATGAAGTAGAAATTGGCAATGAATATAATGATTGCGATTGCGATGGTGATTGTGAGAACTGTCCTTCACATGATGAAACTTATTTACATACTTCTGAAGACGAAGATGGAAATACTCACGGATTTACTGCTAGTAAGTCAGATGGCGACTTTTATATGAGTTATTCTTACTACTCTAGCGATGAGTTAAGTCATGAAGATATTCAGAAAATGTTAAAGGCTTTTGGATTTTAGATTATTTAGAGTGTGTGGTGTATGCTACACACTCTTTTTGTATCCTCTCATAGACCACTAAAGACGTGGGGCAGACTGTAAATCTGTCGTCTTCGGATCGGCTTGGAGCATTACCAAGTGGGAGGACTAGGTTAATCTGTTTGATTAATAAAGAGAATTATAAACATAAAGTTTATCTCTACCTTCAATAAATTAATAGATTGGAGGAATATAATGGCGAGTAAATTATATAATTTTTCACCTGAACAATTACAAAGCTTGCTAGATTCAAGAAATACATATACAGAAATTCTTAGAGTCGCAGGTATAAATTCATCAAGTAGTACAAATACGTTAAAAAGAATCATAAAAGAATATAAATTAGATACTTCTAAATTTGAAGAAAACAGAAAATTATATAAACAACAAATGGCAAAAATGTCTTTATGTTCAGAATATAATATTGAATCGAAATTACATAGAAATACAAAAACAAATAGTCATAAATTAAGAAATAAATTGATTGAATTCGGTTACAAAGAAAGTAAATGCGAATTATGTGGTATATCCGAATGGCTAGGAAAACCTGTTAAATTACAATTGCATCATATTGATGGCAATCATGATAATAACGAATTATCAAACTTGCAAATATTATGTCCCAATTGTCATAGTATGACAGATAATTTTGGTGTATATAATTCCAAAAGAGCAAAAGAGCCAACATTAGTATGTAGCGAATGTGGTATAAAAATTAGCAGTCATAGCAAAAGTGGACTATGTGTTTCTTGCTCACACAAGCATAAGAGGGAAAATGCAAAAACAAAATATATTAATAGAGTTAAAATTATTTGTCCATGTTGTAAAACAAATTTAATGAATTCAACATCTACAATGTGTGAATCTTGTTATAACAAAAAGAGAATAGAAAAATTATATAATATAATTTCACGAGATAATTTAAAAGAATTGATAAGATCTACCTCGTTTACTCAAATTGGCGATATGTATAATGTTAGTGACAATACAATACGAAAATGGTGTGATAAATATAATTTACCAAGAAAAGTATCAGAAATACAAAAATATACAGAAGAAGAATGGATAAATATTTGAAAGAAGTAGCTTAGTTTACCACTATCCTACTTCTTTTTTATATATGAAAGGAAGTGAGATTATTGAATGGTAAAATAGCAGATAAATTAGATCCAGTTACAGATGAGGAATGGGCAGAGGTTAATGAGTTTAATAGAAATATGGTTGAAGATTACCTCAGTAATCAGACTCATCTTTCACCGCATAGTTTACATGCTTATAGGTCTGCATTAAAGATATTTTTCGTATGGGTTAAAAATAACCTAAATAACAAAAACTGCATAGAAATTAGAAAGAAAGAATTTCTTCGCTATATGAATTTTCTTGCTAATCGTGGGCTATCTGAAGCTGCAATTAAATTTAAAAAGTCTTCTGTCAGTGCATTGAATAAATTCATCGAGAATTTCTACGATGAGGACTATCCTACGTTCCGTAATTATGTAACTGCTGAGATGCAAGTGCCAAAAACAGGTAAGGTTTTTGCAAAAGAACCATTAACGCCTGATGAAATGGATAACTTATGTTCTGTATTGGCTGAACGTGAAGAATGGCAAAAATTAGCATATGTAAAGTTTACATATTCTACAGGATGCAGACATGCAGAGAGTTTACAGTTGCTCAAAGAGGTTGTTAATTATGAGCCTAAGAGGAAAATTGTAACAATTGTCGATGAAGATGGTAAAGAACAAGAAGTAGAATCTGTTTCTTACAAAACACATGAGATTCGTTGCAAGGGACGTAGTGCCGTTGGTAAGGTTAGAAAATTGCAGTTTGGACAAGATGTAATGGACGCATTAAAGAAATGGCTTGAAGTGCGTGGCGATGATGATTGCCCTTATATGTTTGTCGTAAAAACTAAAGATGGTTCAAAGGTACGACAGATTGGATATAGTGCATTCAATGATTGGTGCATAAATGAATTTTCTGAAATTGTTGGCAGGAGAACGACTCCACATAATTTCCGGAGAAGTCGTGCAACCAATCTGGTATGTTATGACCATCGTGCATTGGAAACTGCACAGAAACTTTTGGGACACGAATCTTCCGAAACAACTCAGATGTATGTCATCCGTGAGGACACAGAAGATGCCGATGAAGCTTTCGTCTAACATCAACAACTCAATCTTAACAAGAAAGCATAGTAATGTGATATTTGAGCCGAGAGGTGACGACAATGTAGAGAATAAATAGACATAACAAGCTGCTCACATCCATAAGAAGTGAAGGCGGTCTGTCAATCCGTTGACGGACTTTTACAAGTGAGCTGTCACTGACCGATATGTGACATAAATATAAAGGTCGGTTTGCGAAATTATTGACCTTTGGAATGGTCTAAAACTTCCCACTGCTACTGCTCATTGGCGGTGTTATGGAGAGGTCTTGCCTTAGTAGACGATTAACATATTTTGGCATTTACTATTCATATAGCATTGTAAGTCCTAAAACGGTCAATATCAACCATAGAAGTGATCGTGCCTCTCTACGTTAATGAGAACCTTAATTGACGGATAAGAAATACAAAACCTCATCAATTGGTCTTTGCTCCGAAGACTGAAAATATGTGGAGAATAATCAGTAAGCATGAATGGATTGTACCAACTTTCTGTTCTAAATAACTGCATGTATACACTGCAATATCAGCTAGTTAGTGCTTTATGCTGAACATTGGGGTATCGCCAAGTGGTAAGGCACAGGAATTTGACTCCTGTATTCGTAGGTTCAAATCCTACTACCTCAGTTAGATTAAAAGGAAAACAAAAAATAAAAGAAAGGAGTGTACATATAATGGCAAGTAGATTATCTATTGAAAATGATAGATTAAAAGTCGGTCAAGTAAAACGAGTGACATCGAATAATGGAAATAAAATTGATTCTATTACTCTTCTGCTTAATGAATCTGTGGAAGTTTTATTTGCACCAAATGGAAATGCATTGGAATTTACGGTATCAAATCCAAATATTGATATGAGCAATTTGGACTGTACTATTGATAAAGAGACTTTAAGAGATTTAGTAATCAGTTTCAAAGACGCATACAACCAAATAATTACAAACGAAAGTGAGGGTACAAATTCATGAAATTAGATCAGAAATTTAATGTGGAAAATGATATTGCAAGTGTAGATATTACTGTTACAAGTCTTGGCACTGCTGATTTGACGAGTGAGCAGGAAAAAGAATTGCTTGCAAATTACAATAAGTATATCGAGTATAGTAAAATACAGTTTAAGGGAAATATCAAGCTTAATAATGGTGTTCCAGAAGTAACAACAGATCCAAAAGATGATTCTACCATTGTTGAATTAGAGATTACGGATGTAACAAATGAGAGAAAACTTATCAATGAAGATTTAGCATTTCATTTTGAAAGAGATGTAACAAAATATCCTGATACAGTATTAAATACTGTTCTTGATAAGAAGGAACTGTATGCACAGGCTCAGTGTGTATTATTTGCTACGAAAGTTAAGGAAGCTGTTACTGAAAAGTTGGCTGAAATTCGTGCGCTGAATAATACTTTTGAAGGAACTACAGAATATACTCTGTAAAAAATAATGGGTGGACTCTTCCACCCTAAATATGCCAGAACCATGATAATCAAAATCTTATATTTATGTACGCAAAGGATATAGGATGTGAGTGGTTCATCGCCATTATCTCGCTTATGTTCTTTGCGGTCTTCGGACTGGCACTGTTGTAACAATAGGATGCGTCCTATGCAGATTAGATGAAAGCTCGGAGTTTGAGGAGATAATGAGAAAGACAATAAAATATTTTGTTTACTTTTAGTTAATATTGGTATATAATATTTTCATCAAATAATAAAGTGGGGTGAATATATTATGGCATTATTATCATTTAAAAATGTCTATGAAGCAAATATTCCGTTTAATAGCGCGGATGAATTGTCATTTGATACAAGAAGAGATGTTGTAACTGGTGAGGTTACAGAATATCTCGTATACTGTGATGGTATGGAACAAGAGGTTAATAAGGCAACTTATGAAGCTCTTGTTAAACTTCAAAGATAATTAATTTTTCTTTTTATACTTTTAATTTTATATTTGTTATTGAAAGAGTTGTTTCGTTTGAGACGACTCTTTTGTTATATGCAATGCACCTATCTTTTGGCAAGAATGAAGTCTCCAAAACTTCTAACCTGTGTTCGATGCGCAGTGGGTGTGCTAAATGAAGTAAATTGCACTTTCATTGGAAATTTAATATTGAAAATTATGAGAAGTCATTTCGTATGAAGCGACTTCTTTTTTATATTGGAATAAAAGGAGGTGGTCGTTAGTTTGGTTACGACAAAAGAAACACAGCCTACAAAATTAACGGCTGCACAATTAAAGAAAAAAGTTGAAACACAAGAAGAGAAAATCAAGTCACTTAAAGAAGGTGCTTGGTGTTACATGTGTGATACACATAAAGCAAGGGATAAATTTTATGTAAGTACAGATCCAATGAATAAAAGTGGTCTTACTCCAATTTGTAAGGACTGTGCAAGGAAGATAGCCCTTAGAATTGGGAAGGATAAGGTTGAGCATGAGCCTGATAAGAACTCTGTAATCGAAACAATGAGGTATCTTAATAAGCCTTTTTTGTCAAAATTATGGGATTCTAGTATTCAAGAATCGGAAAATTTAGCTTCAGGAAAAGTTCGTTCTAATGGTTATTATTCATATGTAAAGAATGTAGCTATGGGACAATATAACACTCTAACATTTAAAGATTCAGATATTTTTGATAATAATACATCTGAAAATGAAACTCCTAAAGAATCAACTACTGAGGAAGAACTTATTGAATCTCACGCAGGATTAGATACATATGACAGTTTTTTGAAAAATAAAAACGATGTTATTCGATTACTTAGTTATGATCCTTTTGAAAAGGAGGATGTCGCCGACCAACCATTTTTATATTCTCAATTGTTAGGAATTCTTGATTCTAGTGAAGATGCTAACGAAGATATGATGCGTACTTCTTCTGCTATTTCTATTGTTCGTGGTTTTTTACAACAGTCAAAAATTGATGATACTGTTGCAAAACTTATGAGTGATATTTCCAATATTGAGCGTAACTCGGCAACAATTAAATCCCTGCAAGAAAGTAAAGGTAAAATTACTTCTGTTATTACAAGCCTTGCTCAAGACAGTTGTATATCTTTAAAGCATAATAAAAATGCCAAAAAAGGTGAAAATACTTGGACAGGAAAAATTAAAAAAATAAAAGATTTAAATCTTCGTGAAGGTGAAGTTAATGGTTTTGATTTGGAAACTTGTAAAGCAATGAAACAAGTAATGGATTTAAGTAATGCTTCTATTATGAAAACACTCGCTTTGGATGAATCCGAATGGTCAGACATGGTTGCTGAACAAAGACAAAAAATTGTTGATTTGCAAAGAGACTTGGATAAATATATTGAAATATCTCGTATATTACTTCGAGAAAATCTGGATATAAAAGATTACTTAAAGGATAAAAATATAAAGCTTGAAATGAATTTAGTTGATTTAAATGACTTATTCTCTTGTTTTTCAGAACAAGAATCCGAAAATGATGACTCTGAAAATGATTCAGAAAGTGAGGATGAAAACGATGAGATTTAAGGATATAACTGATTCATTAGATATGATTAAATACGATGATCAATGTATTCAAGAAGATATTATTTATGTAAAACCAGGTACATATGCAATGTCATCAAGGAAAATTGAATCCTTGGTAAAAATTGCTTATATGCAAAAATATTATCAATGTAATCCAGTAAGGTTTATAAATGACTTTTTCAATATAGAATTGTTGGATGCACAAGCTTGGATAGTTCAGCAAAGTTGGACATGCCCTAATGTGTTATTGGTGTGTAGCCGTGGATTTGGTAAATCCACTCTCATCGACATAATCATAATGTCAAAAAATATGTTATTTAACAACTATTGGACGTATATTGCAAGCGGTAGCGGCAGTCAGGCTGAACAAACTTTCACCACTTTGGAACGACTTGCAAATGATAATATTGATACAATGATGGGTTCTACTGGATATATATTTAAAGCTGAAATTGAAATAAAAAACGCAGCAGGGGACGGATTTTCACACGGAAGCAATGGATTTTCATATTCAACTTATAATGGTGGATTTACCCAGACCTTGAATTCTAACGTGGATCGAAAAAGAGGTATGAGGGGAAACGTAATTTTTGATGAGTGTGGTTTCCTTTCTGATGAAATGATGTCTGTTTATTCAGCTTTTGCAATTGTAAATAAAAGTTTTAAATCTGGTAAAGATAGAGATGGTAATAGAATTGATACTGTTCGATTAAGAGCAATCCCAAAAGAAATTCCAAACCAAAAATTCTACATATCTTCCGCTTCTGATACTTCTACAAAATATTATTCTCTTTATCGTGAATTTTCAAAACAAATGTTAATGGGTAATAAGGATTACTTTGTCGCAAATATAACATGTGAGGTACCACTCCACCCTACTATTCATGGTCAGATGATGGCACCTCTGTTTGAGAAATCTACTATTGATTCAGATATGAGAACCAATCCTGAAAAAGCTAGACGAGAATATTTTTGTGAATTCACTACTGACGCTGGAAGTGATGCCATTATTAGAAGAGGAGTTATTACACGAAATGAAGAAGTTCGTAAACCGCTTCTTTATAATGATACAGGTGACAAGAAATTTGTCATTACATATGATCCTGCCAGAAGTCGTGATAATTCAGTTATTCTTGTTGGAGAAATATATGATTTTGAACAAGTTGATGGAAGTATTGATACAAGAATGCGACTTGTAAATTGTATTAACTTAATAGACGTAGGAAAGAAGATTAAGTCTCCTATGCAAACACCTGACCAGATTGAATATTTAAAGAAAGTTATTCTTGATTATAACGGTGGTGCTGATGCTTATGGTAATATTATTGGAATTTATATAGATGCTGGTTCAGGCGGTGGTGGTGTTAATATTGCTGATTATCTCATGCCAGATTGGACGGATTCTGCCGGAATAGTCCATAGAGGATTGATTGATAAAGAATATTCTGCTGATTACGTCAAAAAATTCCCTAATGCGGTAGATAAGATTCATCTCATGCCTCCTGCTGCTTTTAAATCAGAAATGTATGAAGCAATGATTGAGTTGATTAATCAAGATAAAGTTAGCTTTACTGCCCCATATGATAATAAAGGATATTTAACTGTTTTTGATATTGACGAAGAAAAACTTTCTCAAGCAAGAGAAAAGATAACAAAAGAACTTAAAAAGGAAAAACTCAATGAGAAAGAATTTGAAAGTCGTTTAAATGATGAACTTGGGAAAATTCAATCAGTTAATACAAAAATGGTAAAACTTGATTGGCAAGATGAAATCGCTCTTGCTAATATGGATGCTTTAAAAGAAGAATTAGTAAATATGGTTCGTAAGAAACGTGAGTCAGGAAAAGATTCATTTGAACTTACACCTGAGAAAGCTAATAAGCTCCATGATGATCGTGCCTTAATTTGTATAGGGTACTTTGTAATAAATGTAGATAAATTACAAATAGAAAATTTTCTCTGATTAATTGGGAAAGTCCAGAAGTGGATAACCCACAGCAAGCGTAATGGTAGCTGCAACGACTAAGTGAGAAAACTTCATTCTACAAATTATATATGAAGATGCGATAGTCTGAACTCGTAATATAACTTAAAAATGAAATACGAGAATTAAGGTCGAGTGTAAAGACACTCTTGGAAGTACCTTAATCGCCTATTAAATATATCAGTTAAAGGAAGTGATACTATAACTGGTATTTATATGATAAAAAATGTTAAAAATAACAAACTATATATTGGTCAATCTACAGATATAAAAAATAGATGGGTGCGACATAAATCTGAATTGAATAACAATCGTCATATTAATAATCATCTTCAATTTGCATGGAACAAATATGGAGAAGATTGTTTTATTTTTGCAGTAATTGAAGAATGTTCTGTCTCTGAATTAGATGAGCGTGAGAAATTTTATATAAACAAATATAATTCTATGAGTAATGGATATAACTTGTGTGAAGGTGGAAATGGAATTCGTGGTTATAAACATACTGAAGAAGAAATAGAGAAAATGAGAATGATTCAAAATCCTAAAACATTACTTCAAATTAATAAAAATTTAGAAATTGTTAATAAATGGCATGGGGTATCACATGCCTCAAAAATTCTTGGTTATTCAAAAAGAAATATAGAATTATGTTGCAACATGGTTTATGGACATAAAACTGCATACGGATATTATTGGTTTTATGAAGATGACTTCAATAATAATAAAATAGATTGGAATTATTATACATCAAAGCAAAAGATTAATTATGATGGAAAATATGTTGTTCAAAAAGATTTAGATGGGAATATTTTATCTACCTTTAAATCTATAATGGAAGCACACAGAATGACTAATATTAATAGACAATCTATTCAATATTGTTTACAAGGAAAACAGAAAACAGCAAAAAATTATATTTTTGAATATATTTAATAGGTTTAAAAGTAACAGAATGATACGGCGTGTATGGCTTCTTACGCTCTCATGTGTGAACGTAGGAAAGCTATTACAAATAAAAAACGTCCAATAGAGGATGCAACAAGTTTTATAAACAAGCTTACAATCCGTAAAGCAAAATACAATTAAGGAGGTGCATTATCAAATATGCCTAGACCTAAGAAAGTAGATGCAAATTCTAATGCACCTGCTAAAGTAAATAATTCACAGAAGAAAACTACTTCTTCTACTCCAAAACAGCCAACCGCAAATGAAATGCGTGAATGGTATGAGAAAAATAAAAGTAGACTTGAACGTTACGAAGATGCAACAAGTGCAATTACAAGTCTTCGAGATATTCAGAAATCTAAAACATACACTACAATCAGTAATTATTCAAAGGAAGATGTAAAAGATTATATTAAGAATATTTCTTCCAATGAAGCAAGTCTTAGAAGTTTATCTCGCTATCTTTATTATCGTTCAGAAATCTACTATCGTCTTTGCAAATATTATGCAAATCAGATTGATTTATCAATTCGAAATATCGTTCCTCCATTTATAATTTCAGATAATAACGATGTAAAATCCACTTTACAAAAGTATCAGGAAACAGTCGATGTTGTAGATACTCTCGGATTAAATTATGAGTTTCGTAAAGCTGCTTCTATAACACTTCGAGAAGATGCATTTTATGGATGTGCTTATTACACAGAGGGACAGGGAATGTTTATTCTTCCACTTGATCCATCGTATATGAGAATTGCAGGTGTATTTCCTGATGGCTCATTCGCATGTGCAATGGATATGAGTTACTTTAAGCGAAATTCAGAGTTATTAGAATATTGGGGTGAACCATTCAATACTATGTGGAACACATATCAGAGTACAAACGAAAAATATCAGCTAATTCCAGAAGAATATAATGTCTGTATTAAATTCAGGTCAGAGGATTGGGAAACAATTGTTCCTGTGCTCACTCCTATATTCTTATCACTAATTGACCTTATGGATGCTTCTGATTATCAGGCAGTTCAACAGGCAGCTAATATTTATAAATTAGTATGGCTTGAAATGAAAACTATGGGAAATGATGTAGATGATTGGGCAGTTAATCCAGATATAATGATCCAGTATTTCAATCGTATGCTTGAAGAGGCATTGCCACCCTATATCTCTGCTGCTATTGTTCCTGGTGAATTACATGAAATTAGTTTTCCAGATGATGCAACTGGCGATGTTACAAAAGTTGAAAAAGCTACAAAAGAAATCCTCAATACGGCTGGTGGTGCTCAGATATTAAATCTAAACTCCGCTTCTAACTCTACTGCCTTTAAATATGGCGTACTTGCAGATTCTACATTTTCTATTTCGACTCTTATTCCACAGATTCAAGCGATTGTAAATCGACTTTTATCGACTTGGATATCCGAACCTTGTAAAGTTAAATTCTTTGATGTCTCTATTTATCAGAAGGATGATTTTAAGAAATCAATCCTTGAGTCTTGCCAAAATGGACTTCCAAACAAGATTTTATACAACACATTAAACGGTGTATCTGAAAAAGATACTCTTGCTATGAATTTCTTAGAGGAAGACTGTCTGAATCTTGGCGAAAGGCTTAAACCATTTAGCACATCATATACACAATCTGGTGATAACCAAGGTGGTGGTCAAGAGAAAGACCAATCAGATTTAAGTGATGAAGGACTCAAGACGAAAGACCAAGATAAGAACAATAAATAAGGAGTAGATGGATTATGAAAAAGAAATTTATAACAACCCAAGATATCCCTACTGCTACTCTCTTATCTAAGCAAGGATATCAACAGGTGCAAAATTCTAATGGTATTTATGTATTTTTGAATGCTGAAAAGTTTCGGTTTTCAAATGATATAGATATAACAAAAATTCAGTATAGCAATATGCTTACATTCTAACCACTCTCCTGCTTTGAGTGGTATATCAACAAAGAAAGGAGGAATAGGTTAAATAATGCCAAAAAAGAAGAAAAGACGAATTATGTCTATTGATGAGCTGTATGAGTTCTGTCTAAAAAATAATTTTGCTCATTTTGATAGTAATGAATTCGGTAAAGAACTTATGGTTCGTATGAATGGTAATTTTGAAAAAACTTCTAAAGATAAAGATAAACATAAAGAGTCTCTTACTCCATTCGTCAGTCGTGCATTTCACGATCATGTCAATCTCAATAAATCGGAAATCTCCGAAGAATCTTTTAATGAAAATGTCCCATCAGCAAACTTTCGTCCAATCTTAGCACATATCACTACCAATTCAGATAATGAATTAGACTTCGGTAGCCATGATTATTATGTGACTACTGACAAAGATGGTAACGACAAAGTTGTATACGAAGAACAGCCTATCGGCGTTATTGATGGCACAAAGACTACTATTGAATATGATGAAGATGCTGGCGTAAATCGTGCAGTTTTGCATGGTTATTTATACGATGAGTATTGTCAGGACGCTATTGAGATTCTTAATAGACGTGGAACTGTAGATTGTTCGGTGGAATTATGCATTAGGGAGTTATCATTTAATACTGCTAATAAAACATTGCAGTTAGATGATTTTTATGTATCAGGTCTTACTCTTCTGTCAAAGGATGTATCCCCTGGTATGGCAGGAAGTAATTTTAAAATTGAAGATTTCGCTGTAAATGCAGAAACAGTAACATTTAACACAGACAACAAATTGGTTGAAACTTTAGAGAAATTAACTAATATTCTTGAGAGTTTTGATATAAATCAAAAATCAAAGGAAGGAGGAACAAATAACAAAATGACAAAATTTGAAGAGTTACTTGCCAAATATGGTAAGACTGCTAAAGATGTAACATTCGACTATACAGAAATGTCAGATGAGGAACTTGAAGCAAAATTCGCTGAGATGTTCGATGATGACAATTCAGAAGGAGACAACTCAGGTAGCGGAGAATCTGGTGAGCCTTCCAATGATGGAGAAGGTGATGGTGAAGGAGTTTCTGATCCAGATGGTAATGAAGGAGAAAGTCAGACTTTTGAAAAGATTGTTCGTACATATGAAATCAGTCATGAAGATACAAGATATGCACTTTACCAGCTTTTATCTGAATATGAAGATGCTGATAATGAGTGGTACTTTATCAACGCTGTTTACGATGATCATTTTACATATGAGAACTGGAATGGTGATAAAATCTTCGGTCAGAACTATACAAAAGACGGTGATAATGTAGCTTTTGATGGAGAAAGATACAATTTACATCGTGAACTTTTAACAGATAGTGAATTTGCAGAGTTACAGTCTATGCGTTCAAACTACGCTGCACTCAAAGAGTTTAAGGAGACAGCAGAAAAGAATGAACTTCATGCAAAACGTGAGAAAATTCTTGCAAATGAAAACTTTGCTTCTATTTCTGAAAAAGATGAAGAAGGAAATTTCATTAATAAGGATTTTGAGAAACTGTATACAAATATGGATAACTACTCTCTCGAAGATTTAGAGAAGGAAGCAAAACTTATCTATGCGGATTCTAATATGAAAACTTTTGCAGCTACCACTGATAAAACTCAGAAAAAGTCAACCGTAAAAGTATTTGCTAATGTAAACAAGTCTAAGAAGGATAACCGTTACGGAAATCTTTTTAGCAAATAAAACAAGAAATATAAATCAATGTAATGACACTCAAATTGAGTGTCTTTTTTAATGCAAAAATTTAAGGAGGAAAAATAAATGATTCAGATGACTATTGCAAAACATGCAGTGGCTTTCCCTTCTAAAGTTCTCGCAAGAGATGGTGGAAAGCATATTTATAACATTCAGTTAGCAGAAGCAGCAAGTGCTTATGTAGACAACGGATGGTTCGTTGGTAAGGGTGAATTCGTAGAGTTAGATCTTTATAAAGCAGCAGCACCTACTTCATTTGAAGGAAAGGTCGTTGGTAAAGCGAACAATGGAAATTTTTATGTAGAGGTAATAACTCCTGGAGATGCCCTGTTTGTATACCAGGTGCCAATGATCGAGGAGACATATAGCAATACATTTAAGAAAGAAAGCAACTATACAAATGCTCCTACTCAGGTAGTTAGAGCTTATGAACTCGCAGTTGGTGATGTAGTTGAAATTTCAGCAGATGGATTTTCTGGTGAAATTGCTGTTAAAGACGGTGTTGAACTCAAAGCCATTTCTGGTGTAACTGCTGCTATGCAGCTTACAAAGAAAGCCTAATTTTTGAGAAAGGAGAAATAAATAAATGTTAGATACAAGTGTAAAAAATCTTATGTTTGACCTCGGTGCAGGTCGTGAAATTTATGATGCTGATTCTAATCGTGTAATTTCTAAGGCAGAAGCTAGTGACACAATTAGAAAGGCTTGTTTTGAATACCTTGGACTTACTAAGGATTCTTCTAATAAGCAGATTAAGAGAGCGTTAAACTCTGAGAGAGGAACACAGTTCTTCGAGGTAATTGAGGAAATTATTGATACTCAGATTGCTCATGGTCTTTCTGAGAATGAGTTTTTCAACAATTATGTTGAGTCAAAGAATATGAAAGATGGAGACGTAAATGAATTCTGGGCTGATGATGAAGTATTACTTACTGTAAGTAAGGTTTCAGGTGATTCACATGACTTTGATAGTAGAGTCCGTGTAGCGTAAGTTACATGAAAAAATATGTATTTAACTGCTGGAAACCCCTAAAGTTAATCACACTACAACGTAGACATGAAATATAGTCAAGCGTGAAAGTTACGAAAGTAGAAAAAAGTGATTAAATGGCACATGGTTAAATCCTAAATGTCAATTATTCTTTTAAACAGAGAATAATGAAATGGGCAATCAGCAACGAAGTCTCGAATAGAGAAACGCTCAACGACTATCCCATTGGTTATAGAAGTATAACAACAGGAGTACGGCTCAAGTGAGTGGGTGAAAATCCCTTAAATGGAAATGGTACACATCCAAAATTGGATGAAGATATAGTCTGTTCTCATATGAAAGTATGAGGAGTTATTAACTCAACTGGGGGTAATGTCCCAATAAAATATTATTTTCCAAAACATAAAAATAGAAATGAGATGATGCAATTGAGAAGTAAAGAAAATACTATTTGTGGAATTTATTGCATCGAGAATTTAATAAATAAGAAAAAATATGTAGGTCAATCAGTCAATATATATAATAGATGGTCTTCTCATAAAGGTGAATTAAATAGAAATTGTCATTGTAATGGACATTTACAAAATTCATGGAATAAATATGGAGAAGAAAATTTTAAGTTTTATATATTAGAAAAATGTTCAAAAGATAATTTGGATGAAAAAGAAATATATTACATAGATACATTTAAAACGTTAGATGAAAACTATGGATATAACGATAAAGATGGTGGACAAGACGGATCAGTTTCTAAGGAAGCTAATGAAAGAAAAAGCCAATCATTAAAAAAATATTACGAAGAAAATCCAAATAAAAAAGATGAACTTTCAAAAAGAGCCTTTAAGCAATGGAGTAATCCAAAAATAAAAGCAAAAATTCTTGGTGAAAATAATGGAATGTATGGTAAAACTCATACAAAAGAAGCAAGGCAGAAAATATCAGAAGCACAAAAAGGACATATTTCAAAATATAGAAATTTAACACCTGTATTGTGTATTGAAACAAATAAAATATATGAGTGTTCTGCTGAAGCACAGAAACAATTAAAAATTACAACTTCTATATTAGAAGTGTGTAAAGGAAATAGAAAAACGGCTGGTGGTTATCACTGGCAATTTGTGGAAAATAATATATAAGTTAAACATAAAGATCTATCCAGCGTTTAGGTTCTGGTCAGTCTTATCATGTTGATACAGCAGTATATGGTATCAAGGTTGGTGGAGATATTCGTCTCTTCTTAACAGGTCGTAAGGATTGGGGTGCTTTCGTAGATGCGGTTGTTAAGGCTTATATTCAGAAGGTTCAGACACTCATTTCTTCTCAGTTTGCAAATGGTGTAAACCTTATTCCTGTTCCTGCTACTCTCAAAGGTACTGGTACTTTAGCCGCTGCTACAAAAGCTCAGTTTGATGCAATTATCGAAAAGGTTGGTGCTGCTAACGAAAGTGGTGTTGTAATCATGGGTACTAAGACAGCATTAAAGTCTCTTAATGCTCTTACAAAGGTTGATTGGGCTGATCCTGCTAACTCAATCAAGGAGTCTGTAGCAAACACAGGTATTATCGGTGGTTATGAGGGAACACCTCTTATGGAGATTCCACAGAAGTTTACTGATAAGTCTCTTGCTACTCCTATCGTTGATAACAAGAAGCTCTATATTATGCCAGCAGTTGATGACAGATTTATCAAGTTCGTTGACTACGGTGAGACTGAGCTTGAAGTAAACGAAAAGGGTGCTACTAAGGATGATATGCAGTCTTATGAGGTACAGAGACGTATGGGTGTTGCAACCCTTATGACTCGTTATCATGGTGAGTGGGATCTGTAAGATTTACTTATAGATTGATTATAAGGAGAGTGGATTACCACTCTCCTATTTTTGAAAGGAATTGAAAGGAAATGGCATATACAAAGAAAACTACTACTGCTACTGGTAGCACAGAAAAGGTAACAAAAACTACAGAAGTTAAAGAAGATGTAAAAACATTTTCACCCGAAGATACTATTCCATGTCGTTCATTAGTAAGTGGTGGACTTTATATTGAGGGAGCACGTTCACATATCCTTTATAGCTGGGCTGATTGTGGAGATGTAGTTGATGTTGAATATAGAGATTTAATTTATCTCGTTAGAACTCGTGAAGATGTAAACATTTATTCACCAAGAATTATTATTGAGGACGAAGACTTTGTTGAACAGAATAAGTCTGTGAAAGACTTATATGAGTCAATGTATGAAACAAGTGACTTAAATGAGATTTTAAATCTCCCTGTTCCACAGATGTCAGAAACAATTAAGAAACTTCCAAAGGGAGCAAAGGAAGCTCTTAAAGGTATTGCTTCTACAATGATTGAATCTCATGCACTTGATTCAGTCCACAGAATTAAGGCTCTTGATGAAATTTTTGGTACAAAAATGTTACTTACATTAGTTCAGGAATAGTAAAGGAGGCTCACAATGACGCTTCCATACGAAATAATTTTTTCACGAACAAGAGGACGAATTTCAGATATGAAAGAACTTTCTCTTGACGAAAATGATCTTAATGAAACATGGACTGAACGCTTACGCATGGTTGCAGGTGATGAACGAGTTATTAGAAAATTCGCTTCATTTAATATGGATGACGAAATCCAACAGATTGAATTTGAGATGCAATATCCTGTTAGCGATTTTGCAGATAAAGAATATGTTATAGGATTGTTTACTCTTGGAATGACAATTGAATGGTTAAAACCGCAGGTTGACTCTGCAAAATTTACTGCTAGAGCTTTAGGAACAAAAGAAGAAAAAAACATACAGAATCCATATAAAGATATGCAAAGTAGATTGGATACATTACAGCATGAATTTAGTAGAAAACTTGCAAGTCATGGATATATTAATAATTCATATGTGCGAGGTGAATAACTATGGAATATATATATGGTTCGTTCACTAAAAGACAAATTAAAGAAGCTGCACATGCAATGCATAACGATGTCCATAAGTTATTACTTTATAAGGATAATCGAATAGAAGAAAAAATATTTGAGAATGATGAAGCTTTTCTTATATTTTTTCAGAATGTCATGTTTAAATTTAGTGGAACAAAAACTCTATTTAATAATAATGGAATTATGGTCACACTAATGGCTACTTTGCAAGCCGCTTATGACGAAGTTACATCCGATGAGTTTGATTACATGACATTCCGTAGGGCTATTTTAGATAGTCACAATTACATTAAGCAGATGTTTGAAGGAGGTGTTGGTGATGCCAAGCTTACAGACAGCACGGCGAATCGCTAACGCCAAAACAAATAATGCGAAAACTTTAGGTCAAATTTATAAAGAAGAATCTGACTTTTTGATGGAAGAAACTTGGGATAACAGTATTGCTTCCAAGACTTGTTACATCTATGACTATTTTCATGACGATTTTTTCACAGATGAACATGGAATTACACGTTCTCTTGCTGAAGGTATGACTTATGAAAATACCAATAAGACAAAAATAGATGCAAAGTTTATTATCAAATCTTATCAGTCAATGGACAAAGACCAAGTGGAATACTATCTTATGTTTCGTCCAAGTCAGCCTGTAAGATTCAATGAAGGTGATGACCTTTATTATTATGAGACTGATTTTAGAAAACGCTATGGGGCAACATTTCCGATAGGACTTTTCGTGGACGTTCCAGATGATAGAGGAATTTATCATAAGTGGATTGTCTGTCGTAATGAACCTGCAAATCAGTTTCCAAAGTATCTGATTTTACCAGTAAATTACGAACTTACATGGATTGAAAAATCTAATGATAGGCGCATTAAGAGACGTATGTGGTGTTGTTTAAGACAACAGAATTCCTATACTATAGGCACTTACACCGACCGATATTTTACACATACTGATAATCAGGATAAGATATGGTTGCCAATGAACTCTATTACAGAGAAGTTTTGGTACACTTCTGAAGATTCTAAAAATATGCGAGTTGTAGTAAGTGCTTTAACAGAACATCCTACAGTATGGACAGTGACCAAGGTTGAAAATTCAATGCCATTTGGTATTCAAAAACTTACTATATATACGGCATTTTGGAACGAGCATACTGATTATGTCAATCTTGAAACAGGCGAAATGTATGCGAACTATTTCGATTCAGAAATCGCTCCAACAGATCCATCTACTCCAACTACTCCCCCATCTTCTATCATAGCAAGAATTTCAGCATCTACTTCAACTATTAAAGTTGGTGGTTCTTATAAAAATCTTACAGTAAATCTATTTAATGATTCCAATGAAGATATTACAACTGAATATGCTGATGCAACCTTTACATGGACTTGTTCTATTGATAATGAAGACTGGACTGATAAAGTAACATGGCGAGCTGGTATAGAGTACAACCAAAAGAAAGTAAAGTTTCCTAATGATGCTTCTGTTATCGGCAAAATATTGTCTGTTAAGTGTGAAATTGTTAAGGATAACTTGCCGATTGAATCTGAAATTTTGTCGTTAGAATTAACTGAATAGGAGGTGTTGCGTATGGAAAGGTTAGAAACAAAAAAAGATTTACTCACAAAACTTCGTGCGTATAGCGACACACCTGACGATGAGACGATTCTATATAAAAAGAAAATTGAAGATGCATTCATGTCAAATCCATGTTTGTTATATGCATTAAATGAATCAAGCTTATACAAAGAACTGTTTGATCCATCTGATAAGTCTCATTGGAAATATGACGAAGATAGAAAAATATATGTTCCTACTGAAGATTGCAGAATAAATTGGGAATGGGACGAAGAAAAACAAAAATATGAGCCGCTAGGTGAATGGGATAGATATTTTTCTGATACTTCTAGTGATGCAAATATTAGACCTTACACATTTATTCCTGAGACACAAACAGAGGTAAAACACTATTTATGTTATCAAGTAGGTTTTAAAGATACGGTTAAATATCAACCAGGATTAAAAGAAACACAAGTAACATTTACTATTTTTGTTCATGGTGGTGACAGAATGGATAAATGGACTGGTATCCCAAGACATGATCTTATTGCTTCTATTATAAGAGAACGCTTTGCATGGTCTAATATATTTGGTATGCAGACATATCTTGTACAAAATTATGAATCCACAACAGATACTAATTATATAACTCGTACTCTTGTATTTGAACTTATAGACTTAAATAGTAAAGTTCAAACACCCTATGGTGGAAAATCACAAATGATGAATTACGGTATAAGGCGGTGATTATTTGGATGTATTAGAAACATTGGATAGTCTTCAATCTGCTGTCGAAGAAGATAAAAAAAAGAAACAAATAAAAACTTCTCATTCAGAATACCATTTTGACAAACTTAAAATGTATTTTGGCGAGGATTATACTATAAATGGTATTACTATTTCCATTCCAACTATAGGAGACATTTTAAATATTGGAGAACAAAATTTTTATCAAGCTATTTCTCCATTCATAAACAATTCTACATCTATTCGTGTATTTCTATACGATACCTTCAAAAAAGATTGGAATAAAACTAAAGACATCGAAGTGTTTTACATTTTGTATCAAATACTTGAAGTCCAAAACAAAGCAGCAAAAGAAAAAAATCCAGATTGTATGGATATTTTTGATCCATTAAAATTGATTTTTAAAGATTTTAGTTTTGATGGATTTGTTTTAACACCAGCGAAAAAAAATATAAAGAACGAAGAGTATAATCATCTCGCTTTGTATAATGAAGAAAAAAATATAATTATTTTTGATGATGAATATTTAGAAATTGCTGAGTATATTCGTACAATGATGAATCAGCATCCTAAAGTAGAGCGTGCAAAAGGTAAAACAACAAAACAATGGATTTTACAGGAAGATAGGATGAAAGCAGAACAGGATGATAAAAAGAAATGCACATCAACTCTTTTACCACTTATTTCGAGTTGTATAAATCATCCTGGATTTAAATATAAGTTGGAAGAATTAAAACAAGTGAATATATGTCAGTTTATGGATTCTGTAAACAGAATTCAAAAATATGAACAGGGAACGGCTGCTCTACACGGAATCTACGGTGGTATGGTGTCAGCCAAAGATATTCCCGAAGACTTAATCAATTTTATGGGCGATATTTAATCGCTCATTTTTTATTGCATAAAAATAACAATTTTAAAGGAGGAAAATAATTATGGCATTTAAATTAGGTGACGTAATCGTAGATAGACTTCAGTTTGGTTACGGTGCAAAGTCTAATGGTACACCTCTGTATGCTTTAACACAGCTTACACAGGCTAATATTGATATTACTGCTGACTCAACAGATATCAATGATAAGGATGGAAACCTTGTATATCGCAAGTATACAGGTAAGAAAGGTGAGGTTACTGCAACTAACGCATTCCTTAACCTTGCCGTTGTAGAAACTATTTCTGCTACTGATGCTGAGATTGCAACTGCAGATAAGGGTATTGTTATGCCAATGATTCAGATCGTAAAAGCTGGCGAGACATTGGATGTTACGGGATTTGTTGAAGGTTCTATTCATGTAAATGCTCTTTCTACAAAAGGTTCTATGGGGAAGGACGAATTTAAGAAAGGATCTGCTGCTTCTGCTACTGAATATGCAATTAAGCATACCGATGCATCGGGAGAGCCGGATAATACACCTGCGAGTGACGTCTTAACACCGCCTACAGCAGATGGTGAAACTCAGTATATTGTCAAGTATAAGAAGACAATTAAGAGCGGAGCAAAGATTACTAATTCTGGTAAAAAGTTCCCTAAGTCTCATGAGTTGTTCTTCAAGGCACTTGTAGTAGATAAGTGTGAAACTGATGTATTAAAAGCAGCTATCATTCATATCCCTTCATTTATGCCAAGTCCTGAGTTCTCACTTGCGTTACAGGGTGGTGATTCTCAGACAATGGATTATAAGGGTTCTATGATGTTAAATGCTTGCTCTACAGATGGAGAACTTTTCTCTATTTATTACATTGATGAGGAAGAAGACGACATCGAATTATAAGAACATTTAGGGCAGTTTAACCACTGCCCTATTCTTACAAGGAGGAATAATGTCAAAGAAAGAATTGAGAACTTGTATACTTTGCGGTAAAACTTACTCATTTTGTCCAGTTTGTAATCCAGAAGATCGTTTGAAACCAACATGGTATTTTTGTTGGTGTTCAGATAATTGTCATGAGGTTGATAAAGTTGCTTCCGCTTTTGAAGATGGACGTATAACAAATATTGAAGCCAAAGCAAAATTAGAAAAGTTAGATTTAAGCAGAAAAGAATATTTTGGCGAAAGCTATAAAAATTCTATTGCTTCTATTATGAAGGCAAAGGCACAAGTTATTAAGAAAGAAAATAAAAAGATAGATGTTAAATCTGTCAAAAAAGATATTGTTACAAAAGTCGAAAACGAGGCTGAAAGTAATGTTGAATAGTGATTTTTAAATAAGGGATTATGACATACCACTATTCAATGTTGTAATCCCTATTTTTTACGCTATTTATATGAGGGATAAAAAGGAATGATTAAAACAAATTTAAAACCAAGGGATTATTCAATACATGAAGTTGTGAGAATAGTCAACCCAAAACAATATTTGTTATATATAAAAAATGGTGTTTACCCAATAGATATGTATACAAGTATTGATGAGGATACAAGTAACATCATTTTAGCTGTTGTGTTTCTTAAAGAAGAAACTACAGATGTTTATAAGAAATGGTGCAATCATGAATTAAATTAATACGGAGGATTAAAATTATGACAGATTTATCATTTTTAACAAATTTTACAGTACCGATTATCGTTGGTATTTGCTTATGTATTGGCTATGTATTAAAAAATATTGTTACAACGGATGTGGTTAATAAGTATATTCCACTGATTATGGCAGTGCTTGGTGTTACATTAAACACATGGATGAATATGAGCTTCACACCTGAAATTTTACTTGGTGGACTTGTATCTGGTCTTGCTTCTACTGGTTTGTATGAAGCCTTCAAGAATTTTTTAAAAAAGTAAAGAAGGGATGGTGCATATGAGTGCAGGAGATACAGAATTTAGCACAGATTGATTATTTATTAGTCATTCTTGGGTTCTTTGCCATCTTATTTGCAGCCAAGGAAATTCTCGAAATATTCGGTTATTTTAAAAAGAAATTTCGCATTAAAACAGGAAACGAAGAAGATAAAGAAACTGTTGAAAATCGTATTAAAACGCTTGAAAAACATGATAATTGGCAGTACCAAGAAATTCAAAAAATATCCAGAGGTATAGATGATATTAAAAAGTCTTTAGATATAAATGAAAAAGAAACTAATCAGAGAATTATTGTGCAATATGGTGCTGAACTTTATAATCTACATAGTAAATTTATGGCACAAAAATATATTACAAGAGCAGGATTAGAAACATTTCAATTATTAGCAGACACATATATTGCTTGTGGTGGCAATCATTCAATTAAAGGAAAAATAATTCCTGAAGTAATGGCTTTGCCAATTAAAGAAGATTAAATTTCTACCACAGTAAAAATTTACCATGATAAAATTTGTATAAACAAAATATACATACACATATTAACATTATGGAAAATAAACTGTGGTATTATAGAAATCAGAAGGCATTAACATTACAAGAGTTATCAAGACTTAGCGGAATATCTGTTGCAGCTCTAAATAAAATTGAGAATGGAAACACAAAGGATATACTTCTTAGCAATGCTATTACTCTTTCTCATGTTCTTAATGTTGATATATATGAATTATTTTGTATTAAACATTGAGGAGGAAATAAAATGTATTTTAACTTAATATGTGAGGAATTATGTATAACTGGCGGTAAGGTTATACATATAGACACTAATGTTGGAAGTCTTGAAGAAGTACATAAGATAGTAACTGATAATGCTGATAAATATCCTAATAGTAAGTGGGAACTATATCCTATGCAATTAGTGGTATAAGCACAATTAAAATAACAATTAAATATTATTAAAAGAAAGAGCAGTTTATTCGGAAGCTGCTCTTTTGTTATGTAAAGGAGTGAAAGGAAATAGCACAGAATCCAGGAAAGATTTTTGAACAGTCGATTAAAGATTCTGTCCCAAATACGTGTTGGATTTATCGTTTCAGGGATAATGCAGCATCGTTTGGGAATGGAAATAATACTAGATTTGCTAGTAGTAATATTTGTGATTATCTTCTATTTGATGATGATTCAAGAACATTGTATTTGCTCGAATTAAAATCGACTCAATCAACAAGTCTGCCATTATCAATGATTAGAGATAATCAGATTAAATCTCTGCAAGAAGCAAGTGAGCATAATCTTGTCGCAGGATTTATTTGTAATTTTAGGAACGAAAATAACGACACATTCTTTATAGAAATCTGTGATTTCGTAAAGATGATGGAGAATATAAATAAGAAGTCGTTTAATATTAACGACTTGAAAAATAATAATGCTATTCAAATAAATAGCAGAAAAAAACGAACTAGATATACATATGACATTCAGAAGTTTGTCAACGAGTCACATTTGTAAAGGAGACAAAGAAATATGAAAATTTTAGAATTTGTAGAAAGATACAACAACATGGCAACTCAGCAGTTAAAGGATAGATTTATTAAGGAAAAAGTTAAAATTACACCATATGTATCAATCATCAAGAAAGATGCTTATGCACAGTTGATTGTAGATAAAACAACATTTGAACAGGAAGCTTATGATGACAATGGAAAAACAAAGTATCGTAAAACAGATAAGATTAGAATCAATTCTGTTGCTCAGTACATACAGTTCTGTCGTGCCGTTATTGAATTATATACTGATCTTGAGATTGAAGATGGAAGTTTTATTAAGGAATATGATGCACTTAAATCATCTGGCTTACTCGATATTTTAATGGTTGGTTCTGATAAAGCTGATCCACTTATTCCTATGAGTGAATTAAGTGAGTTTAAGACAATTTTAACAATGAAACAGTCAGACACTCAGTTTAATGAGACAACTACTCAGATGTTTATTAGCAAACAGATTGGAAGGATTTCTGATTTGGCAAATGCTACTCTCACACCGCTTGTCGAAGTTGTAAGTAAAAAAGTTGATGCGATTCCGAAAGAAGATTTAGATAAGGTTATTGAGTTTGCTAAGAATGGTGGATTTAAAGAGGTATAAGGTATGAGCAAACACTTAGGTAAAATTATAGTTGATGACATAGTATTACCGTGTGAAGAATTTTATAGAATTGGAAGTGAAACTCTTATGGATAGAGTAAAAAATATTTCTTTGTATTTTAAGGAAATTGATACGCCTGTGAATTTAGTACAGATTTCAAAATTTGAGTTACTATCTAATACTCACATATTCATTGAAGGATGTTTGTTCTCTCCTTCTTTGTATAATGCATACGTGGAACACTATACAATTCAAAAATTTACAGAAAATGGGACTTGTATAAATCCAGTAGATCACACTAAAGAGGGTAATTATGTTGTGGAATATTATAATTATCGGTTTAAGGAATTTTCATTTTCTCGTAATGAAAATACATATTCGTTTATCTTAGAACCGATTGATGTATAGGAAATTCAAAATTCAAAGGATATTATGATGACAAAAATAGAATTTATTGAATCTAAGAGATATGCTTTAACTCAACTAATTTCTGAATTACAGAAATATTATATGAATAATAGTAACTCATTTAAATATCTAACTATGGAACAACTGTATAATATGGCAAGAGAAATTGATAAAAATAATGTCAATGACGGAAAATCTGTTTGGTATGAATGTTGTAATAGTTGTGAAAAATAATGTAGATATTAAAGATTAAATATTAGGCTCTATGCGTGTCAAAGCGTATAGAGTTTTTCTTATGGAGAGTGGTTATACTGCTCTCCTATTTTAGTGCAAAAATAGTGAAATTATAGTGAAAATTTGGAGGTGATGATACATGGCTAAAGGTGATTTAGCATCAATGGTTTTAAAAGATATAAAACATGCAGAGAAACAATTGGCAAAAGAAGTTGCGCCTGAAATCAATAAATTATTCAAAGAATCTGTATACGATTCTCTAATAGATTGGTATAACGATTATTCACCAATGGAATATGTAAGAACTCAAAATTTTATGAATGTATATAATTCCGCTTATACATCAGCAAATGGCAATATTTTAACATTACAGGTTGATTCTTCGAGAATGAATGATTATCCAGGTTTTAGTAGACCACCATATCCAACGTATGAAAAACAACCATTACAAGCAAATACGGCATTCGATTATATGTTTATGAATGGTGAACATGGTCATGGTCGTTGGATGATGCATCAAAGTATACCTCCGTTTGATAGAGTCGATAGAGACTTTCGAAGTGGATTTGGAGGTCGTGTACAAAAAATTATAGATAACAAAGCAAAGAAAATATTATTTGGATAGGAGGTAATTTATGTCAGGAATAGCAAATTGGCAAGCTCAAATTCGTATTGACATTGAAGATTTAAAAAAACGAATTAAGGTTGCCGAAGGAGAAATTAATAATTTCACCAATGAAGATCGAAAAGTAAAATTAGATATAGACACAAAGACATTAGAAAGTGCTATTCAAAAACTTGATAAAATGCTTGACTCTCTTGGTAAAGGAACAGGTGATTTTAAACAGTTTGAGAATTTATCGAAAGAACTATCAAATATTGTATCAGAAGTACAGAGCTTAAGTAAAGCTTTTGGTAAAGTAGATGATTCTGGTGCGAAGACACTACTCTCTTCTATCCAAAATATTGATAAATCACTTTCTGAACTGAGTCAGAATATTCTCAATGTTAATAAAAACATTAGCAATATGGGCGGCAATACGAGTGGTGCTGTCAAACAAGTAGAGAATATTAGTAATGCATATCAAGATGCTGCCAAAGAAGCTGAGAAGTTGGCTGATGTACAGAGTAAGATTGGACAGAAAACGAATATTTCCTTGACTTCTGATTCTACTGTTGAACAGCAAATCAAATCTGAATCAGAGTTGAATGCTGAAATTGAAAAAAGAGAGAATATTATCAGAGAGCTTCAACAGTTACAAGAGAAATTAACTGTTCATGAAGATTTTCATGGTAATGACAGATATTTTGCAGACCAATTACCTACAGAGGAAGAAATTCGTGAAGCAGATAAGAGAATTAAACAATTAACTGGTACTAATAATATCTTTAATGTTGACAAACTTATACAAGACAGAAACAAATGGTTATCTGAAGTAAAATATAGTCTTGAAGAGTATGATGATTTAATTAAGGCAAATGATCAAAAAGCACTTGATGAATATACAACAAGAGGTTTATCTCGTATCGGTGGAGCTGAATCATTTTTTGGATATGAAGATAATAATTTTTCTATAGCGTCAAAATTTGATGAGGAAAAAGAAAAAATCCAAAATGAGATAAATGATCTCTATACAGATTTAGATAAGTTGGATGAAAAAATGAATTTAGATTCCAACAATTCTTCAGTTGATAATACAGTTCAATCTCAAGAAAAGCTTCAATCTGAATTAAAGGAAACTCAGAAACAAGCAGAGAAAACTGCTCAAGCTGTCAAGGAATCTACTACTACTGCTTCTACAGGGCAAAAGAAAGACGCATTTCACAGTGATATTGATACATCTTCGAGTGTGAAATCTCTTGAAAATCTTGAAGAAGAGATTAAAAAAATATTTACAGATGCAAATGAGTTACAAAACATTCTTGATTCATTACATAATGGCAAATATTTTCATTTATCATGGACTACAGATGGAATAGATGAAACTGGTGCCGATGAACGTGTTCGTCAATTATCCAAACTTCTTAAAGAATATGGATATACAATTAACAATTTTAAAAGCGACTCAGACGCTTTTGATACCTCTGGTGTTATCAATGCTATTAAAGAAGAGAATAATATATTAGAACAGAACACTCAGAAAGTTAAGGAAAATACACAAGCCAAAGAACAGAATGCCAATGTAAACCTTAATAAGTATGATAAACGTTTGGATTCTTATAATGGTAAGATCGATAAATACAAGACAACCATTGATAGATTTAATGATGGTGGTTGGACAAGTAGTACATATTTAGAAAACGTACAGGCTGTCAAGAATGCTGTTCATGAGTATGAAACTCTGCTTAATGAATTAAAGGGTAAAGATGCTAGTTTGGTGACAAGCGATGATATTTCTAAATTGGACAAGTATGAAAAGAAAATCAAAGATACTATCGCTACTGTTACTAATATGTCGGCTTCTGAAAAGGGATATAACTTTGTTTCTGGTCAGAAAGAATTAGACAAGATTCACAAACTTCTCAATGAAAATAGTAAGATGTCTTCTGAAGCAAAAGCTAAAATTAAGGCTTACTATGCTGAAATTGAAAGTGGCAATCCTAGCATGAGTCTTGATAAGATTCATGGTGAAATCTTAAAGATTTACAATGCCGAAGTTGAAGCTGGTCGTGCTGGCAGAACATTGTGGGACACTTTAAAGAATAGCGGATTCCATCAATTAGCTGCTCAGATGGCAGGAATGTTTGGATTTTATGATGTTATTAATCTGGGTAAAGAAGGTTTAAGTGTCGTAAGAGAACTTAATACTGCCCTTACAGAAATGCGAAAAGTATCTGATGAATCTTTACAAAGCTTAAAAAATTATCAAAATACAACTTTTGATACGGCAGACGCAGTTGGCACAACTGCAAAACAAATACAGACAAGCACTGCCGATTACATGCGATTGGGTGAGTCGCTTGATAAAGCTGCCGAAAGTGCGAAAACAGCAAATGTCCTATTGAATGTATCTGAATTTGATAATATTGAGGATGCAACTAAGTCACTTGTTGCTATGGGGCAAGCATATAAAGACTTAGATAAAATGACTATCGTTGATAAGCTTAATGAAGTAGGTAATAATTATGCAATATCAACAGATGAATTAGCCACCGCCCTTCAAAAATCAGCAGCTACTCTCTCACTTATGGGGAACACAATTGATGAGGCTGCTAGTTTAGTCACTACAGCGAATGCAACGATTCAGGACGCAGATAGTGTTTCAGCAGGTTTACGTACAATTTCTCTTAGATTGGTTGGTACGGAAGAAGCCGAAGAAGAACTTTCTGCAATGAACGAGGAAGTGGATGCTTTCGTAAAAGCAACAAATTCAAAAAAACAACAGATAATCAAAGATTATACTGCCGTAGCTTCTAACAATTATCAAGGTTTTGATATTCTTGATAGTAATGGAAATTATAAAAATACTTACGAAATTCTTCTTGGAATTGCCAAGGTTTACAAAGAAATTCAGGAACAAGATAAAAAGCTGGGAACAAATCACGCCACAGCTTTAATTGAAGAGTTAGCGGGCAAAAACCGATCGAATATTGCTTCAGCGATACTGCAAGATCCGACACAGCTTGAAGCTGTTAAGAAATCTTCAGAAGAAGCATTGGGATCAGCAGAAAAAGAATTAAACTCTTATCTTGATAGTATTGATGGCAAAATGGCACAATTAGAAAATCGTGCGCAGGAGTTCTGGTTTAAGGTGATAGACTCCGAAACTATTAAGAATGGTATTGGTTTATTATCCACTCTGCTTAAAGGTGCTACTGATTTTGTAGATACAGTTGGATTGTTACCAACTATTCTTGCACCAATTGCAGCTATTCTTGGCAAAGGTAAATCAATACAACGATTTTGCCCTGTATGGTAGTGATGCCATATTGCAATCGCCAAGTAAAATAAAGATGGGTGTCAAAATATATTGTCGAGGATTGTATAATTAACATCATGCAAAAGTATATAATAGAGAATATTATATATGATAGAGTTGAAAAACAGGAAAAGTTGATGTTTGTTCATAAGCTAACCAATAACGCTAAGTGAACGGTATAATAAAAATTAGGCATTATTATACAAGATTACATATTCGCAGCCAAGCGAAAGGAATATGGAAAATTCCCCTCCTACTCTTTTGAGAGGACGAAGGTTCAACGACTGGAAGGCACGATATCTCTATGAGATATGGAAGTACAGTCTGGTTTCTATTGTATTTATACAATAGTCTATGCTCGCTGGTAATCAGACCAGCTAAAGAAGTAGTATAGAGTGAATATTGAATATAATTAATTAATTTGATTTACATTGCGATTTCGGAATTCAGTAATGTATTTGAGTGTGTGTTTCACTCAACTAGAAAATTCCAAAAAGATAACTTATAAAAAGAGAATATAATATTAAGAAGTCCGTAGCATAAACTACGGACTCAGATAAGAATGACACTCTTTATCAATTTCACAAAAAGGATATGAAAAATGAAAATGAAGAACTCTTACTCCTCATAGAACGAACTATCAACTTCTATTCTACTCTGGTCAGCAGAAAAATGAAAGTTTTTAGTTTTCTTGGAAAAAATTTTATGTACCAGATAAAAACCTAATCCAAGTTCGCCGAATTTCAGACAATATGTAAGCATTAGTTCTACCATCTTTCACCTCCTTTCCGTGATGTTGATAACGGTTGGGAATATGATGTGGAGAACCCACTAGATGTTTTTCTTCCAAGAGCGTTGTACTCACTTTCTTCCTTAATAAAAAGGAAACGTGAAAATTAATAAGTTACCACATAAGATACGCACAGGCTACGGTGCGTTCATAGCCCTCTTATGTATAACCATATTTTACCATTGTACTTAAATAAATACAATTCAGAACATAAGTTTTGAAGAAAATACCCAATATAAAGGAGGTTTTTTATGCATATTAACATTGCTTATAAGATTGTTGGTGTTTAATCAAAAAAATAATAGGACTGTCGTGAGACAGCCCTACCAATGGAATAAAAGGAAATATGAATACAGCATATGCAAGAAGATATTATAACATCATATTAGTGATGTCTTTTACTTTACTATCGGAAAGTTCAGTATGTTTACAAATCATGCTTGTGACAATGACTTTTCCTAAAACGGAGCGTAAATTATACTTGCCACTTCCGATAATACTTGTTAAAAAGTTTAACATGTCTCGCCTCCCTTCTCTATAGAATAGAAATATAAATTAGGGAAATATGCGCCCAGAAAGGGCAGATTCATTTTTCCGAATGCCATATGATATAGATATTAGAGTAGCCTTCGGATTATAGAATGATATGGCACATTTCTATACTACTTACCAATATCTATATTTTAATATTGTATTAAATTAAATACAATCCAGAACATTAGTTTTGTCGAATTTTAAATATTAAAAATGGTTCAAATTTTATGTAAAATATTTACAAAAAATAGTATCTGTGTTATCTTCAAGATAGTAAAAATTTTTAATTTTTGAAGGAGGTAGCACAATGAAAGTTTCAAGAGAAAATTGTCCAGTTAAGCCATTAATAGGCAAAATGAAACGAGAGAAAATTGTATTAAAACACAAATTACAGAGAAGAGAATCTGTCTGGTCTAATCCAAACAAGTCATTGCTTATTGACTCTCTTCTAAGAGGATATATTGTACCACCCGTATACACTATTTCTGAAGACGGTGTACAATACGTAATTGATGGTGTACAGCGATTAAGTACGTTAAAAGGGTTCTATAATGATGAGTTCGCAATATCTAAAAAGGCAGAACCAGTTATAATTGAAGGGGCTGAATATAATATTGCTGGAATGAAATTTAGCAAACTTGACCAAGTTGTAAAGGACGAGTTAGATAGTTCTGCTATCACAGTATATGAAATCACTAAATATACAGATAAAGATGTCAGAGAAATGTTCCGAAGGCTCAATTCAGGGAAACCTCTAAACACTTCACAGAAGCTTACACCCGACATGTCAGATGAACTTAGTGATGCAATTTTTGATATTGTCTCTCTCCCATTCTTTGAAAAGAGATTGACATCTGCTCAGTTGAAAAGTTCAGTCGATCAGAGTATTGCACTTGAAACACTGATGCTATGCTCCACTAATAAAGATAATGACTTCGCTTCATTTAGTGGAAAAGATAAAGAGAATTTTATTGAATTCTATAATGACAAAGTTGAGCCAGAAAAGATTGAAGTTATTAAAACTGCAATCAATAAGCTTGATGAATCTCTTGAAGAAGATGTAAAAATTCCTAAGACAAGTATTTCTGTATTGTGTTTCGCAGCATATAGAATTTGCAAAGACAAAAAGAGTTTTGAGAAATTTGCTTTGAAAGTAAGTGAGTTCTTGGCAACATACGATGATAATACTGAATACAAGACTAATCTCATGAATGGTACTAATTCTGCTGAGTCTGTTAGATTTAGATTGGATTATTGGAGAAATATTATAAGAGAATTACAGTAAAAGATTTGAAGAATAGTCGATTGACTACTCTTATATTTTGTAACAACCTTTACAAGCTTATTGAACAATTTTGTAATCATTATTGAAAATGTCTGTATATAGCTTGTAATCTTTGTGCAATATTACTACTACTATTTTTCTTATAATTGTGTATAATATAAGTAAAGATAATTCTCACATATCTTCATAAGAAGATTTCTCGTAGAGCCACGAGAAGTAAATTAAAGAAAGCTCACTGAGAATATTTGGTTGTAGGACGCAACCAAGTAAAAATAAAGAAAAGTCCACTGAGAAGATATCTTCCTCTGGTTGCATAAACCAGAGGTTTTTTATTATACAAAGGAGAGATTTATGGAATATACTTTTTTAACAGAGAAGTTTTATAAAGATTATCCTCATGATAAATATCCACAAATGGAAATAAAAGAAGATAGACCATATGCCCATGTAACAGTTGAATTGTATAATCAGCTATTCTGTATTCCGCTGCGTTCTCATGTAGATCACCCACATGCTTTCTTTACCAATAAGCGTGAAAGATGCGGTGTTGATTACTCAAAGGCTGTGGTTGTCTTAAATACGGACTATATAGATACTGCTAGAAAAGCATTTTTAAGACCAGATGAGTACAAAAAATTAAGAGGAAAAGATTATATAATAAAACAACAGTTTATAAATTATATTGAATTGTATAAAAGAGCCAAAGTTGATTTGACTGTATCACATAGAGATGATATCTTGAAATTTTCTACACTTCAATATTTTGAAGAATACATATATCCAGATATTAACAAAGACACCAACTAGGGTGTCTTTTGTTATGTAGTAATTTCTCGCTACTCTTCTATCTCATATCTTATTAAAACTTACTTCCGCAATTATTACATTTCCAAGTTTTGCCCAAATCATATTCACAAAAATCAGGATTAAGTTTCATAAAATCTCCTTTCAGAAAGCAGGTGAAAATATGTTAAATTCTATCGAACAGCAAATGTTTCAACATGAAAAAGAATCATATATTGCTGACCATGTTGTAAAACGCTTATTATATGAAAACTGTACTCAACAGGAATATCGAAATATTCTTAATGAATATTCTTGTGCGATGGGTTCTTCCGCAATTATCCGTTTTAACCCTTTTAGTATAATCAGATATATAGTATAATGTTTATATTAGGATGTATGAGGAGAGTTATTTATGGCAAAGTCTAATAATACATTATGCTTAGATAAATTTTACCCGCAAAAGGATTTGATGATAACAGATATTGCTCAGCAAAGTGATAAAATTATAATTCGGATGAAATCAACTTCAAGCAGTTGTAAATGTCCAAAGTGTAATCATATAACGCAAAAATATCATGGAACATATACTCGTAAAGTACAGGATTTACCCATTTTAGGAAAACAGGTTCAACTTGAAATTTGTTCACATGAGTATGCATGTTTGAATGACGAATGTGAGG